GGGTTCGAATCCCTCATCCCCTGCCAAGAAGAAAAACCTGCAATCTCAATGGATTGCAGGTTTTTTCTTTGCGTATCAAGGGTTTCACGGAATATTCCCACTGAATTACAACTCTAAAAACTGAACTTTTCAAACACGAAAGATTACATATGTGCAATAAAAAATTGGCCAAAATCGGCACGAAAATCGGCACGGAATCTGGGCCTATTTTGAACACTTCTCAATGTCGCTGTAGAACTTCTGCATCTTTTTCGTACTCTTGTCCATGTCCTTCTGCGCCTCATGAAGGTAATGCTCATGAACGGTCTTGATATTAGTCCAACCGCCAAATTTCATTGTACGAAGTTCGGGCCATCCCAAATGATAACCGAGAGATGCGAAAGACCGACGTAGACCATGAACGGAAACCAACGGAAGGTTGTTTGCTTTGCAAATCTTGTTGATCTGTTTACCAATCGCTTGCGGAGTGAGCTTGACGATATAATCATCCGGAGCGACATCTGGAAGAATATCGAGCAGACGCGGAATCACAACCGGAATTTCTCTTGTCGATTCGTATGTCTTGTTAGTGTCCTTTTCGATAAGTTTGTTATTCTTGTCAAGAACGCGAGAGCCTGAGACGTTGATGAAGGCAGTTCCGCGTTTTGAAACAACAATGTCGCGACCTTTAAGATTTACGAGTTCAGATAAGCGCAAGGAGTGAAGCGCCAAGAGAGCTGCGACTTCGCAGGTAGTTCCTCGGATGAGAGGGATGAAGGCACGAATCTGCTCAAAATCTAAATATGGCTGACCACCTTTTTTGAATTTCGGAAGTGTGACATCTGGTGGGGTTACTTTGACGTGCCGCATAGCGGCTGATATGACATTCCAGCGATTAAAAACAGTCTTTGCGGAAACAAGCGCTGCCTCTTCCTTTATCGCTTCCTGCCAATCAATGGGCGAAGAGATATCGCACTTCATATATTTTTTGAACCCATGACGAAGAGCAATGTCGTAGCCACGTATGGTGGAAGGGGAAATAACCCCATCTTTATCGTGTATCATCTTCTTGATTGCATCTTCGACAGTTAGTTTGGGGGCGTGTTTCTTTTTTTCCAGGAATCCAGCACGAATAGCCTTAGCTTTGGCAATACACTTTTCCTTTGAGGTGTCCGTAATGCTTTGCTTCTCTGCGTCAAGATAAATACGCCAACTACCGCTCGCAAGCTGCCTTGGAGCTGGGATCTTGATCTCGTCTTTCTTTTTACGTTCTTTAATCTGTTTCTCGCCGCACCAGTTGCAGAACATGGAATTATCTTCGATTTCGCGGCCGCAAGATTTACATTTCATGAGGCTGGCCCTCCTGAAGCGTCTGCAGCTTCGCAATGGCTTCGTCACGCTCCTGCATGACACGAAGAAACTCTTCCTTTAGGGCATAAAATGTGTCAGCACAGATGCCGTATTTAGGGGCTTCGTGCATATTTGCATCAAGGCTGTCCAGCACCACTTGATCGCGCTTGTAAGAATCGTTGTTCAAAATATTACCTCCATTTGGACTTTGGATACGTACCGGGTGCGGACAGATAAATTCATTTTTTTTGAATAACTTTAATGATCGACCATGAAATAGCAACAGTAGATACAGAAATCATCGCAATCACGATCCATGCAACGACACTGATCTTTCCGTGTTGAATAAAACCAACGGCCGGCGCATTGATATCGAGGATAATATAGAAAAGTAGCGAGAAGGCCATGGTTGCACACAGACACAGGAGGGTGTAAATTACAGGCTGACGTGCTTTCAACTGCGTTTGAAGCATGTCAGTTTTTTCCTTTTGATGAGAAAATTCGGATTTTGACACGTTCAACTCGCCGGTAGTCTTGGAGAGTTTCATTTCCAACTCGTGGTTTTGCAGTTCCATCTCATGGATTTTTTTTCGAAGCTCTGCGCTGGAGTCTGCAGAAGATGGTAGACCGAAGAGTTTGTCGATGGATAACCCAAGCACTTTACAGAGAGCAACGGCATTAAACAGTTTCGGATCAGCTTGCGTTCCATCACACAAGCGCTCTACTGCGGATTTCGATATGCCGGAAAGCTCAACCAAGTCATTGCAGGTGTATCCCTTTTCCATCTTTGCACGTTTTATGCTTGGCTGATATTTTGCAATATACGGGGCTAACTCTTGAATTGCACTCATAGATATAACCTCCATCTTGACATTTCCAACGGATAAAGCCGGGGGATTTACGCCACACTATGGTAATTCGCATGATTTTCAATAAAATTTCAAAACTGAAATGCTGAAATCGCAAATTTCGTGTAAAAACCGCAGAACTCCATCTTTTCAAAATTCTGCCTGTCTGCTACGCTGTAGGCGTAGCGATCCAGTGGGCAAAGCAATATGGTCTGCTGCAATGCCCTGCCGCCTCTGGCACAGGCGGTGGGGCTGACGAAATAACTTTCCGTCAAATAAATTGTGGAATCCAAATAGTAGAAAAATAAACGAAATGTTTGTGCAATATGAGCAGTTGCTTTTTACGAACATTCGTTTTAAAATAGGACACACGAAACAAACGTAAGAATTGGAAAGGAACGTGGAATAAGTGGCGGAATCGGATAAGATGCAGAATGAAATTGAACTGGACGAACTGGATGAAAGATTCAAAGAGCTGTTGAAAGAAGTGAAAGATAAAAGACGGTTCCTCAGATTTCTTCGTTTTTGCGCTCCGCGTCTACAAAGATGCGAGCAAGTTCAATATATTTGGTCCGACTGGATTCAGACATCTGGTTGAATAAAGCGTAGAGCTCCTCGGTCTCGGCATCGTTTTTGATGTCGGGGCTATTTTTTTGTTCTGGAAAACTTCCAAGCAGTTTTTCTTCGGAAACATCGAAATACTCGCAAAGCTGAATAATTGTGCGTGGCTGCGGAGTCGTTTTTCCGTCGACCCAATTTCTGATCGTGGTTTGCGAGCAGTGCAAGTCATTTGCCATTTTATAGGCTGATAATTTGCGATCAGTCATCAGTTTCTTTAGGTTTTGTGGAAAATTCATAAAAACGCACCTCCAAGTTTGGCTATAAATATTGCTCCAAAAAGGTTGCATTCACGACAATAATGGTGTAAACTTTGGAGTACAGAGCAAACGCAGAAACACCAAAACATCGTAAAATGCTTTGGAATGAAAATGGAGCAGATCTGTATTGGACGTTCAGATTTTACTGCTCCAACTTGCGCTTGTCAAGCCAATTTGGAGGTGAAACTGTGAACTTTCCTGAAACATTACAAAAAATGATGGAAACGAAGGGTGTGACTAAGTACAGGTTAGCAAAAGATCTCGGCGTCAGCCAATCGTCCGTGGCAAATTGGCTGAATGGAAGTAGCCCACATCCATTCATGCTGGATAAGATCGCAGCATATTTTGGATGTTCAGCCATAGCGCTTAAAGAAAAAAGCGCTAAAGATCGGGCTGTTACTGGAGGGTAAAGATGCCGCGATTAAAGAAGAAAGAGCCTGACTTTATCAAAGTCGCTCGTGTCATCAAAGGATATGCATCGGCTCCACAAGTGGCGAAGATGCTGAATTGCTCCGCGAATACCGCTCGTAGACGGTTGAACGACCCTGAAACATTCACACTCGGTGAGCTCAACATGATCTGCAGGCAAGCGCATATCCCGTGGGAGGACATGCGAGAGGCGGTGCAGGTATGAGCCTAATCCGCCAACACTTTGAGGACCGTGAGAGCTGGCTAGAAGGTCGGCAGGAACTTGGAATCGGCGGCTCGGATGCTGCGGCAGTATGCGGGCTATCTCCTTGGATGTCGCCAGTGGAACTCTGGCGGGTCAAGACCGGCCAGAAGAAGCAGAAGGACATATCCAGCAGTGCAGTTGTAGAACGCGGAGTACGAATGGAGCCTGCGCTTCGAAACCTGTATGCAGCCATGAATCCGCAAATGCAGGTCGAGCACTTCCCATACGACATTCTGGCTCAGAGTGAGCGGCCCTGGCTGACGGCGACCCTTGACGGAGACCTGACGGACGAAAACGGACGCCGAGGTATCTTGGAAATCAAGACCGGACAGCTCATGAAAAAAGCTGACTATGAGAAGTGGGCCGATGGAAACGTGCCGATTTACTACCTTGCGCAAACTAACTGGCAGCTACTGGCGACCGGGTGGGATTTCGTAGATGTCTTTGCAGCGCTGCAGGATATCCGTGGGGACTGGTCGATACGAACACGCCGAATCGAGCGTGCGGACTACGAAGAAGATCTTACGTGGCTGCTTGGTAAAGCGGACACGTTCTGGGGGTACATCCAAAAGCGACAGATGCCGCCAATGACCTTGAATATTTAAAAATGGAGGGAACGAAATGATTGTGGAGGTAAAGTTTTACCGGGAGAAATCCCAGGCTTACGTCGGCCGTGGATACAGCTACGACACGGAGATGCCGCTGAAAGTCGGAGACCGCGTGATTGTCCCGGCCGCAGGCGGGAAGAACCGGGCAATCGTTACGGCAGTCGACGTGCCGGACGAGAACATCAACCCTGACTATTTCCCGCTGAAGCAAATCGCAGAATACGACACGCCGGAGGTGACTGTTTAATGGAGACAACCGAGATCCGGATGCTAACCGACCTCGATAAGGCTGTCCCTCAGAGCCTCGATTTCAACTTTGAGGAAGTGAAAGCCTGGCTGTCTGAAAACCTCGCAGCGTACAAGACGATGGTCGTCACGGAAGATGCCATCGGCGCATCAAAGGCCGACAAAGCCAAGATTTCCAAAATCAGCAAGGCGATTTCAGAACAGCGCATTGCGGTCAAAAAGCGTTACCTGGAACCGTACAACGACTTTGAGGCGAAGATGAAAGAACTTTCCGGCATGTGCGATGAGGCCGCAAAAAACATCGACGTCCAGGTCAAAGCGTTTGAGGAAAAACGGAAAGCTGAGAAACGCGAGTGGCTGAAAGCCTATTTCAACTCTGTGAACACACAGCCGTGGCTCGCCTTTGAACGGATTGAAAACCCGCGCTGGACGAATGTTACCTATGCAATCGAAACAGCTAAGACGGACATCCAGACGGCTGTGAACGCTGTTGCTGATAATGTTGCCACCATTACGGAAGCAGGTGGCGAGTTTGAGAGCGAAGTCATGCTTGAATACCAGAAAACGCTCGACCTTGGAACAGCAATGCGGCGTGGCAATGAACTGAATCGCATTAAGAAAGAACGTGAGGCTCGCAAGGCGGCAGAAGAAGCAGCTGAACGTGCGAGACGTGAAGCGCAAGAGGCTCATGAGGCTGCTGTAGCCCAGGCACAGCGAGAACAGGCTGAACGATATGCGCAGATGAAGCAGGAAGAAGATGCGGCAAAACGCGCCGAAGCGCTTCTGAATGCGGAAAAGCTTCCCGATGTTTCTGAGAAACATGAAAAGGAAGAGCAGCTTCAAGTGCTCGATTTCAGAGTGTACGTCACAAATGAACAGAAACTCAAGCTTCGGGATTGGCTGAATGCCAACGGCATTCGATTCTGCCGCGTACCGAAGTTTGGAGACTGAGAAAGGATGAAATATGAACGCAACAACTAGACTTACTCCGCCTGCACAGAAGCAGACGTTCTCAAATGCGATTACATCCAATGCGATGCAGGGGCTCATTCAGAAATCATTGAAAGACGCAAAAGTCGTGGCGAGATTCACGTCCACGCTGATTTCTGCCGTTAATTCGTCAGAGCAGCTAAAAGCATGTGACCCTGGCACTATCGTTGCGGCGGCGCTTCGCGGCGAAGGAATGGGCCTGATTCTCAACATTGGCTATTATCTTGTGCCATATGGGCAGACCTGCACATTCGTAATCGGCTATAAGGGCTTGATCGCTCTGGCGTTGGAAACTGGTCAGTACGAAGATATCGATTGCATGGACATTAGAGAAGGCGAATACACCGGCAGAGATCACAGGACAGGAAAGCCTACATTCGACTTCGATGTCTATGGAACCGACGAAGAACGAGAGAAAGCGCAGATCATCGGATACTACGCATATTTCAAGCTGAAGAATGGAATGTTCCGATCTGAGTTCTGGTCGATGAACAAACTGATCTTCCATGCCGAAAAATACTCGCAGGCATTCGACCGTGAAAAGTACGAGAGATTCGTTGCTGGTGAAATGACGGCGGAAGAAGAGGCCAAGATTCGGAAATCCTCGCCATGGTATGACGTCGGATACGGTCAGGACAGAATGTGCAAGAAAACCGTTCTCCGTAGCCTCCTGAACTCCGGCTATGCGCCGCTGTCCAATGAGGTTCGCTATGTGATGGACAACGACTCCGAATATGGCGCGATTCCTGACATGCCAATCATCAACGTGGACAAGACCACCGGCGAGGTAGTCGGAACGGCTACGGCAGCTCCTGCTATCGGCGCGGCTTCGGATGACGATTTCTTCGACGCAGATGATGTGAGCGAGGAATTGAACCGCCGCAACGAGACAAAGCAGGAAACGGCACATCCTGCAGAACCAGCCAAACGCCGGAAGGCGGCAACCGAAAGTAAGCCAGAGGCAGTCGATACGTCCTACACGGACGATGGCTTTTTCGGATGAGGTGAACGATGAGACCAATCAGCAGTGCGATTATCCAGGACCCCAAAGATCCAAAACGGCAGTGCTGCGAAACCATGCTCATCTGGGGCAAGGTCACGCGGGACGCAAAGATCGAGTCCACAAAGGGGTCAGACAGCAAGCCTCCCATGCCAAAAGTCACGTTCGGCATTGCCTACGAGGACAAGAAGTTCATGAACGTCCTCGCCATAGGGGACTGCCCGCAAACCAGTATCGCGCAGCGTGTTCGAAAGGGCGATCACGTCTTAATCGCCGGCAGATGGTCAAACAAACAGTACAAAACAAAAGACGGCGAAGACAAGACGTGGGCAGAGCTGAGAATTGAGCAGATCGCCATCCAGAGTGATGGATATCAGTTGGAGATGACGGACCGGCTTTGGACTGCGCTCACGACTGCGATGAGCAAGGGCTACCTTCACACTAGAGGGGAATTTACAAAGGCGTTCAATACGGCATTTGTAGATTCATTCTGGGAACTCTGTCAGGCTATGCAGGGTGAAGAACCGCAGGAAGCAGAAGGCGAAGAATTTGCCGGCGGTGATGACTACGAGCTGACGATCTGAGGGCTGTTTTATGGGAAAAGGAATCAGTCTATCTGATCTGCCAGAACCCTACAGACGTCAGGCGGAACAAAAGCTCATACAGGAAATGCAGCGACGGGCAGCTTTGAAACCGAAAACTGAAACTGCAAACCCGAAAAATCCTCGAAAAAAGGAAAAGCCCGTCAAACCGCCAAAACTGCGAAACCAGAAGGTCACTCGCGGAGGCAAGACCTTTGACAGCAAGCGGGAGGCGGACCGTTACGACGAGCTTGTGCTTCTGGAAAAGCAGGGAATTATTCAAAATCTGGAATGGCAGAAAGAATACCTCCTGATTCCGGCACAGTACAAAACCGTCGAGCAGTACGGGAAACGCGGAACGAGAATCAAAGACAAGCGCATTCTTCTCGAACGGCAGGTGACATATGTTGCCGATTTCGTTTACGAAAAGGATGGAGAGACAGTCGTGGAAGACTCGAAGGGCTACAGGAATCCATCTTCGGCACCTTATGCAAAGTTCGTGTTGAAACGGAAACTGATGCTCTGGATACATGGAATTAGAATTGTTGAAGTTTGAATTGGAGGCAGAAACCGATGGAATTTTTGCGAGAAGACGTGCTGAGATTGGCCGTCGCACCATGGAATAGCATCTACAGAGATGACCAGCCGGTGCGGGTTTCACAGGAGACGCAGGATGAAATCGACTTCTGCCTCCATCATTGTCCATATGCGAATACAGAGTGCTGCGATTGTCTGTCCGGCGGTAAGCCCGAGAAGGCCAGAAAAGGGGCAAGAGAGAAAATTGACGTAGAGCGATTGAAAGAGCTGCTTCGGCTGAAAGTCCCGACTGCCGAGATCTGTGAAGAATTCGGAATCCGGGAAGAGACACTCTATCGGAAGAAAAAGAAGCTTGGGGTAGGTTAAACTCCTGCAATATGACGGTTGAGGTGATTCATGGCAATGCTGACAAAATACATCCATGCAGGCAATATTACCGCCTATTTGGACATGAAATTGATTGAAAACAAATCTTCACCGACAACCGGATATGCGCTGCTGAAACTGCATCGGATCATCAACGAACATCCGGAATATTTCGGCTGCATTACGCTTGGGGAATGCGACGGGTGCAGGTGGAACGGCCGTCACCAGAAATGTTCGTGCTGCAGACGGAATCCAGGCTTAAAAGATTGCTATGAGGTGAAAGCATGAAAACGGACGATATTATCCGTGGACTACGTTGCTGCTATGACACGACCGGGGAACTTGATTGCGAATCGATGTGTCCGTTCGTGAATGTGGAAGGGTGCAGAATCAAACTGCATGAAGCTGCCGCAGAACGACTTGAGTTACTTGCATCAGAAGTAAAACGATTGGAATCTCTTGTACAGCCAATAGGCAAAAACCCGTGCGATGGATGTGACCATGGATGGGGGTCAATCGTAGGATACAAAAACGGGAAAGTGGAGTCAAAGAGTTGTATGGAAGAATGCCAGTTGCTGAAAGAGTATCTGGAGAAACAGAAGGAGGGACGGCCATGCTGCCCATGATGGAATCTGGCTGCTATAACTGCCCAGTCAAGAACTGTACTGCGGCGTATCGTGGCAGCGAATGCGCCGCGAACCGAGCAAAGGTAGGAATCGATACCGACCCGCTAACCAATGGCGAATACATCAGGCAAGCAGATGACATTCAGCTTGCGGACATTCTGTACCAATCTGTTTCTGGGATAGTAGCAGAGATGTTTTGCCGCCTCGGAATAACCGATTGGGAATGCCCAGACATCCGAGACAAATACGTCGAGTGGCTGCGAAGCCCATGCGACAAGGAGACCAAATGAAGACGCTGAATGGTGGGAAGAAACTCACAACCCCGTGTGAAATCGGAGACTATTGTCTGTATGATGCGGGGCTGTGTATCAAAAAGCTTCGGGTCAAAGGTTTCTACTACGGATACCCGGATGGCCTGCGCATTGACCTCGGCGATATTCAGCCGGTCGCATGGGACCGCTCAATCGTCGGATACGAAAAGGCCGAAGATGATATCATGCAGAGCGAAGAAGCAATCAGAATGAGGAGGCAGCTGGAGTATAGATGAAAACTGAAATCACGAAAATCAAGGGTGACTGGATAGAGGTCGCTTCCGATTGCCGGTCAACGGTCGGCAAGCCGCCGCTCGACCATGAGCCGAGTGCGGAATTCAAACGGAAGATCCTCATTGCAGAGCACAGCCCGATTCGGGACATTTCCGTGAAGTGGACGTGGCACGGAATCAAAAGCTGGGTCGCTACCCACTGGAGCAGACACAAGTTCGAGAAGTACATCAAGTCTCAGCGCTCAGACAGAACCGGCATCCCGCGCGATAAACTGCCGCAGGACGCGCCTGTTGACTTTACAGGTGACGCAAACGTTCAGGCACTAATCGATACCATGCGGAAACGTTTGTGCCGCCAGTCCTCAACAGAGACGCGACAGTATGCAGAGGACTTCAAGGCAGCGCTCCATGAGATCGAACCGGAAATCTCGGACGTTCTGGTGTGTAACTGCATCTACCGTTGCGGTTGCAGTGAAATGACACCGTGCGGAGGCGAGAAATGTTACTTCGATGTGCTGATGGAGAAAACAGACGGTGCGGTAGCTTCGACGAATATCAAAGACCGCTACGATGCCTATAATAAATTCTTCTATGAACGGAGGAAGGCAGAATGAGCATTCTCATTGAAACTTGCCCGAAATGCGGTGCAGAACTGCAGAATATCGTGATCGCTACGTTCCCGCCGATTCCGCAGAAGAAGTGTTTCAACTGCGGATGGAGCTGGGAAGGGAAGCCCGAGAAGGTTGAGTACAGGTCGTTTGAGGAACCCGCTGAAGAGAAAGACCAATGTCGGTAAATGTGCAGTTTGTCTGCCCGGTGTGCGGGAAGCGTGTGACGCGAATCAGGGAACCCGGCCAAAAGAGCTATTTCTGCAGTCAAACGTGCTTCAATTTCGCGCGGCGCAACGGAATGTGGGGCCAGCGGAAAGAAACCAGTTTGCCGGGCGACTTGGCACATGAGAAGGTCACGATAAAAATTACGAAGGATATCCCGATTTTTCAACAGATGCGGCCGAAAATCGGCGCGCCGTATGCAGCGGAAAAATACGATGGAAAGCACCCCGGATACGTCATCACTGCCAACGGGTACAGGGTAAACATTCGGTGGAACGAATGCGTGGAGGTGAAGAAATGAGCCAAGCGGTGCTCATCAGCATCAGACCAAAGTGGTGCTCGAAAATTGCCAACGACAAAAAGACTATCGAGGTTCGTAAAAGACAGCCCCAGTTGGATGTGCCATTTAAGGTGTACATCTACTGCACACATGGACCTGACATGCTTTGGATATTGCATCCAGAAGACAGAAAACTGTTTCCTGAAAAACCAACAGCCGTTTTTACCGCGAAGGGTGCGTGCGGGCTATATCCGGGAAATGGCAAGGTCATTGGTGAGTTCACCTGCGACCGGATTTATGAGCTTGCGCCCCTCAACCATGTGCCGGATGACGTAGAAAAGCAAGCCTGCCTGACACGGGAAGAAATTGTGAACTACCTAAAGGGAACCGGCTACGGCTGGCATATTTCGGACTTCAAACTCTACGATAAGCCGCTGCCGCTCAACACCTTCAAAAAGTGGTTTCGGGAGTGCGCGTATTCAGATCTCGGGTTTGCCATCCCGGACTGCGAGAAATGCACGGACTCTGGATGCTTTGTGCAGAAGCCGCCGCAGTCATGGTTCTTTGTGGAGGAATTGGAATGAGCGGTTTTTGCAGCAATAAAAACATGCCGTGCGTGTACGCGGCGGACCTTGGGCAGTGCCAAATCACTGCCTGCGCTAAGCAATATGCGGATTTTCGCCGCAGCCCAGAAGATATGCCTTGCAAGACGCTTATCCGGTGTAGATGTGGAAACATCATCGCCGGGTACGAGGGATATCTGCTGACCGTTTCGCGGAAAGGGAGAGTCGTCACGTTTTCTGCCAACAACGCGGATATAACGGTCATGTGTGAAAAATGCGGGCGAACAACGAGAATTTTGATCGATGGAGCAAATATCTATCATGTGGAGGAATGTTAATGGAGCATATTATACAGTTTGGCATCAACATCGATGACGAGTCAATCAAGCGTACCGTAATGGAAAGCGGCGTTAAGACTATCGAAGCACAGATCAAACAGGCAATCATCAATAAAGTTTTCACAGCATACCGATACGGAAATGCGAACCCTGCCAGTGATCCGTTATCTACATGGGCGCAGAATCTCGTAGCGGACACGCTCGCAGAAAACCGAGACGCGATTATCAACCAAGCAGCGGAAATCCTTGCGGGAAAGATGGCAAAGAGCACGAAAGTCCGCGAAGCGGTCATTGCAAAGACGGCAGAATGAGACACGTCAGAATTGTAGCGTTCCCACCGTTTGAATCCGAATGGAGTGTGATGCCATACTTCTGCGAGACGGAACATAAAACCGGCGACATTGTGAAGATAACACCGAAGGAATGTGGAGAGCTGGAATATATTTTCACCGACGAATCTCATGATGTAGTATATCCGGCTAAAGGCCCCATTCCGGAAGAAACTGATAGCTTTCCGGCAGGAAAATACCACAAGGTATTTTGCTTGGATGAGATTTCGTTGCTGTGCAGCAATATTCCCCTCAAACTGGATGGTTTCATTGAGAGATACATTGATGGGGCATACATGTACGAAAACAGGAAATGGGGGCTACTGTGGTGGTAGATTTCATGTGTGCGCGTATCTGCGATAATCTGCAACTTGAACTTCATAAGGACGTGTTGCGGTCGATAATCGATCAGGACGAGTTCTACCGAGTATTGGGTAACTTCTCTGTGGAAATAATGGGCATTGCGCCAGACACCGGCGCTTTCATCCTCAAATTCCACGACAAGGACAAGCAGCACGCGAAAACGGTCTGCGATAGCGAAGTCGTGGAAGTAACACCGTCGGATATGTTTAACCTCGATTTGCAGAACAGGTTCCGAAATGTCGGCCCATATGAGGTGGAATCCAGCAATCCGAACTGGACAAGGGAGGGAAACAAACCAGTGGTAACAATCTATGGTTATAGCGACGATACGGTCGAAATCGAAAACAGCAACTACAATGATGGTAGTATTGACTGCTTCGACAAGGATGTGCGGTTGTGGTTTAACGACGGAACAATCATCCGCATCGGTTACTGCAAGAAAAATCTCGGCGTCTGGTACATCGTTAGAGAACACGTCGGAACGGCAGAGCAGACACTTTTGGTCTGCGAGGATGAAGATGCAGATCCGTACAGCGATGTCTTTTGCATCAACGCGGAAATCGAACGGCATGAGGTGCTGGGAGGGGACTTTGGAGAGATTAACATTACGGAGCAGTGAAACAAGCCACGAAAACGGCGTATGCTGCACACATTTCAAAAGCAAGGAATGCCTCGAAGTCGGCGGGAACTGCGCTTACGGCTGCAAGTGGGAAGAAGCAGTATGGGCACGTTTGGCTGAATTTGAGGACAGTGGCCTTGAAACGTGGCAAGCTGACGCTGCTAAGAGCATCGTTGAAATGGCATTCGGCGGGGAAATCAGCTCAATAGAACGTATCCGTGATCTGGTAAGAGCAGATAAAGCCGGCATGAACATTACTCTTCCATGCAAACCGGGCGACAAACTGTTTGTTCTGACAACAGACAGTTTGGGTGGAATCGAGGAAACAAAATGCAAACGCATCATGATCTGCCGCGCTTCCGATGGGTTGTATGCGAAGGTCGTTGCGCCGTGTGTCTATGATGATTGGGGTGGCGCGCATTGGGAGTTCACAGAGGAAGATTTCGGAACAAAAGTGTTCTTAAATCAGGAAGAAGCCAAGAAGGTTTGGAGGAAAAATGAACTGCAAAATAAAGGGATGTCCTTTTATTCTAAGCGGTGAGTGCGACGTACCGCCCTGCGAAACGTGCTTCTTGCCATGCAAAGCGAGGGAAGAACATGACTGATCTCAAGTGCTGCCCATTCTGCGGAGGGAAAGCCGTGATGATAAGTGAACCATACACGCACAATCGATTCCTTGTGGCCTGTAAAAATCGCGGGGACGTGTGTAAATGCGAACCATGCACAAACTGGTTCGACACACCGGAAGAAGCTGCGGAAGTGTGGAATAGGAGGGAAAATGAACGATCTTAAAGGCTGCCCGTTCTGCGGTGGAGAAGTCGAGGAACGGGGTGGAACCTGCAACTATGGAAAAAAGGTCATGACGCTGGATGTAAAATGCCAGAAGTGCGAAACGACATTTAAGTTTAAGCACAAATGGTCGCTTAACCCATACGTCGAAACCGTGGATGCGTGGAACCGGAGGTACGATGATGGAACAAATTCGTAGTTGCCCGTTCTGCGGCGGGCGCGGGCGGGTGAGTTTCAAGGATGCTCGCTTCGCAGGTCAGAATTACAGAGGCGACAAGAAAATTGTGTACCGCGTACAAATCATTTGCAACCGGTGCGCCAGCCGGGGCAAGCCTATCAGAACGGAGCCGTTGATTAACCCTAATCCGTATAGCTGTGCATGGGGACCGACATATGACGCGAAATCTCCAGTATGCCAAAGGCAGACGGAGCTTTTCGCACCATACGTTGAAGCGGCTATCCGTGCGTGGAATGAGAGGTATGTAGATGGAGCAACCGAGTAACTGCCCATTTTGCCACAAGTGCTCTGTGGATTGGCCAGTGTATCTTGATGAGATACACCAGTTTAATGCAGACATATACCCAGAATTGATGTATCAATGCCGCTGTACATACTGCGGGGCAAGTGGACCGATAAAAGGTACGAAGCGTGCAGCTATCAAAGCTTGGAATAGGAGGAACGAAAATGATTGAAAATCGAGTGTGTTTTACCGTCCGGGGGGAGTTCGGTGCGCAGATGAGTTTCGAGTCAGAAAACACGATCCCGTATGAAGCTCTGTGCAAGTGTGTCAACAAAGATACGCTGATAGAGCTGATGTGCCTTGACGTAGCCGGCTATACCGGCGACGATATTCAGTTCATCACGCCGGAAGAATATGACGAGCGCTTTGGAGATGACGAAGATGGTTGACTGCTGTGCGACCTGCGCATTCCACGAATGCCAGAAGGGGTATCTCTATCCGCACCGGTGCAAAAAGCACAAAGGCGAGCGCTTTTCGGAAGTCGAGTGGCGACGCATCGTGTATAGCCTGTACAAATGCGGCGAGTTCAAAAGCATTGACGCTGTCAGTGATGTAGCGGACAGAGAACGTGAACATGAACGATGCCACTAAAATTGTCAGGGAGGACGAAATGATGGACCTGGAATCAGTTTTCAATGAAATCAAGGCAATGTCGCAGGAACAATTCGACGCTCTCATGGAGGAAGTGCGTGCAATGTCAGAACCACCATATGATGAGACTGTCAATGAAGAACCTGCAGTTGCGCCGATGAATCAGGCTGATATCAGCGAGAATAGCCGGTACAAGGAACTGAAAGTGAACCCATGCGCATACGGCGTCCATTTTTCTGCTGTCATGGATGACGAAGACGGTAGCATTGTCGTTTTCGGAGAAGGTGGATGGGCGATGGGGTACATCGACTACCCGATGGGCACGGCCAGCTGGATCGTCACGGACGAGTGCAAGCCGGGTGTGCAGCGGTATTGGAAGACGTGCTCGAAATGTGGACAGAAAAAATGGTTCTTCAACTATATCGACGCACGGAATCTGAAACAAAGGTATCCGCTCTGCGAGTGCGGGGCGAAGATCATTGGTGTGGAAGAAAGGTTTGAATTTGAATGACACTGCGCGAGGCAATTAAACAGTATGCTGGGTTCCCACCGAAAGAAAACTTTGACTTTCCGGTGGAAAGCATTGGACCATACATCATGGGCATTGCGTCAAACTACAAGCGGACGGAAAATAGGCAGACATTCACAGTGAAATGCCGATACGGTGTCAATACATTCAGCGACCCACTCGGACGTGTCTGCTTCAAACAGGGGCTACCAGGGCGATTGTACAAAGCAAAAATTGACGTAGCTGCGATGCTGGATGATGACAACGCGATTGATCTAAATAAAGACGGCAGGTTTGTTGTAACCGATAATGTTACCGACAAGCTACAAATTGAGAAAATTGAAGTCGGCCCCATTTCACTTGTTGCGGTATTCGACGGGAAGGAGATTGACAGCACATGGATAGGTACATAAACGCGACCAAACTGATTGTAACACTAGAAGGTGCAATCGAGAGGGCGGAACGCGAAGAACCAGCAGGAATCGAGAAACTTTTGGCTGTAATGTCGATGAAATATGCGAAACGGCTGCTCGAAGAAGCGTCCAAAACGGAGGGTGAGCGTGGATAAATACGTTAATGCAACGCACATCATTGAAGGGATCAACAAAGCACTTGACTCCCTACGGCGAGAAGATGGAAGCCTGCCGGACACGGAGGATGTCAATGAATTGCTCCGTTTCAAGAGAATGCTGAAACTCGCACCGGAAGTACCAATTAAGGACTATCGGCCAGAGAATGCGCCATTTGTGACGTTCAACGGCAATCCCGTTGGACTTCTGAAAAGCATACGGCCCGATATTACTGAAATCGTAATTTCAACCAGATACTGCGGATGCGAGTTTGCAAACGGTGAACTTGCATCAGTGGAAATTCTGAAAGAACCGTTGGATAAATGGGAGGAACAATATGGTAAAGCTATCGACGATTCAAAAGCACAATAACCCGCACGCCATCCTTCGGAGTGATAACGAAGGACCCGGAGGCGGCTATCACGATTACACTGTGATGGATGTGGACAGAAAAAGTGTGATTGCACAGATAAAATTTCAGAAAGGCGCACGAAACGACCCGAACGCGCGTCATGGCGTTTTAGATGCTGACCTTTTGGAAATCGTGCGTGATAGGCTGACGGCCTTCAACAAGGGCGAATTTGCCACGCGGGAGAACGCCTGCGCAATCACGCATATTGAAGAAGCCCTCATGTGGATGGCGAAACGCGCCGATGATCGAGCGGAACGCGGTGTGCTCGGGACATATAACAAGTGAGGGGCATATGGCAAACCTTAAAGACTTTTCGTTTGAGAAAATCCATCATGGAGACAAGGTTTTGCACAAGGAACTCGGAATCGGAGAAGTCCTGGGAATCTGCAAGCCATCGGTGCAGATATTCTTCCCTGATATGTGCGGAGGAACATTCATGGATCTCAAGTACAACAACGGATGGAACCTAGAAAACACCGGAATCGAGTTTATCGGGGAATTCAGGAGGGAGAAACTGGGCGTGGAAGACAAACAAGGGATGACGTGGGCGCAGTTTTTGAAAAATCCGGGGCCTTTTTGCTGGGAGAATGTTATGACGGGAATGGTCGTAAATCACAAAGAACATGGATACGGCGTGGTCATATCAACGAACACCGTATCAGGCACGACGGTCCAATTCGAATACGGATGCTACGAGGCATTCAAAGGGGATTCCTACAAGGACTTCACGAAGATTGGACCATGGACGGAGGAAGCCTTGAAATGAAAACTGTCTTCGTGTGCAACACACTCACCGGCGGCATCTATGAGGTGAAAAAAGGGTTTGGCATCGACGAGACGAGCATCCGACAGATTCAAAAACGTGCGAAAGCGCGCGGAGAAGAATATATGGCTGTTGTACTTCCGGGCGATGTAAAGCATGATGATATCGAGAAATTAGCCAATGCCGTTGCGGATTGGAGACGATTTCAAGATACCAGACCCCCAGAATGCGTGTATGGAACACCAGAAGCGATTGAAATCCTGACGGGCGGGATGGAGAAACCGTATGGCGAAGCATGACCAGAGGTGGCGTGATGCCAGATGGAAGCAGAAAGAACGTCAGAGGGACGCTGAAAGCAAGCGACGGGAATGGGAACTGTCAGAATTTGCACGGCAGGCGGACGAAGCGCTTGAGCATATGCGGCAATTCTCCGATTGGGCGGAGCCGATGATGGAAAGACTTGATTTTTTGAAGGAAATCGGGCCGGGAGTCAACTTCGCGGAGATTCTGGAAGGAACACCGTTCAGATTTGTTTCTCAGAAGTGGAATGGCGATGGGACATATGATGTCACGTTCGAGGTAGACGTGCTGAGCAATGACAGCAAACACGAAAAGATCGGCGTGCTGACGGCAACTGCTTTGCGCGTGTCGTATATCGCGGGGAGGTTAGAAGTTCATGGACGATGACGAGAAATTTGAAGACTTCTACTCAAACGCAGAACGGCGCATCCGAGAACTTAATAAGAAACGCGACGATGCAATGAACGAAACACCACAGAAGATTTACGCGAAAATCGGCGAACTGATTGGGACACTCACTTTAGATGGCGAAGCTTATCCGATAAAGGGACTATCGGATAAAACCGCGCAGAGCCTTCATAGAACGGTTTGCCCAAACTGCGGCGCACCACATTCACCATGGGAATCTAAATGCGAATACTGTGGTGGGTACTTTGTTCTGGATTCTCCCGTGTCGGAGACTCAACTAAAAGTTGAACCTTACGCGGTTAAGCAATGGGACGGTGAAAAATTTGTTAGCAAAGTTGTGAACCCAATGGAAAGAGTTAAAACAAAAAAGCTCCCAACAAAAAACATCATTGGATAGAAAGGTGGAAACACAATGAAAAACACAGTAGCCCCTTCGGTAAACAAACTTGTTGATTGCAAGTTTGAGTGTAGCACCCCCATTGCTTCATCCAGAATGGATGCAGGGGAAGCGGGGACACAACATCATGTCGTGGAGTTCATACACATCGATTATGCCTTGGATAACAACACAGAACCTGTCAATCCGGGGGAGATAGGAACGCTTGACGATGAAACAGTAAAGGCCATTTTAGCCGCGTTTGAAACAGCCTAAAACAAACTTTTGCAACTTCTCTTGCATTTTTGCTGACTGTATGGTATAATTAAGCAAAATAAACAGAGAAATGTATGCGCTGGTTTGGTGCTTTTCCTTTGGAAGAGGTATCGAACCAGCGCTTTTTGTCGTTTGTGGAGGAAAAAATGAGCGAAGAAGTCAGCGAACTGGAACAACAAGAATACTACGTGCAGCTTGCAAAAAAGACTTCAGAAAGCCTTGCGTATTTCTATTGCTGCGTCAAATATGATGTTCCGTTTGCGCGCGACTGCGTGCCGCGCGATGAAGGGCGCGACAAGTGGCTTTCGTACCTCGATAACCTCCATATCAAGAAACTGGATGCCAGCAAGAGCGGCGAGCGTTACGGCTTCCTCGATGGATTGACCGACATCACGAAGATATTCGGCGAGGGCCTGAAAGACGGCGAGTTCACGAAGGCTGTTTACGCTGAAAAGAATGCGCAGTCAGCCAAAGCTGGCACGGTGAGGCAGCGGAAGGACTGGGGGACTGGAAACGACGAGCATCCATACACCAATGAAGACTATGCAGAGTTTGACAGGATTTACACTGTCCTTGCGTCAGATTTGGGTGGAGAAGATGCTTTGAGTGCAAAGCAGCAGCTCATTCTCCGCAACGTCTCCAAATGGACAAAGCAAATGAACGATGCTTCTGACGCTGGAAAATTCGATGCAGCAAGAAAGCTGTCGGCCATCATTCAGGAAAACTTAGCGAGTGATAACCTCAGAAAGCGCGATGCCAAGCCAGTAGAGGAAATCCGAATCGACGGAATTACTGAACGGCTCGAAAAGGCTGGCTTAATGAAGAACGGTAAACCGGTAGACCCTGACACTGCATTTGAGTTACTTTTCCACCGCAGACCCAAGTATTCTTATACGAAAGACGCTGCAGAGCAGATGCTTCTCGCAATTATCAACACTTCGCGTATGAATGATTCGCTTCCGGAGTTTTCAACGCTCCCAGACAGCGCAAGGATCAAAGATGATCTCCATGAGTTTGCGGAAGAACCGAACGAGATGGAGAAAACCTCGTATGAAGGGTTCGGCTATGTAAAGATGCCTCCAGTGAAAGAAAAATAAATAGGTTATTAGCTGGGACAGAGGGTAGCTTCCTTTTCTCGCTCCTACACAGTGAGATTACCGGCTCTAACAAAATCTGTGTAGGAGATTTTGGTATGGAAGAAAGAAACTATTGCGTCTATCGACATATAACCCCAGACGGAAAGGTCTATGTTGGGCAAACACAACAGAAGCCAGAGACGAGGTGGGGAAACGGAAGACTCTATAAGGCCAATCCAGAGTTTACCGCTGCTTGTGAATATTACGGATGGGAAAATGTAAGGCATGAAATACTCGACAGCAATCTGACACAAGCAGAAGCATACGAACTGGAACGAAAATACATTGAAGAAATGGATGCGCGGAACCCATCAAAGGGATATAACAAGCTTCCTGGCGAACAGCATAAGCCTGTATGTTGTATTGAGACCGGAGAAATATTTCCCTCACTGCATGAGGCAGCAAAAAAGACGGGGCTGAAGCGAGACATGCTGAAAGCGGCATGTACTGGTGAATATGCACAGGTCGCAAGGAAACACTGGTGTTTTCTCGCAGACAGAGATTCGTTTGCCGTAGATGAATCGAGGAAAACTGCACCGGAAAATAAACCGATAATCAACATGGACACCGGAGAAATCTATTCATCCTGTGGCGAAGCGGCAAAGAAACATGGCATTTCCAGCATGACCATTCGAAAAGTGTGCCAACACAAAAAGAACTGCTACACAGCCGGAGGCCATAGGTGGGCATTCCTTGAAAACTTTGAATCAGACAAATCGCTCCCATTTCATAAACGCGTAAAACGAGTCGTGAACGTTGCTACAGGTGAAACATTTAAAAGTGCCAGAGAAGCAGAGAAAATGACCGGAGCGAACAAAACGGGAATCATAAGATCCTGTAAAACCGGAAAAGCAGTCGCAGGGTATCAATGGAGATATGAAGAGGGGTGATGTTGGTTTATGGCGAGACGTTACGGTAAGGCGTGGGCGCCGGGCCTACAATCATAAGGTGTTGGATGGATAAGTAAACGCGAGGTTGAACAACGCGATTACAGTAACTTTGAAAATGATTTTTGGTGTCTTCTGATTTGGGTCGGAAGATTCTTTCCAGATATACTTGCAGATGTGCTTCGTGCCGATGATGCAGACTACAAGACGCTCGAAATTGTGCAGCGCGTCATGATGCGTGCAAATGCTCGATATCAGGATGTAGCAATCACGGGAACTCGCGGACTTAGCAAAACCTACTCGGAGATGCTTGGCGAGGAAATCAACGGTGTCGTATGGCCTGGCACGCGCGTGCTCTATACTGGTCCAGCACTTAACCAGCTGGCAGACATTGGGAGCAAAACACATGCCGACATAGCGAAAAGCTATCCGTGCATTACAAAACACTGGCGCATTGCAGCGGAAAGCAAGGACGATTTCAGAATCACAACAGATTATGGGTCGTTCTTCTACATAGGGGCCAAACGTGGCGATAACCTTCATGCGGTTATCGCGGAAGAGTTTGCACAGGAAGAACCGCCAGCGTTTGACTTCAACGAATACACGACAGTCGCACTTCCTGCCGTCCGATTGGCGCACAATGTAAACGGTGAGAAAGACGAGAACTTCGTCGCATATAAGAACCATTCGATTACCAGCGCGGGAAGGAAGCAGAATCACGCATTTCTGGTTCGCTGCGAAGTTCGCAAGGGAATGCAAAATGGGGACAGCAGTTTCCAAATGGACGTCCCGTATCAATGCGTCATCCTGCAGCAGATGCGTCCGTACTCCTGGGCGCAGAAACTGAGATCGAAACTGACCCCGGAGCGCTGGATGCGTGAGATGGAGAGTCGATATACCGGCGCGGACGAATATCCCATTATCTCGGACGAAAGCCTTTCTGAGAGCTGCTGCCTGCAGTCTATGGAGCGGCAGCACTGCTGCAAGTACCCCGGATGCAAGACAGACCCGAAGGATGTAATATACGTCGTCTGTTACGACGTTTCCTACGAAGACGCGAAGAAGAACGCCAAATGCGCCGTCGGCGTCTGGAAACTCACAAAGCAGGATGATTTCTTGAAGCGGGACAGATACCTGAAACAGCTTGTGTGGCTGGACGATTGGCCGCCACCCGATAATGCCATGAAACAGGCTCGAAAACTGAAAGATGTGTGGTATCGGTTCTGCTTTGATGGTGGGAACACCACCTATATCGCAATCGACGGATGGCAGTATGGCAAGGCGGTCATCGAGGACCTGATGAAAGACCTCGGCGATGGATTACCACCACTGTGCATTTTGGACCATACCGAATATACGGCGTTGGAGCTTGATGGCGCGTTGCCTATCATTTACCCCATCAAAGCCGGCGGAAGCGGCGTCACAGATCCAGATGTTGAGATGATCCGGTATGCACAGACGCAGTTTGATAACCACAATGTGCAGCTCTTGACGATGAACACCCGCGAAGGCGTGGAAGCCTACAAACGGCTTCATAAGATCAAGGACGATGATTTGGATTATCAGATCGCACGGCCGTATCAGAAGACCCGAGAACTTTCTGGACAGATTCAGAACCTGAAGGCGGTTCCGTCGGGCGCTGGATTCAGCGAGAAGCGTATTTCCCGCGCAATACAGAGAGACAGCTGGTCAGCTATAAAATACGGCCTGCGGCTGGCTCAGAAGCTTGAACGTGAACTCGCCTTGAGCGAGGTCAAGAAGAAAAGCGATTGGGACGCCGTACTGTCAAGATACAAAGACAAAAACACGGTTCGGAACGTTGGAGGACGACAGGGCAGCGGCGGCCGGCTTGTGACGCAGAGACGCGGAGGAAGGATATTCTGATGGCAGAAGAAAAAGTCTACAGCCTGTACGCCTTGCGCGTTACGCAGGAATCCGTGGAAACGGCCATGATGGAGCGATTCAGCCGGATTGCTCCTGGCTATATCCTGATTTATACGGCAGGGGAACAACCAAAAGAAAGCCTTGCTATAAACGGAGAGAACCTGAAGCGCCTCAGCACGGCCGATGTGGACTGGATCATGAGCTGCGCGGCGACACTCCTGCGGGAACGGCTGGAAAAGGAGAAGCCGGAGGCAATGGCGAACCTGAGCCGGATGGTTGACCAGTTCGCTGCAGCTCTGGAAGTAGAGCGCAAGAAACTGGCCGGTGAGAACAAGAAGGGAGAGGAAGACCATGGCGATAGAGACGAGCGAGCTCAGTAAACTTCAATATGAGTCTTTCCCCGATATTTTCAATCGGTTCCGTCAGCTCGCGGCAGATAACCAGGGAATGCCGATGTCTGCCATTACGTCAGCGTTCTCCGGCATAAACTCTGGTCGCTACGGAATGGCGAACCCTTACATTCAGAACCGCCGGGTGAAGCAGATTTCTTCGCTTCCAGTCAATTTTACCAAGGATAAAGTCGGCGAAATGCTCACCAAGCCGTATGAGAGCGAACAGCCGCTCCGTCAGGTGGCGCACATTCTGGAGTACACGGCATACCCGCTTTTCCATATCCGCAAAGTCTATCAGGACATGTTGACGTATCACAGCTATGTGATGCCGAAAATGGTGGACTCAGCCGATACCAAGAAGGACGAGTTCACACGCGAGTGGAAACTGCTTGAAAAGCTGCGCGAAGAGTTTAAACCGAAGGAAACGGCCCATCAAATCGTAGGTCAGGTCGGAGTGGAAGGGAAAGTCTTCTACTATCCTCGCTATAGTGTAGATAAGAGCCACAACAAGGTCAACTACGCCTTTATGCAGCAGCTTCCAAGCGATTGGACGAAAATCACGGGCTACAACAGCGTTTCGAAGTACACCGTAGCTTTCAATATGATGTACTTCCTGCAGCCGGGATGCGTCCCGGAGCAGTTCGGAGACCTGTTTACTCCGTACCTGTATGACTTCAGCAGCGTTGTGCAGCGGCCGAAGGGCGTTGGCTCGACGATGGTCTTTGCGCAGAAGACGCGCATTGACATGCAGAAGTTCCAGCTCATCCAAGCGCAGGGCGACATGCCGGGGAAGCCGGATGTCTATTATCAGAATGGTCGCTGGTATTACTGGGTGTACCTGCCGGTGGACGAAGTATTCACTTTCGAGGCCGACGATGTGAGCCGCACAGCGATTTCTCCGTTTGCGGGGCTGTTCCTCAATATGATCCAGCTCGCGCAGATGGAACAGATTCAGTTGGAGTTGATTCAGAACCCATTGGTGAGTCTTCTGCATGGTGAGATTCCGTATCGGGATGAAAAAACTGCTGCTGGTGAAGACCAATATAGACTTAGTAACGCCGGAAGGCTGTTCTTCGAGGCTATTTGGTACGATATGCTACAGGCCAACAACACATCGGGCTTGGGAATTTACTTTGCTCCTGCGCAGAACATGAAATTGGAAAGTCTGTCCGAAGCCCCGTCCGCAATGGACATTGTGAAGCAGGGCTACAGTGACACCATGAGTCAGGCCGGCATGGGCGCGATTATCCCGCTTGGAGATGACCCGAAAGCTGGAACTGCTCAGATCTCGCTTCAAATCGAAAGCAAGTTCATGCAGACAGTCTATCGTGGCTATGAGCGGATGATGAATGCAATCATCAAAAAGCTCAATCCTCGGTACGAGTGGAAGTTCGTCATGTTCGGAGACATTTCGGAAGACGAGAAGATGCTTGATCGGTGCATGAAGGGAATGGAACATGGCATCCTGCCGGACACCATCATCTACAATGCGCTGCTTGACCGCTCCATTCTGGACGATATGTGCTTGTCTGATGCGGTCTATAACAGTGGGATTCTGGATAAGCGTATTCCGCTCGTATCGACATACAACATGAAGCAAGAATCTTCTGGATTACCACCGCAGAGCCCAGGGCGTCCAAAAGGTGACGGAAGTGCAACGACTGACGGCAGCGAAACCATGATTGACCAATACGGAGGGACAAATGATTGAATTTGTACGAAAAGAAGACCTCCACATTATCAATATGGCGCTTAATAATAACAGAGATATAAGGATACAACGCACAAAGGACGGCTACCGCATCGTAGAAGATACGGTAAAAGTCCTTGCAAAGCGGGACCTTGTAAAAGACTCTCCCATCCAAGCCGAAGGCTTGCGCTGATGCGCGAGGTGTTTAGGTAGGCAAGGCTGGGTTAATAGAGAATCCCACACCGGAGCAGCGGTGTGGAAGAGCTAGTGGAGCTAACGACACAGGAATGTGCCGTTAGCTCTTTTTTCATTTTCACGGAAAGGAGAGATCTGAAATGGCTCGACTGAAAGAACGGTTTGATTTTGAAAACGGTGCTCTCGCTGCCGTGAGAGATGCCGCAAAGGACGTGACCGGCGCGTATCAGGATGCGGCGCGCGGACTCGACACGCTGAAGGAATGGGTGCTGATCGAGTTTGGAATGCCGAATACAGCAGATGCCATTCACAAACTGGCCCACCTGCAGCCGCAACGCTTCGATGTTGTCGGGGACCTGCTGCATCAACGGCATATCCTGCAAGTCTATCCGGCGACTGCCGAGTACGATGGCCGGCCGGACGATCTGGATGGTGTGTTTGGGTCCATCATCGACATGCTTCAGAAAATCGAAGATGCCCTGCGCAAATGCGTGGAGGTCTGCGATGAAAATGGGCTTTATCCGCTCGGACGGGGCTTCGAAAACCTCCAGATGGAGAACAGTGCCAGCTACGAGAAGTTCCTGTATGCGTGGCAAATGTACTCCGAACACGAGATGAGCGCGACCAGCTTTGACGGCTGGATCGACGAGCTCTTTGAAGAGGACGGTGACTGACAATGCCGCTGACAAAGAACCAGAAAACGGTGGCGACCGGCCAGCTCAAGGTTCTCCAAAAGCTGAACCCCTACGAGTTCGGAGTTGAGCTGTGGCTGATGCGCGAAGGCGTCAACCGGAACAAATGGAATTACCAGAACCTAGAAAAATACTACAAGACGTTCGTAGGGAGACCAATCTTGATCGCCTACGTCATGGGAAAAATCGGTGACGGCCATAACAGCCAGCTCAAGACAGATCCCAGAACGGGCGAACAGTATTACTCCTACACAGACGGAACGGCGGAACGCATTGTCGGCACGCTGTCAGACGATGAACGTGATTTCTCCCTCCAGAAGAGGGATGGTCAGACTTGGATCGTGGCGCGTGGAAAGCTCTTCGCTTTCTATGCGAAGGAAACCGTGGATGAAATCGTGCGAACAGGGCGCATGGATGTGTCTGTGGAGACCTTGATAGACGAAAACCACATGGACGGAGACATCGAAGTTGAGGATGTCTGGTCGGGAGTGGGGGTCACGATCCTCGGTGCGGGCGTTGCTCCGGCTGTTCCGGGGGCCAACATCGCTCGACTTGCCGCATTGGACGAAGAATTTAAGACTTTGAAGCTCAAAGCGGCATCTTTGCAGAAGGCCCCGGATACAAACAACGCCCCGAATAACGGGAGCTTATCACACGAAGGAGTGAAAGACTTGAAAACTTATAACAAGAGACAGCTTGCGGAACTGGCAGCGCGTTTCACGGATTATAAGGTTCTGGCCGCAGGCGAGAAGGACGGTAAGGTCTTTGTCTGCCTGATGGCGAAAGACGGCGCTTACAAGTATTACGTCATCGAGAACGCGGCCGAGACCATCGTCCCCGAACGTTACCAGAACATGTCTGTCAACACCGCCATGCAGATGGGCGAGGACTGCATCACCATGGAAACTCAGGACTTCATGGAGCTGGTCGGCATGGAAAACACCACTCGCCTGAACGCCGCTGAAGAGAAGGTCACTTCTCTGAGCAGAGAACTTGACGAGGCCAAGGCACAGCTTAATGCCATGCAGGAGTTCGAGGACAAGCGTCGTCTGAATGCGGCCAAGGACAAGGCGAAGGCAACTCTTGCGAAGTTCAATGCGAACCGTGAGCAGAAGGTCGCTGAGAGTGAGATCGCACCCATCCTGACTGATATCGAAGCCGGCCTTTACACCAACAAGTGCGACAAGGACCGGAACTGGATTGGCGAAGCAGAAGTCGCCAAGGCTGTTTACGCCGTCTGCGGCGAAGCGGTTGAAAGACTGGATGCTGCGAATGCAAACCGGAACAAGACGGTCTACGCATGGGACAAGTTCAATCAGAACAGCGGCGCAGCGGATGACGGTACGATGGCTGGTCTGATCGCCAAGTGGGGCGTCGAAGCTGCCACTGAAAAGTGAGAGAGGAGTGAAACGAAATGTTTACTGAAAAAACTGCATTCGAGGCTCGCGTGACCAACAACTTCCGCGATGACCTCATCAATGTCACCGGTAGATACCAGGCTTCCAGCGCTGATGCGGACTGCGATGCCGGCCGTCTGGTCATTCGCAACGGTCAGCTTCCGTGTGAAGGATTCACCGGTGTCAAGAACGAGAACGCGTGGTACATGAATGACGCGACTTCCACCACCAATGCTGGTGAGGTCGTCTATGCCGCGAACACCTACGAAGTTCAGATGCTTCAGGGTAAGCACGGCAACATGTACGCTGTCGGCACCGAGACTCTTGGCCTTGGCATTCCCGCTGGCCGCGACGGCACGTTCACCAAGATCGTCTTCGACGGCGACCATGCGTACCGCTTCGGCATTGGCAACGTCAACGCTGAAATCAGCACCAACACGTTCTTCACCATCGATGCAGGCAAGCTGAAGCCCGCCGCAGCCGCTCCGACTGCAAATGGCGCGCTGTACTTCAAACTGCTCGACACCGGAAAGTTCACCGAAGGTACGACTGCCAGCTTCGAGTATGTCGACGTGCAGGCTTGCAAGGTCTACGCATAAGGAAGGAGTGAATTAACATGCCGAAAATCAATCTGAACAGCGTTTCTCCGTCTGTTTTTATGGTCAATGCGGCCAACGATGAGCGCGCCGATATCGTGTCGAAGGGCAGAGTCCTCTTCTATGAGCACGCAGCCAACGGCAAGTCTGCTATCATGGCGGCCAATGGCCTGAGCTCCGCCGGTGTTCAGCACATGCTGACTCCGAAGGGCTACAAGGAACTGAACGAGAAGTTCCAGCGCGAGCACCTGATGTATGCAGCCAAGATCTGCTGCGCACAGACCGGCGAAGCTGCCCCCGTTGACTTTGATGACTTCAAGCGCAACGGTCAGCGTTTCTATGGCAACTCTGCGTTCTATCGCGTCCTGCAGGGCATCTATCAGGAGATCGTGACCCCAATCATCGCTTCCGTCTATTCCGAGGCTGTTGATCGCTTCGCAGATGTCGTTGAGGTCGGCTTCGGCGAGACCTACGCAATCTCCGTTGGCTCCAACGATATCCCCGTGTTCCAGGATTCCTCTTGGGGCGCGTCCAGAAGCGTTCCTAGCAACCGCTTCTACTCCAAGGACTACACCCTCAACCCGCAGCCCAAGACCGCTCAGATCGTTGCGAAGTGGTTCCAGCTGGTGGGCAACAATCAGGACTTCGGCGTCTTCTTTGCCAACATCGTTGCCGGTATGTACGCCAAGACGATGGGCATGTGGAATGCCGCTCTGACTGCGGCTGCCGCAGACACCACCCTGATTCCGGCCAACCTGAACTTCACGTTCTCCAACCAGAACTGGCTCTCAGCTGCCAACAAGATCGCTGCCCTCAACAACACGGTTACTTCCAACCTGTTCGCCACTGGCTCTGCGGTCGCTCTTGGCAAGGTCCTGCCGACGCAGGCCACCGGCTCCACCAACGTCAACATGGACGCTGCGCTGGCTATGCTGCTCGGCGAACGCTACAACAGCACTGGTATGCTGGGCGAGTTCCTTGGTGTGCGCCTGATGCCGCTGCGTGATGCTGTCAGCCCGGTCAACCTCAACACTGCTCCCACCACCATCCTGTCTGCAAACGACATTTGGATGATGGCCGCGAACAGCAGAAAGCCGATGACCATCGCTTACAATTCCGCGACGCCCATCACCCTCGAGATTGATCCCACGCGTACCGCTAACTTCGAGATCGGTCTCAACCTCACGATTGCGCTGGATTCGGTTTCCATCTTCAGCAATCGAATTGCGCACTTCACGATTTAAGCGTTCCTCCTTTTGCGGGGCGGGTCTTACCTCCAGCCCGTCCCGCACCATATGGCTCCGCATGGTGCTGTAAGAGACGGTTCGAGTCCGTTCGGAGCCAACATTTGTGGAGGAATAGCCATAAAATCTGGAAGGAGTGTGCGATATGGCTGAAAGCAAGAACACTGGAAAGAAACCCGGAAGACCGAAGAAGACACCTGTAGCAGAGGAAGTCAAGGAAGAAGTCGCTTTTTTCGATGTCCCGGAAGAGGGTCAGACGACCAACACTGCGGAGAAAGCAGCATCTGGCGAAGATAACGTTCTGACTGTTAACGCAGAAGACGTGGTCGGAATCGGACACGATGGCAGCGAAACGCCGCTGACTACTCTGGACCCCACGTTGAAAGGCGAGACTGTGGAAGTTCCAAAGAAAGCTCCGATTGCAGCAGAACCGACCTTTACGATGGCAGATGTCCAGAAGATGATTGCGGAAGCGGTTGCAAAAGCAGCTGCTGATTTCCAAGCGAAGCCCGCAGTCGTGCCACAGATCGTACAGGTATCGAGTGATACGGAAATGGTGCAGTTCCTCTGGCAGGCCGAAGTCGCGGAAGACAATACGGTTTTCTTTGGCGAAGGCGGCCTGTATGGTCAGGTCACTGGCAAAACCGGAAGCTTCTATGTTCCCAAGAAAGATCTGTCCAGAGTGCTCACGGAGCTCAACCGGTACTTCCTCAAGAAACGCTGGCTCATTATCGTGTCCGGCCTGACAGATGAGGAACGTGAAGTCCTTGGCGTTGACTATAAGGATGGCGAGTTGCTGGATAAACAGGCGTTTGCAAAGATGGTCGAGCTCGGCGATAAGATGCTGGAGATCTACCCGAACCTCTGCGAAGGCCACAAGAAAATGGTTGCACAGCGATATGCCGAGGCATACCAGAGCGGAAGCCCCTATGTGACTCGTAACATTGTGGTTCAGCTGAACGAGCTGAGTAAGACTGCAAAGAATCCGAAGGGTGATTTTGTCTCCATCATTGAAGAAATGAACGCGCGCGACGCGCAGTAAACTTTGCGCCGTATCCGGGCGCAGGAAAGAGGTTTTAACATGAGTAGTCCTGCCTATAGTGAATTTTCCTTTGTGCCTGCGTCCGCATACGCGGCGAATATGAACGTCCTGCCGGATATCCGCACTGCAGTACAGAATGGCTTCCCCGGCCTTGACTGGCGCGGCTCAGAAGCAGATATCCTCGGCGTCGAAATGCAATCGGCGGCAGCTTTTACCGTGAAACTCAACCGAGAGACACAACTGACCGCCGTGCAGGAAGGAACGGTCTATACCGTTCGATACAACGGCCCGATTGAGTACATTGTCTTCAACGCGGCTGCAACGCTTACTTATCTGCACGTCCGGTGGGGGATGGCGAACAAAACACACGGCGTTGTAGCGATTTCAACTGTCTCGGGCGCGAAGATCTCTCGTGGCGGATATGAGATCCCACAGACAAAAGCTGGCGAATATGAGCTGGCGATTGGCGGTTATATCATCACGGCCAATGGAGTACGGGCTGGATTCTTCTACAACCTCGAAGAATCTATGACCGTCAAACTGAGTCTGGAAAACGCCGATGTCGTTGTCGGAGATGCACTCACCTATACCGGCAGCGAGCAGACCAAAGAGGTTAAAAGCGTAACACTCGGCGGTAATGCGCTGACGGAAGACACAGACTATGCCGTCGCAGACAATACCGGTACGAATGCTGGGGCCTATTCTCTGCGTATTGACGGCAAGGGGGACTACAAGGGAACAATTATCGTTCCGTGGGCGATTGCAAAGGCAGCTGCTGGACTGAGCGTCAGTCCGGATGCGCTGGAGATGTCGGCCGGAACGAGCGATACATTTAAAATCACGACCAGCTCCAATGGGGAGATGCGCGTTGAGAACAGCGTGCCAGAGGTCGCAGCGCTTGGCGATGTAGATGAAAGTTCGAACGTCACTGTTGAAGCGCTGACTGCCGGCGAGACGGTTATCACTGTCACGCAGGATGAAAATGAAAACTATCTGGCGGGACAGGCACAATGCACTGTCACTGTCACGGCTTAACGTTATAGGAAAGGCGGCGGTCACATCATGGACAGCAAGGAAAAAATCGAAGCGCTTTGCGGCGTAATTGAGGAACTTCTGGAACTGATTCAGGATGAAACCGCCGCGAACTGTATTCGGGAAGAGTACATGGCAGTCATGGATAGAGACTCGTATGAAAGCGAGGACTGGGAATAATGGGGACTGCTTGGAGCGACATCATTACAAATTCTGCAATGGTAGTAATCGGCGATGACCGGATGCAAGACGATCTGAGAACCGATGCGGCACTCTTCTTCCGCCGCATGAGCTCCTGGATGGGGATGGCAATCCCAATGCTAAAAAGTCCACCTGAACTGCTGGTCTACCTGACAGATGGCCTCGTAGAGCCGCAGTATGCTGACTTTGAGTGGACAAGCGACCAGATCAGCACAACGCAGGAGACTGTCGTCGAAACCGGAAAGGTCGGCTATGAGCTTTGCAACTGCGTGAGCGTCCAGTATGCACGAAACGGAGATGCGGCGTTCTTCCCATATACAGACTTTACGTATGACCCAGAAACCGGCATGGTGACATTCCCACAGCAGGACAGCGCCGACGTGGAGTACAGGCTGGACTTTTACACGGATGGTCAGTTCGCTCATGACCTGACATTCCGGCAAAAGAGACTTCTCGGGCTGGCAATCGCTGTGACATGGGATAACCGGTTCAACCGGGAGTGGCTGAACATCCAGCCGAAGGTCAAGGATAAGAGTTTCAACACGCCGAACGAGAACACAACGATGAAGGAGTCGACGGCACGGTACAAAGAAAATCTGCAGCTCTTCTATTCGGAGTTGCGCGGATATGAGCAGGAATGTGCCTACATGCGCAGAGTCAACCCCATGCGGCGCGTATTCTCGATGCTCTGATTCAAATTCGGAAAGAGGTGGCTGGATATCATGCCGATCTCGGACAACATCACGAACGGCCTGATTGTGTCTGGCCGACTGAAGACGGCGATTCGAAATGCTCCGGCGCAATATGCTGGCCGACAGCGGCAATACCTTGGAGACCCCAGCACAGAATTTGTACATCAGTACGCAAAGTACGCTACAGACTTCTTTGCAGCCCGCGTGCAGGGCCTAAACCCGGATGCGCCGTATGAATGGGAAACAACGATGATCCGCATGGCGGATATCGCACCGGAAACAGCGTCTACGCTCCGGAAACAGGATGACTACAAGAACATCATCTTTGCGGACGAAAGCATCGAGTACGTTCCAGAAGGAACGAAAATCGAGGCAATGGGAAGTATCTGGCTGGTCACGAATCCACAGAACATCTCAAACGCGATTGGCGGCGGAGTCATACAGCGCTGCCGGTCGACGTGGAACCATCTGGACTGGTACGGCAATCTCCTGAAAGAGCCAATTTGCGTTGAAAAGGCAATCTTGACCGCGAACGAAAGCGACATGCAGGAATATGCCCTTATCACGAAGGGCTATGTCAATATCACATGCCAGCGAAACGAAGAGACGAAGAAACTGAACACAAACAGCAGAATCATTCTGGGGTCAGCTGCCTATCACATCACAGGCTTTGGTGACTATGCACAGGAATTCACCGGCGACTATGATTCTGTCCGGCTGCTTGAATTCACGGCCAGATATGATCCACCGAACGAAGAAATAGACGACATGGAGCGCCATGTGGCGGGCGGCAAGACGTTTTCTTGGGAAATTCGAGTGAACGGACAACCAAAGATAAAAGCCGGCCAGAAGGGCTTGCTGACCGCTACAAGTATCCGCTGCGGAGAATACGCAGCGAGCACAGAAGCACACCCGGTGAATTACATTTGGACGTCACTGAATGATGAGGTGGCAATCGTGAGACCGGATGGACTCGTTACGGCCGTCTCCGGAGGAAAATGTGTGATCCGATGCTCGCTGGCACAGAATCAGGACATTTTTATGGATTATGAATTGATGGTTGAGCCTATTTCGGAAGAGCCGGAAATCGCATTCCTTGGGACTACTCCGGAACGGCTGAAATCCTATGAAAGTTGCACGCTGACGGCAGCATACTTTGACCTCGGCGAGCAGACGGAAGATATAGTCACGTACACATTCGAAGGTCCGGACACAATGGCGTACAGTGCAGATATCAGCGAGAACTCTGTGACGATTACATGCTGGCAGGGAGATACAAAACCGCTGATCGTTACAGCAACCTATGGCGATAAGAGCGTAAGCACAAAAATCAAACTGGAGGGGATCTGATGGCTGTTTCAATGACACAGGGAGATAAATACGCAGTCCCTTTTATGCTGCAGGCATTGGATGGGACGCTCATTACGCCAGATATCGTGAAGACCGTGGTTTTGAACCTCGGCAGTCTTTCAAGGCAGTATCCAGGAAACGTCACCTATGAAAACGGAAAGTGGATGATGCCGCTCACGCAAAAACAGACATTTGCCATGCGCGGCTATGTTGAGCCGCAGGCAAGAGTGGAGTTCTCGGACGGCTCAATCTTTGGCGGTTCTGGCGAGTCGATTGACGTGGCGAAAGCTTTGAGCCGAGGAATCATCGGAAAAGACAGCTCGACAGGTAGCAGTGTCAACCGAAACACTTCTGATAACAGCGGCGTTACCGGGCTGATTTATATCAGAATCAACGCGGCCGGCGTTACGGTCACTCCAGAAGGCACAGTACGATATGACATCCAGCAAGATCTCACGGAAGAACAGCAAGAACAGGCACGTAAGAACATCGGCGCAGATAAGGCCGGGACCGGCGCTGTCCTGTACGATCAAGCACAAGATCTGACCGCAGAACAGAAACTGCAGGCGCGAGAAAACATTGGTGCCGGCACGTTTGGTGCGGCAGACCTTGGCGACGGGAACGTTGTGATTACCAGCATTCCCGGAGCTGGAGCGAAGGACGACGGAGCCGGAAATATAAGTATTTTTTGGGAATGAGAAAGAGGTGGCCGCACTATGGCGAATGTTCCATTAAAAACAATAAAGTTTCCGGGCCTTCCGGACACTTACGTAGTCGAAAGCGGAGATCCTTCCCTTGGCATCACCGGTGCTACTCCTGGTCAAATCCCGGTAGTAAAGAGCGTCGATGAAAATGGAAACCCGACAGAATGGGAAACCACTGCCACTCCCGTAACCAGCGTAAACGGGAAAACGGGGGCAGTCGAGCTCAATGCTTCTGATGTTGGTGCGGTTTCGAAGGATGACATCACCCAACAGCTTGGAACGAGCGCAGACAAAGTACCGAGCGAAAAGGCCGTCGCGGATGCAATCGAAAACGCTGGCGGCGGAGATATGCTGAAGGCCACTTACGACCCGGATGGAACTGTCGCGGAAGCTGGCGGCATATCGAAGTTCGTTTCGGAGAACGGCGGTAAAATCGACACCATCTCGGTCAATGGGATTGAACAGTCAATCAATAATAAGACGGTTGACATAACTGTTCCAACGGACAATAAGGACCTCAAAAACGGAGCTGGATACATCTTCAGACGCACGCGGTAAAAACAACGGCGCAGGCACTCTCTGACGCAGAGAAGCAACAGGCTAGGGAGAACATCGGCGCTGGCACGTCGGACTTTGATGGCTCGTACAACAGTTTGACCGATAAACCGGAGGCTTATGAGCTTCCGGTCGCCAGCGAAGAAGCGCTCGGCGGCGTAAAGGCGATTCCGAAGACCGACGAGATGACGGCACAAGTCGGAGTCGATGAGACCGGCGCTCTTTGGTATAAGCCGGGCAGCGGCGGTACGGGTGAGACCCCGACGGCAGACCAAGTTCTATTCACGAAAGATCTTGTGCTCACGGAACAGTTTGGCCGATATGTGCCTGTTGACGGTAAAGTCACGGTTCCCGCAGAAAACATAAGTGTGCAGGCAGTAGTCCTTGACGCTTTTTCCCAGGATAAAAATCCGACGATTACACAGCCATCTGTAAGTGTATCGAGTTCTACGGCAAGGGCATATGAAGTCGGAACAAGTGTCACGCCTGCATACAATGGGTCGCTGAATCCGGGGGCCTACGAATACAAACCAAAGCCGACAGGTGTTGTTGCACAAAGCTGGTCCGCTGTCAACAACGTTACATCTGAACAAATCGCGGCGCAGAGCGGCGCGTTTGCGGCCTATATCGTACCAGATGGTGCAAACTACAGGATTACGCTCAACTGCACATACAGCGATGGTGAGATTCCATTTACCGCACTAGATCAGGAATATCCGGCTGGTCAAATCAAGGGTGGAACGAAATCTGCCGCTACCGGTGCAATCACCGGATACCGCAATTCCTTCTACGGAACGACGACCGACAAGGAAGCAGCAACGGATAGTGCTGTGATTCGTGGCCTTGCGCAGAAATCGAACCGAGCATACGCAAACGGCTCGACGTTCAGCGTAACGATTCCGGTTGGCGCACTGCGGGTCATTATTGCATACCCGGCAACCCTGCGAGATGTAACGAGCATCAAGGACGTAAATGGCCTGAACGCCGACATTACGACCGCATTTACACAGGCAACTGTAGAAGTCGAGGGCGCGGCATCGTATCTATCGATTCCTTACAAAGTCTACACCCTGGATTTTGCAACTCCAAACGACACAAAGAACACCTACAACGTAACCATTTGAGAAAGGAGGAACAAAGATGGCACTTCCAAACGTTCCGAAGCTTGGCATGAGCGTGTCCTTCGCAATGACGTCTGCGATTCCAGCAGAATACAACTCGTATTTCTCATCGCTCGAAGAAGCGCAAGCTGCTGCTGCAACTGCTGGTCCTCCTGGCTCGACCGACACACTGTACTTTTACAGCCAAATCATTCACGTTCTGACAGATTCTTCAGCCGACGCGTATATCATCCAACCTGATAAAACGCTGAAGCATCTAGGGGCTGAATCCGGTGGAGGTGGAGACAAGAGCTTCACATTTACACAGGCAACCGCCGAAAAGAAGTGGGAAATCGCTCATAATATGGGTAAATATCCGTCTGTAACGGTTGCTGACAGCGCCGGCTCTGAGGTTGTTGGAGAAGTTCAGTATGTGGATAGCAACAATGTCATTCTGTTGTTTGCATCTCCGTTTTCTGGAGTTGCATATCTAAATTAACGCAAAGGAGAAAGTAAAATGAGCAAAAGAACCTTCCTCGTAAATCTTGACCTCAGCAAAAATGAACTTCAGAATGCTGTCATTCAGCCGCTGGCTACTGCGCCTGCGAACCCGAAGTTCGGTCAGATTTACACCAACAGCACTGATAAGGTCATTTATCAGTTTGATGGCGAACGCTGGAAGCCCGTAGGTGTTGTCTACAACCAGGAAGGCAGCACCGGTGCAGTCATCGTTGGCCTCGATTCCACCGGCACTGTAACCACCAAGAATGTCGTCGAACTGACTCTGACCGGCTATACGCCTGTTGACGATGGTTATGTCGCAAAGGACATGACAATCCAGCAGGCTATGGCAGCCCTCGACACTGCGGTCAAGAACGCGGTTGCTGGCGGCGGCGAAGTCAACCAGAACGCATGGTCGAACATCAATGTCCCGAAGCAGAGTGAGAACGATACGACTGAGGTCGCCGGTCAGGCTGCTGCAGCTACCGTTTCCGCGAGCTCCAAGACGGACACTTTCACGCTGGCCTCTGGTGACAAGTGGACGCATGTTGCTGCTGATCCTACGGCGAAGACCATCACCGTCGGTCACGCATTCTCCGGTGCAACTGCAGGCGCATACGGCGATGCCACGCACACTGTAGGCGTCACTGTTGACGCTGCCGGCCACGTCACTGCCATTGAGGCAAAGGAGATCGTTGGCGCACAGTACATCACTGGCCTCACCTCTGACGCGCAGGAACAGCTCGACTCCAAGATTCCTGCTTCCGAGAAAGGCGCGGCGAACGGCGTTGCGACCCTCGGCGCTGACGGCCTTGTTCCGGCTGCCCAGCTGCCCAGCTACGTCGATGACGTTGTGGAAGCCTACATCGTCGGCGAGACCCCGCTTGCAACTGACTGGCTGTCCCTGACCGCTGGCGGCGAAGCCCTGACTCCGGAGACTGGTAAGATCTACGTTGTTATGACGGAAGGTGCTTACCAGAACAAGCAGTATCGTTGGGGCGGCACGACCTACGTGCTCTGCAACCCGTCTGACGTCAACTCTGTCAACGGCAAGACTGGTGTCGTTGTCCTGACGCAGGATGACATCGGCGCAGGCACCACCTACACGCAGTTCAGTAAGGAAGACAAGAACAAACTGGATGCTGTTGCCGAAGGTGCTACCAACAACACCATCACGCTCAATGGTACGGCTACGAAGGACCCGTCCTTCTTTGCTCCCACTGGGGCCGGTGAGGCCGGTCAGATTCTGGTCTCCGGCGGCGCGGATAATGCCCCGACTTGGCAGGCTATGCCGGTACACCTCAAGAAGTACAGCACTAACAACCCCGTCCTGACGGCTGCAGGCGGCGCTTACACGTGGACCATTGCGGCACAGGATAACGGCCCCACGTTCCCGATGCTGGTTCAGGTGTACGAAGTTGCTACCAACGACATGGTAATTGCGGATGTCTCTCTGAACGAGGACAACAGCATCACTGTTGTTATCAACCAGACTGATTCCACTGCTACCACGCTGGCGGCTGGCACCTACAAGGTCGTTGCAATCGGCTGATTTGCACGTTATAGCCCCCGGAGAAATCCGGGGGCATCAAAGAACACCTCAGAAATTCTTTTGAGGTGCTGTTTGATGCAAAAAGCGGAGGTGCGGAATGAAGAACCTTTCAAAATACGATAACGATCTAGCGGTCCCGACGAAAGAAAAAGTCATCCTTGCTATGGTGAAGATCGTACAGGCAACGCTTCCGGCTTCCGCGTGGGACAGCGCGACAATGCAGCAATCTATTGTTGTTGACGGAATCTCCGCTGATGAAACGAAGCAGCGGATTGAGGCTGCTCCTGTTTCATCCATGCAGGACGCATACTACGAAGCCGGTGTCTGGCTTCGCTCACAGGCGGCAAATCTTCTGACATTCACATGCGATAAAATCCCCACTGGCGATATCAATATCTTGGTTAGCATTCAAGAGGCTGCTATATGATTGTAAACACGATTTATAAGAAGTCTGGAGGAATTGAGCTTTCCAGCATTGCGGTAAAGACACCACCGACAGTGACTGAATATAAAGTGGACGAGACCATAGACGTTTCCGGAATGGTACTGGAAGCAACGTATTCCAATGGCGCGACCAGAGAAGTGACAACTGGATTCACATACTCGCCCACGGTCGCCGCGACGGGTGATACCGCGATCACAATCAGCTTTACAGAGTTCGGTGTTACTGCGACCACGACGCAAGCGATTAGCGTCGTTTTAATCAAGGCTGTATTCTCCGAGAACAGCTGGCCCGACATCATTGCCGCTGTGCATAACAAAGAAGTTCCTGACACATGGAACGTCGGCGACAGCTGCAACATGACGATCAACAACACGACCTACGCAATCGACATCATCGGCAAGAACCACGACGATTATGCCGACGGCTCGGGCAAGGCTCCGCTGACATTCCAGATGCACACGACCTACGCGACGCAGTATAAGATGAACGGTGCAGAGAGCAATAGCTGTGGTTGGGTGAACTGTCTGGTGCGAACGTACAATGCATTCCCGAAGCTGAGACAGGTGATGCCGGCAGAGGTCGTGGCTGCGATGAAAGCCGTGACGAAGAAAACCTCGGCAGGCAGCGCCAGTTCGGCTATCGACACGACGGAGGATACGCTGTTCCTGTTGTCGGAGATCGAGGTACAGGGCACACGGACATTCTCCTATCCAGGCGAGGGCACGCAGTACGAGTATTACCAGACGGCCGCGAACCGGAAGAAAAACCGCGCGTGGTATTTGCGCTCGCCGAGACTCAACAGCACCACCTGCTTTGACAGAACTGGGTGGAGCGGTGAAGCAGACTGGAGCGTCGCGTCCGAGGTGGACGGCATCGCAGCGGCATGGTGTTTCTAATTAACATGTAGGAGGAAATCACATGAGAAACCTTACGAAATACAATGAGGACTTATCGATTCCTCGCAAGAAAGACGTGGAAGAGCGCTCCACTGCGACGAACCTTGAGAACGGGGCCGGAGCTGGCGCGCTGAAGCAAGCGGGTGCAGCAGCTGCTTCCGGTGCAAACGCGACGGCGTTTGGCTCCGGTACGTCTGCATCCGCAGCCAGTGCTCATGCAGAAGGTAACGGAGCAGTCGCGTCCGGCAGCGCTTCCCATGCGCAGAACAGCGGCACAAAGGCTTCTGGCGATTGTTCTCATGCAGAAGGTTCCTCCACGGAGGCTTCCGGACAGGCCGCACACGCCGAAGGGACCGGAACTGTCGCAGCAAATCGCTCTCAGCATGTAGAGGGTGAGTACAACGTTCAGGACCCGTCTGGGAATGAGCCTTCCGGACGTGGTACTTATCAGCATATCGTGGGCAATGGAACTTCCAATTCGAACCGCTCCAACGCCCATACGATGGACTGGAACGGCAACGCATGGTATGCCGGCGACGTCTACGTCGGATCTACCAGCGGCACCGGCATGGACAACGGCTCGAAGAAACTCGCCACGGAAGACTTTGTTACCACTGATTACCTCAAGAAGACTGGCGATTCTTCCGAGACGACTGCGACTTTCGAACAGGCGGCGGTACGCGAAAACGTCGCTTCCGGCGACAAGCTTTCCGTCCTCTTTGGAAAAATCGCAAAATGGTTCTCGGATTTGAAGACGGTCGCATTCAGCGGAAAGTCTTCTGACCTCGACAACGATGCGAAATTCCAGACGGAAAGCGACCTCAACACAGCTCTTGCAAAGAAGCAAGACACGCTCATCTCGTCCGGCGCGGCGGTCGGAGACCTTATTAAGGTAAAATCTGTAGATTCCAGTGGCGTTCCAACCGCATGGGAAATCGCTGAAGAAGGTGTGGATTATATTAAATCTGCCCCTGTAACCAGTGTCAACAATAAGACCGGCGTGGTGTCACTTTCTGCGGCCGATGTGGGCGCAGCAACGACTAGCAATATCAATACGGCGCTTAATCGTAATAATGCAGTAAATATTGCGGATAGCAACTATACGACCTACATGGCCCGTGGCGAGGCACTGTTCTCAGCAGAGACGACGCCTTCCATCAACGGAACCATTGCTTGGCAATATGAGTGATTGTGGAGGATATATGTAATGAGCGGTAAGACTTTAGTCAACGGAACCATATATACAATAGGCGGAGGAAGCGGTGACAAAGGCGCAGTTATCGGGTCTTATAAAGGAAATGGAAATTTAAGCCGAACATTTGCTTTTGACTTTGAACTAGCCCTTTTTAAAATTCATTGGATCAGTTCTGGGTATCTTGAATCTGAGATTGAACTGATAAATGGAGAAACAGGCTTAACCGGACAACGTAGTGGAAATACGTCTTTTGATAGATTGGGAACGGTCGTGTGGGATGGAAAGTCGGTAACGTTAAAAGCAAATTCAGCTTCAAGTGCCGCGTATTTTAATGACAGTTACAATGGCTCTACCTACTACTATATCGCTATTCCGAAATCGGATGCAACATGAGGTGAAATTATGGCAAATGCACTTGTAAATGGCACGAATTACCAAGTGGGGGGGGTAAAGCTCTCATTGATGGAACGGCCTACTCGATCATGACGACCAAGGAAGTGGAGAAGACCATTGTTGTTACTGGCAAACTGCCGTCTACTGTAAATGGCAGCTTCACGGTTAATGATGCACGCTTGGATTACGACAAATATGAAGTCGTGCAAGCGCTGTACGCAACTGCCGGATATTACAATATGACCGGAGTGACGGTCTTAATTGTGTATGAGAAAAATTATCAGAAAATGAATGGAATAGTTTCCGGCGGACATTACAGCGGTGTCTCATCTGCAGATAGCCCAAGTGTAACATCAATGTTCAATTTTTCACAAAACGGAAAAGCGGTGCTCCCAGCGCTCCCATCTGCAAATTTACTTGTTGAGGGTAGCATATACACCATCGTCTTGGAGGCAAAAACATGAGCCATAAAACCATAATCGCCGGTACGAGCTACGACGTGACCGGCGGGACCAACCTCGTAGATGGAACTATATTCCAAATCGGGGGGGGGTCGCACACTTGTAAACGGGACCAGGTATGACATCCTGTTCTCAAAAGGATCGTACACGATTGATATGTCGTGGCGTTACGTGCTTAGTCAATACGACAGCACTAAAGACATTCAAATGCCTACGCTCACTTACCCGAGCACGGAGGGGAGCGTATCATTTGGTTCGAAAGCGCAATACGTGTATCTAAGTAGAAACTCGATGACAATCCAGATGACGCCTGGCATTTTGCAATTACAGGTCACAGGAAACTGCAATACCATTACTGGCGATGGTGTCACTGATTATCATGAGGCGAGTGACAACAAATCAATGATTTTTACTATACAAGCGACAAAAGAAGGAACCTATAGACCTAATTTCAACATGATAAATCCGTGCTTGGGCGATTTAAGCGCGTATGTGAAGGTTTTATCTTTCGAGCCAGCATAAAGGAGGAATCAGCATGGCACACGTTGCACTTTTAAATGGTACGAATTACCAAGTTGGGGGGGGGTAAAGTCATGATCGACGGCACAGTCTACAGTATCATGGCTACCCGCGAAGTGAACGACACGGTTGTTGTTGAGATGAACCCGACGTCGATCAGCAAGGAAGTGATGACGCTCGAAAATGCTGCGTTTGACTGGACGAAATACGATCTTGCTGAATACTTTGTTTTCGGACAACAATCTTCACGTTTCATAGCCGTAAAAACATCCATAGAAAATTCGATTAGGTTTAACAGAGCGTACACCAATGCTATGAGCTCGGGATATGAACTTCTCAATTATAAAATAACAGAAAACGCGACTGTAAACGGGAAGCTGACGATAAACGCCAAATATTCAACGGGAGCAAGCTACATAGGGTGGCCAATGGCAGCGTCTTATATAGTTTGCACAGTCATACTGAAAAGAAAGGGATGACAACATGATTTATTTTAAGACAAATAACACCGAATATCCGGCGTCGATCGCCGGGAAAGTCACCGACCGGGACTGGGGCGGGCGCGAGAGCAAGGCCGTCACGCTGACCATGACCCACGCTGCCGCCGCGCAGCTGTTTGTGGACGGACTGAGCTGGTCCATCATCCAGCGCGATACCGTCCCCGTCTACGACACCGACGGCAACCCCACCGGCGCGACCGAGGAGCAGGTGCAGGAATGGGACAACGCCGACTACGCTGTCGCAGGCCCTATTACCGATAATCGAGACGGGACCGTGACGGCGAAGATGGGCAAAAAGACCGAACTTGAGCTTGCCCGCGAGCAGGCAGCGGACGCCGAACAGGCGGCAAAAATCTTGATGGGGGAGGCAGAATAATGGCTACTACATACACCGAACGCGCACGGGCCCTGCGCCCATTCATCGTGAAGGCGTCTGCATATCTGGATGACGCAGACGCGCTGCAGGCGAAGGAACTCTACGCCCGCTGGGCCCCCGATATGGTGGTCAAGCCCGGCGACCGGCTCGTCTTCGCGACCGACGGCGTGGACAAGCTGTACCGCGTCAACAAAGGCCAGGGCCACACCACTCAAACCGGCTGGGAGCCGGATAAGACTCCTGCGCTCTTCACCGTCATCGATGAGCAGCACGCCGGCACGCGGGAAGACCCGATCCCGGCGTCCAGAGGCATGGAGTACACCTACGGCCTGTACTATACCGACCCGGAAGACAGCAAACTCTACCTCTGCGAGCGCACCGGCGCAACGGCCGGCGACAAGATCACCCTGCAGTATCTCCCGCACGAGCTGATCGGCCAGTATTTCACTGAGGTGGCATGATGGCAAATGCACTTGTGAATGGTACTAATTACCAAGTGGGGGGGGTAAAGCCCTCATTGGTGGAACGGTATATTCAATTGAACAAGGCAAAACGTTGATTGATGGGACAGCCGTCGATATCGTACTGAAGAAAACCGAGTACGTGACGGTAACGATCGTTAACGGCGGTTCGGGCTACAATACCAATCGGGTAAAGTATAACGGCACCCTGTACTCTGCGCCGAAAACCCTGACAGTGGAAAAAGGCGAAGTCATTCAGTTGAAGTACGGCGGAGAATACAATCATACCGGATCAGTTTTTATAAACAACGTCCGTAAAGCCGACTCTAGCAGCAGCGTGCTTTGGTACGATTACACAGTAAATTCAGACGTGACCGTTACGCTTTATGACTCTATTCAGACGGCAAACCCATGGGGAGACGGTGCAATTGCTATAGATGTTTACAACACATACGTCACAGAATGAAAAACAAAGCGCGAACTAGGAGGCAACATGAGCCATAAAACCATAATCGCCGGTACGAGCTATGACATCACCGGCGGGACCAACCTCGTAGATGGAACTATATTCCATATCGGGGGGGGTGGACGCAGGTCGAGGGGACCACATATGAGATCGCATTCGCGCCAAAAGAAGTGATTCTTACAGTCGTAGACGGCTGGAATGGCGGCTCTACGTATTATATGTGGGTGAACTACAACAACCAATACTTGTTTTCTGAAAGTGTAGTGCTGCCTTCTGGGGCCAAAATCAGCATCATCATATCGAATGCAGACAAAGCAAACTGCTCTGTGTATTTAAACGGGAACAAAGTCGCTGAACAGAAAAGCTTTATAAACTACGAGTACGTCCTGAAAAAAGACGTCACTGTGAAGTTTTACCGTTACTCTTACAGAGCGGATATCACGGAAGGATGAGAAGAAAACATGGGCGCACATTACTGCGAATACGCCTACCGTAAAAACGGCGACGTGAGTCTGCATTGCCGGTATCTTACAGAAAAAGGCGAACGACATGATTGGTGCGCACATCAATATTTGTGCGCAAGGACAAAAAAGTGGGAGGTTTCCGACGGAGAAGCCCACTGCAAGATTAAAACCTAGCATACAATAAACTGAGCCATACAACCGAAAGGAGTCGTGAAGGTATGGAAAAGATCGTTATTACGAAGGAAAAACTCATGCAGATGCCGGACTATGTTCCGCTGCTTGAGAAGATGCAGCTCGTCAAAGAGGCGGCGGATCTTTGCTTTGACCGCGTGGAGCTGAAGATTGATAGCGGACTGGACAGTATGCCGATGCCGCCGCTCTATAAAGAAAACACGGCAATCAAGAGTCGTGTGCTCATGGCGGCATATGCGAAGCTCTACTTGGGCGAGGCATTCGAGTCAGAGAAGAATCCTTGGATTATGTCAACTCCGGATTTCGACCGCTTTGCCGCGAGCCACATCATGAACCAGATTGAGCGCCTGAAGCGCTACGACGGAGAGGTTCGGGATAAGGCATTTGACGTGGTTGCAGATATGCGCGACCTCGAAAAGCGGCTGAATACCGAAATCTACGGCCTCACGCAGGTCATGAACGAGCCGGTCACACGCATCATCATGGCGCTGCAGCAGCAGACCACGCCAGAGGCTGTCAGCGGCGCGCTGAACGAGCTGAAGGACGCGCAGAAGGCATTCGCTGACTACATGGAAAGCCGGAAGAAACAGCCGGAGGGAGCTTGATATGGCGGTATCGGTGAACTCGGACACTTATCCCTATAGCCGCGTCAGTCCGGGTTTCAACAGGCTTCGTGGCACAGAGGAAATCCCCATCAAGATTTTAAAGTATCTGATGGACCTTCCTCTGCCGGGGTACATGCCGGTTGATGACAACGACCGCGCCCGCGTGCGGCTGATGAAGTATCTGTGGCACGATGGCGCTAGGCCGTTGGCGAATCCGCTGCCTACGCCGGCTGAAAAGCTGTCCATGCTGTTTGATGGGGACAATCCCGTGCTCAACACGCAGGAAGAGAAAGAACGGCACCCGAAAGGATATCGCATCTATCCGCAGAGAGTCTGGGGTCAGAGCGATACAGAGGCGGATACGATACTGAAACTCTACATGGGCCGCACGATTGCAAAAGATAATTTCCATACGGTCCTCGGCCTGCAGTTTGAGGTCCTTGTGAATGTCAACATGGAGAATACCACGCGGACTGATGCCTATTCCAGAGCGTATAACATCGAGCAGTGCATCATCGAGGCCCTGCACGGCGTAAACATTACCGGCATCGGCGTTATCGACTTCGACCGGTATGCTCATGCCGATAACGGCAGCAAGAGTATCTTCGACTATGGCAACCACGTCGGTCGTATGCCACACATGAGCGTTGAGTGGTGCGACTCGGAGATGGATTTGCCAGAGGAATAGCACAGAACAATATTTGACCCGCGCCGAAGTGGCGGCGAGGAAGAGCTAGTGGAGCTGTGAACGCAGAAAAACTGCGTTTGCGGCTCTTTTTCGTTTTCATACGGCAACCAGAAAGGCGAGGAATAAAAAATGCAAGACCTTTCTCCAAAGATGGCAAAGGCTGTTCGGCGATTTGAACCAATCGAGACCGAAGGCTTGACCCTATATCCAATCTGCGTCAAGGAAATCAACGAATTCACCATGGCAAGGCCAGCCATCGAGTTTATGCAGCAGAGTCTCCCTGTGGCGCTGCTGTCTAAGCCTCTTTTGCAGGCGTACTACCAGATGGAGCTTGACGCGGCAGCAAACGGACAGCCCGGAAGCGGGCTTTTCTACAAGAGCATCCTGTTTCTTCTGCTTGCGCTGCAAGCAGGGGAAGGCTTAACGGCCGAAAAACGGATGGAGCTTGTGGAGCTTGAACCGAATGAGAAAGACCCAATGCGTCTGAAAAGCGTGCTTGTCTTCGCAGGCAGGGAAGTCAAAAGAATCACCCCTATGCAGTTTCAGCGTCTGCGGCCAATTTTGGCAGCTCAGAACGGCATTGATCTGGTATCTGAGAATGCCAACCCTGAGTTGGTGCAGGCGGAACGAGACCTTGCGGAGATGAATGCGCCCAAACTGATCTACGACGTGAAAGCACTGAAAGCGACAATCGCGACGGTCTCCGGCGCAGACGAGTCGGAAATGGAAAACTGGCCGATCTTGAAGCTGATGTGCAGACGTGATGCAGTGCAGCGGCTCGTTGGGTATATCACATGCAGTTTTGCAGAGTCGCAGGGCGGGAAATGGAAGCATGGAAACCCGTACCCGAGCCCTCTGTATGACCGTGAGATCGACTACTGCGGCGGATTGATTGATATGTCAACGTTCGCTGGAGGAGCTGGTATGCGGGCTGTCCAGAATGCAGGAAACAAGACCACATAACACACAAACATCTTTTTGAAACACACAAAGGAGTGACAAAAGAATGATTCGTTTTACTGACTCCCGCCTTTACGCGAAGGGCATCGGCGAAGCAATCTGTACGGACAAGACTACCGGCCAGATTCTTTACTTCTCCAACAAGTTCCAGACCGGTAACGTGACGCCGAGCGTCACCATCGGCGAAATCCGCGCTGGCCTTGGCAACGCTATCGCAACCACGCTTCCTTCCGACGCTTCTGTCAACGTCGAGTTCACTGCTGCCGACTTCAACCTCTGGGCGAAGGCAGCGCAGATGGGCGCAATGCTGCAGCACAACGCGCCGGTCATGGTGTGCCAGACTATCACGGCTACAACTGCTTCACTGTCCATCGATCTCAAGGAAGGCACGCCGGTCGCGCAGAAGGGCTTCTCCAAGATCTTCTGCTATGTCCAGGAAGTCGGCGCTGCGTCCCCGGTCGCAACCGGTGGTGTTGCCTATGACATCAACCCGACTGACGGCGCAGTTTCCGGTTTCACCGCGACTACGGGTAAGACTTACAAGGTCTTCTACTTCGTCAACAAGGCCACTGCGCAGATTGCCACCATCACCACGGCTATGGACCCGAAGGTCGTTCACTTCATTGCGACTGTGGCGGTCTTCTCCACGTCTGCTGGTTCCTCTCAGAACGAGGGCACTCGTGTTGGCACGCTGTACATCATCATCCCGTCCCTGAAGTTTGGCGCAAACGGCGGCATTACCGGCGACCAGACCAACAACGACACCACGTCTCTGTCTGGTCAGGCTATCGCTTATGACCCGGACGTCATCACCGATGGCTGCGACGAATGCGCCGGCGCGGGCAGTGACCTTGCGTACTACATCTACCAGCCGTGCGCTTCTGGTGAGGAAGAGATCGAGGGCGTTGTTGCCAACATCGGCGGCATTTCCCTCAAGGCGTCCACCACCTATCAGATGCAGCCCCGTATCGCCATGAAGAATGGCGAACTGGTCAAGGGCGACGCGAATACCTTCACCTATACCGCGACTGGCGCTCCCGACGGTACGACCGTTGGTGCAAACACTGGTCTGATTACCGCCGGCGCTACTGCCGGTGACTTCACGGTTGAGGTCAGCTATACCGCAGGCGAGTCCACGTTCAAGGACACCTGCGAGGTCGAGGTCACTTCGACCTAAATAACCTGCTACTCGGAGGGGAGAAATCCCCTCCGGGAAATGCGCAAACCGATCAATATTCAGTGCAAGCGAGATGTTGGTAGGCTTGCGCATTTTTCGCATTCAGGAGGCAGATATGTCGATTGAAGATTTTGTGATTAAATTCAATGCCGCGCTCGACCAATCCATCCACAGAGCAATAGAAGGTCCTGTGACGGACAGCGTGAAAGCGGCCATTGTTGAAGCCGTTCAGACAGAAGTCTACGACGTCTACGAGCGCGGAGATTATCTTCCGTACATACGCCGCGACGAGGTAGGGAAGAGTGGTGGCCTTCAGGACTGGAACGTTATGGAGTCGAAGTATGACCCTGAGACCATGATGTTGGAAGTCCAGAACATGAGCCGTGACGATGATACCGGACGTTTGATTGCGCCGGTTGTAGAAAGCGGCAAGGGATATCAGTGGAAAAAGTCGACGATCTACAAAACGAAGCAGGCGCGTCCGTTCCACAAAGAAGCGCAGAGCATGGTAATGCGTGAGGGTATGTTCTCTGACGCTCTCCGGTATCAGCTCAAAAGAGACGGATTCGACCCCAAGTGAAAGGAGGAAGATTGAATGGCAGATTTTGAAAAGGTTCAACTTCAGGTAGAGGTTATCCGCACGCAGCTTGATTCGCTGGTGAAGGATGTAAACGGCCTGAAGGATCAGAAACTGAAACTCACTGTTGATTCCTCCGGACTGGAAGCAATCAATCGATTCAATACCTCTGTGCAGGCTATTACGCAGAATGTCGATGGTCTGAGCGGAAAGTTTACAAAGGTTTGGGCTGGCGCAGCAGATGGCGCACCGACCAGAACGATTGAAACCGTCAACGAAGGGCTTGGCCGGACTACTGAGATTATTCGGACTCTGGACGAAGAAACGCAGCAGTACACGACGGTTCAGACAAAGGCAACTACCAACTACGATGCGATGGCAAAAGCGGCGCAGAAAGCCGCTGAAAAGGCTGAGAAGGCTGCGAAAGAACAGGCAAAAGAAACTGAAAACGCTGCATCCAAGGTCGATACACTCCGCAAAGGCTTTGCAGACCTCGGCTTGCAGATGAAATCCGCAGCAGAGAAATATCCAACCGGTACATTCTCTGAAATAGAATCCGACGCAAAACAGGCGAGTGCTGCACTCGAAAACCTGTATAGCAGCTGGAAAAGCGGTGCTATCAGCGATAAGGAATTTGTCGCTGGCGTAAAGGATGCTTCTGGTTCGCTGAAAAACCTTCGTGCAAACTACGCGCAGACCCGCAACGAGACGGATAAGCTCACAAACTCCACCAATGTCCTTGGTGACACGTTCAGCCACATTGTCGGTAAAATCACCGTCTGGCAGGTCGTAAATGCGGCTGTTGCAAAGGTAAAGCGGTCGTTTACTGAAGCTATCGATACGATGAAACAGGTCGATACGGAAATGACGGCTATCCAGAAGGTTACTGGCAACACTGCCGCCGAAATGGAGAAACTGGGCAATACAGCGTATGAGGCTGCATCCAAGTACGGCGTTGCTGTCACCGACTATCTGGAATCTGTCGGCACATTCGCAAAGGCTGGCTATAAAGAAATGTCAGAAGACATGGCAGAGCTGGCAACGAAGACGCAGCTCGTCGGCGACGTGACCTCTGATATTGCGAACCAGTTCATTCTTTCGGCCGATGCGGCGTACCAGATGAAGGGCAATGTTGAAGAACTCAACGATGTTCTCGACAAAGCTAACGAAATTGAAAACAACTACGCCACGTCCATTCAGAAGATGGCCGAAGGCTTCCCGATTGTTGCGAACGTTGCATCGATGGCGAATATGTCCATCGATGAACTGATGGCGGCGCTCGGCACGATCACCGCAGTCACGCAGGAGTCCGGTACAAAGGCTGCGACGGCTCTCCGTGCGCTGATTCTGAACATCATCGGTGACACCGAGACGGAAATTGAAGACGGCGTTTCTTGGACAAAGGAAGAAATCAACAGCCTCAACGACGCCCTCTGGATTTATGCTGAAGACGCGATGAAGGCCGCGCAGGCGTCCGGAAAACTCGTAGACCCCATGCAGGCAATCGCAAGCCTTTCCAAAGCGTACAAGGACGGACTCTTGACCCAATCAGAGCTGGCAAGCCTTGAATCCGATCTTGGCGGCAAACTCCGCACCAATCAGCTCGACGCGCTTATCAAGAACTATGATATGTACGCCGCGATGCTGGATAAGGTCGCGGAGTCTGCCGGCAGCGCTGACAAAGAAGTCAGCATTATGCTGAATTCTTGGGAAAGTAAGACCAATATTCTCAAGAACAAGTGGACGGAATTCATCAGCCACATGACGGACACCGACTTGATAAAAGGTGCCCTTGACGGACTGATTAAACTCGTCGAGGCGCTTGACAGCGGATTCGGAAAGTTCATGGCTACGGTAGCCGGCGTGGCAGTATCGATAACAGCCCTCTACAAAGCTATAATTGCTTTCCAAAAAGCCGGCGTGGCACTTGATGGGCTGCTTGTAACCCTGAACAGTTTGAAAACGTCAGGAGCTTTTGCGTCCGGTGCTGTCAAATTATTTTCAAATCCCACGCTTGGAACGATTGTAGCTATTGGTGTAGCTATTGGCGTCGTTGTTGCGGGAATAAAGGCGCTCAATGATTATGCAGAGTCTCAGAAGTACGAGAATCTAATTGAGTCATTCCATGATTTATCGGAACAGGTAAAAGAAACATCTGCCAATTTGGCGGAAGCAAAGGAAAAACTCGATGAGCTCAACCAGACTCCTTACGCAGAACGAGGGGAGGAATGGCGGAAGGAAAAAGAAGAGCTTCAGCAAACGATAGATGCGTATGAATATCTTCTTGAACTCCGGAAAAATGAGGCGAATAGAACAGCTGAAAAGGCATTTTCTGCGGACGTTACAACAGCCATCTCTTATGCAGGAGATATTTCCCAAAATGAGAAGGGCGAAAGCCGCATAAATCTGTCTAGTGGTGGCACAAATGTCCGTTCGATCAAACTGACACAAGAGCAGCTTAAAGCGCTCACAACTGAATATAACAATGTCGAAGAGGCCGTTCGCGCCAACATTTCTGCATTTGATGATTATATCAGCGAGACGTCGAAGAAGAAAATAGCTGAACTTATTGAATCCGGCAACACAGCAAAAGCATATGAGGAAATGGAAAAGGCGCTTCGTCAGATTGGAATAACCTTCGACGAAGTGACTGTCAGCGCGGACAAGTTCGCCGAGTCTCAGGCGACCGGCATGGACCAGGTCACACAGTACATTTCCCAAGCGAAATCGTCTGGCACTCAGATGAGCCAGACCATGAAAGAACAATATCAGGCTTTCATTGATGCAGACGACGGTAGATACAAATATCTCAAGGGTCTTAAAGACCTGACTGTCGAGCAGCAGCACTACGTTGATTCGTTTGAATCGATGGTTGCAGCTTTCGTGTCTCTCAAAGAATATGATAATCCTGCGGAGATTGTCGTCACTATTGGTAATGCCTTGGGAATCTCTGCGGCGGAAGCACTGAGGTTTGCGCAACACATCGGGCTGGTAAACCCGAATATCCGCGAGATGAGCAATGAAGTGGAGACCGCCACAGACGGTACGCTCAAACTCAAAACGGCGGAGACCGGTGCTGCGGACGGCGCGGACAAACTTGCAGATTCTCTCGAAGAAGTCGAGGTCGCTACCTACAACGAAAACACCGCTGCTGCAAAGCTCACGAAGTCTCTGTTCGACGCGAACGGAAAATTGACCGAGCACGCGAAAAAGGCTCTCACGACCAACACCGCCCTCGCAGATCTTGCAAAGAAGGAGCTCGAACTGCAAAATGCGGCTGCGACCGCAAACTATAACAATCTGATTGCCCAGATTCAGGCGGTTGGTTCTTCTGCAATCATTACTTCTCAGCAGCTTCAGCAGATGATCGGCTTGATTCCGGGGCTGACAACGAATACGTGGTCAGCCGAGAATCAAGAGTTCAATATGCGCCGTCTGTTCAACCAGCAGACGGGGAAGAACTGGAAGAAGGACGCAGAGGATTACGCGCAGTGGTCTTCTCAATATCTGCTGAACAAGTCTTCCGAGTATTACAAAAAACAGCAGGAAGAATACAAAAAGCAGATGGAGGAGCTTTCAAAGTACACCTCCGACTATACCGGGACTTCGACCGGTGGCGGCGGAGGCAGCTCTTCCGATGCAAACCTTGAAGCGCATAAACAGAAAGTCGAACTTCTGAAGTCCGAGCTGACCTTGCTGGAAAAGCAGAATGCCAGCGAAGACACGCAGAAGGACAAAATGCGGCAGATCCAGCAGGCGCTTCATGCGCAGGCACAGTATCTGCGGTCCATCGGAGGCAGTCAAGCGGATATCAACGCGCTTTCTGCCGAATGGTGGGAGTGGCAAGAGAAAATCAATGGCACGCTTAAAAGTACAGATGAGCTTTTGAGCGAACTGCAGGACGTCATGTCCGACAAACTCTCCGACCTCTCTGACCAGCGGCAAAATGAGCTGGATGCCATCGACGCGCAGATTGATGCGCTCAAACAGCAGAAAGACACCCGCGACGAGCAGTTGGACCTCGAAGAAAAAATCCTCGCCGTCCAGCAGGCACAGGCCAAGCTTGCCAATGCACAAAATGAGCGAACCATCCGGCAGTACAACGCTCGCACCGGTCAGTGGGAGTGGGTGGCGGACCAGAAGGAAGTGGACAGTGCGCAAGAAGCGTTGGATGACGCCAAAAAGGATCTCGAAGACTTCAAGGCAAACATGGCCTACGAAGCCGCGCTGGCCGAACTGGAAGCCAAGAAGGACGCTATAAACGCGCAGTACGATGCGCTCGAAAAGAGCTACAACAACTTCCTGAAATCTCTGAAAGAGAAGACGCGTGGAATCGGCGAAATCCTGCAGGATATCTGGAAGAACGCCACGCCGGAGCTCAAGAAGATTATTCAGGAAAACGCAGAGCTTTTCAAACAGTTCGGATTTGATGTTTCGGAGCTTTCCGATGCGGTCAAGGAAACGGCCAAGAAACTGTATGGTCTTTCTTCCAACGGAAGCAAGTATGAAATTGGTAGTGACAAGGGCATTGACTTCGTAAACAACGCGCCTGCAGGGTCTACCATGACCGGCGGCGATGGTTCAACATGGACAAAGAATCCCGACGGAACTGTCACCATTGTGGATAAGGACGGCGTTTCCTATACGGTCAATCCCAACCAGACCACCGGTGATACCACGGGTGACACCACGAACGGCGGTCAACGGTATTCTGGTGTTGTCTACGCAGAGCCCGATGATGGGCAGGGAGAGCGCTACAAGATCTCCAGCGCGAGCGGCCTTGACTTCCTGAACAATAAACCGGCTGGCGCGTCCATGACCGGCGGAGATAAGTCTTACTGGGTCAAAAACGCGGATGGTACAACTTCCATTACAGACCGGTACGGCCGTCACTACACGGTTTATGACCAGGGCGGCATCCTGCACGGCATGGGCGGCATCAAGGCGACCATGCAGGACGAAGGTGTCACACCTCCTGATGTGACGGAACTGCTCAAGAAACGGCTCCTGTCGCCTGTCAGAGACGCGAACTTCGACCGCAATATGGATGCGCTGCGGAGTTGCCTGAGTACGAAACACGAGGCTGAAACGGTCTCCACGGCTTCCTATGACAACCATAGCATTGGCACTCAGCACAACGGAAACACGTATCAGTTCGGCAGCGTGACGATCAGTGAACAGCAGGCAAGCAACATGAGTGTCAAGCGCTTTGCGGATCTCGCGCTCGGGCTTGGGAACTTCAGCTAATACGAAACGGAGGACACAGAACATGCTTTATCAGCCGACCAACGTATATCCCAGCATGACCGGCGCACTCGGAAACGGTGTTGTCGATGCCAACGGGAATCTCACTGTTAGCTGGCAAGTCAACGGCAATTCGCCGTTGACTGCATTCCAGATCGTGATATACGACAACAATCCGACTTCGACGCAGCGGTTTTCAACCGGAAAGATAACAGATGGTTGTCCGTTCTACGGCGTGGACTATGCGGGGAACGTGCAATACTTCAGCTACGTTATCTCGGCCAGCCAGCTTTTGAGCGCCGGCATCACGAACGGGAATGATTATAAGCTTATCATTACGCAATGGTGGTCGGACAGCAACTCGGTTTCGCAGTCCAGCGCAAGCGCGTTTATTACGCGCACTGCGCCGACGCTCACAATCTCCACACTTCCAAATCCGGTCCCATATCGGATGTTCACGTTCTATGCTGTTTACGCGCAGGCTGAAGGAGACGTTCTGAACTGGGTCCGTTGGGAAGTTGCACTGAAGAATTCAACGTCGTATGACGTCCTTAAAGATACCGGAAAACTCTATGGGGTCTCGCAACTTCAATTTTCTTACGATGGATTCTTCACTGGAAGCACATATGCCGTCAGATGTTCTGTGCAAACGGAAAACGGTGTTGAGACCACTACGGGCTGGATTGAGTTTGCTGTTGAATATCAATCTGAGCTGCTGAACGGCACACTCACTGCTTGTCAAAGCGGAAAGGGGAGTGGCGTCAAACTGACGTTCCCGTCTGTCACAAATATTCCTGGCGAGGCAAGCGGATCATACACAGTTTCGGACAGTTACCTCCGACTTCCGGAAGGAACCAGCGTGAAGTGGGAAAAACAAGATGGCGAGCAGATGAACCTTGAAACTCCGTTCGACGCGGCGTGGCGTGGCCTTGGAAATGCCAATGGAATGATCCTCCAAGAAAACGGAGTGGCGGAACGGTTCACCTTTGAACAGATACTTAACCAGCGTCTGACATATGGCTGCTACGGAGACAAGTTCGTTGCAACAAGCGGCCGTATTTACTACAGCGAAGACGGAACAACTTGGGCAGAAGCGAACCCACCGCAGAACAACGGCCAAGATCTCCTCGGGTGGGGCGAAGTTGCTTATGGCAGCGGAAAATATGTCGCGATTAAAGCTGGATATTCTGCGACGTCGGAAGACGGAATCACGTGGACAGCACACACACTGACCATTACAGTAGAACTCGAACAGCTCTGTTTTGGCAATAATGTTTTTGCTGCAATCGACGGAAGCAATAAAATTGCCGTATCCAGTGATGGCGTGACGTGGGAAGAGGTCACAGTCGGTATTGACAGTGGCGCTGGTATAAATAGCCTCACCTTTGGTGACGGGAAGTTTATGCTTGCCACTTACAATTCGAACACTTCACAGAATGAAGTAACAAGCATTTTTACGTCAGAAGACGGGAAAACGTGGACGAAAATACACAGTTTTGAAGAGAGATTTCAATCAAATGCGCTATGCTACGGAAACGGAATATACCTGATGGTTTCCATATATCCGAACACTGAATTTTTTGTGTCCACGAACGGAACTGATTGGAGCAACGTCAAGCCGCAGGACTTCTTTCCTAGCATAGAAGAGCACTTTTATGTGTCTAGTTACTCCGTCTGCTACGGCGGAGATTACTTCATAGTCTTGTACAATAACGGCTCCCAACAAAATTATGCATTCTACAGCTACGACGCAAAGAACTGGATGGCAACGAAACTGGACACCGGATACTCCAACGAGGTGTTTGACTCTGTTTTTTATGGGAATGGGAAGTTCTTCGCTTCTTCCAATCGCGGAATTGTAAAAACTGCTATCAGTGTCAACCAGCCTATGAACGATAGTCTCGGTATTGAGGTAAGCGCACCGGACCTGAATCCAAGAATTTACGGAGAGCTGCCGAGCGCGGGGGAATGGCGGTCTGTCACCTACGGAAATGGCAAATATGTGGCGCTGCAGTATAACTCAGACTCTGCGGCTTACTCGACTGACGGGAAAACGTGGACTGCAGCTACACTGCCTGTATCTTCGGCATGGGGTTTCGTGATCTATGCGAACCAAACTTTCTACGCTTTCTCCTATGCGGGTGATATTGCCACCAGCAGCGACGGAGCAACGTGGACGGCGAAAACGAAGATTGGTGCGATTACCGATGTATCGTTCGTTGACGGTAAGTTTTTTGTGTCCAACCTGAACGCGTGGACAGTTGACGTTTCTTCGAACCTGGAGAACTGGAGCACTGTATTCAGCGGGGACTATACAGCGCCAGTGCTTGGGAATGGAATCTATGTTTCTATTCCACAACATGGAGACGGCGCGGTTGTGTATTCGTATGATGGAGAGTCGTGGGGGCATTCTGCAACTCAGAATATGATCCACGCCAGCGATATAGCATTCGGCGGAACGCTTTTCGTCGCAGTTGGCTATAGCTCGGACGTCATGGTCAGCTCTGACGGCTTGAACTGGACGGTTTATAAGAATGTCTTGGGGCGAAGCAGCGAATCTTATGGGGCGCATGTCTTTTATAGTGGCGCACAGTTCATTTGCTGCGCAGGGGAGAACCACATTTTCACCTCCACAGATGGTGAGACTTGGAATGCAATACCGCTTGGAAATGCCTGCTGGGCTGGATGTTATGGCAATGGAAATCTGCTTTTAATGCCATATGGCGCAGCAAACGTGTATGGAACTGACTCAACGTCGGCTTCGATGCAAATCCATGCGCACGACGGCGTGCTGGCATCGTTGAGCCTCCCAAGCACGCAGATTCTCAGTGTTTTGCATCTCAACGAAGGACATAAAATTGTCGTTTCGACAGATGCGGATGATCTGACGTGGGAACAGCACGAATCTAGTGTGCAGTTCGCCAGTAGCAAAGTCTTATATGGCAACGGTCTGTATGTTGCCTTTTCGTACAATCAAAGTGCTTACAGCGATGATGGAGTTAACTGGAACTCGGGCGGCTATGGCAGCTTTACGCCTTATGAACCGGCATGTTTTGGTGGTGGAAAATTTGTTGCGCTGTCCTATGTGTCCCCATTTGGAACGCACTCTTTTGTTTCCACCGACGTGAAAGCGTGGAAAGATAGCGAGGCCGTTGCGAATGCACAGCCGATTGACTTGTTCTTTGCAAAAAACCAATTCGTTGGACTTTTCGGAATGAATGACGGCGGCATCGTCGTTGCAGTTTCAGAAACCGGGGAAAGTTGGGAGATTGTATCAGCAATGCCTGCGGCTGACAATGGTTGGCGAAAGATTGTGTATGGCAATGGCGTATATGTTGTGATTGCACCACAGGCCACTGCACCAAACGGTGGAGCAATCGCTTACTCAAAAGATTTAATGAATTGGACAGTCGTTTCAGTTGTTGAACTGACGCCACACTATACCGTCAGTTCACCGGTCTTATTTCTATATGATATTTGTTTTTCCGGTGATCGATTTGTAATCGTCGGCGACAACAACACACGGATAACGTTGTGCAGCTATGACGGAATCACATGGGACGTTTACAGCAATGAGCACTCTGGGCCAAACATCATATTCGCACAAGGTTGGTTCCTGTCGGTCTACGCTGGAAGCGCAGGTAAGAGCAAAGACGGGATCAACTGGACTGCGTGCGATAGCCCAATCCCGGCATCTTCGTCAGTCAACCCAACGATGGTGAAACTGGCGTTCGGCGGAAGCTTTGTTTGGGTGGATAACACCAATGCATATACGTCTTCCGGCTTCGTGAGTAAAACAGAAATTCCTCTCGATTTCTCATTTGATTCACTCACTTCTCTGCAGATGGAGGGCTCGCAGACGTGTGACTATGTATTGGTAAGTAAAAACGAGCTGACCAGCACAGTGCGGAATAACATCTTGGCAGAACCGAGATACCACCCGACGGACGTTTCGGGGCAGTTCTTCGCAGACTTTGACACAGATCTGAATGGCGGAGGATTTGGAAACACCGGGTTTACCAAATTTGCGATTTATCGCTATCTGGCCGGAAGTCTGACCCTTACGCATGTCTTTGACACAAGTCCGGAGGACGGCAACGTCGTGATTGACTGTGGAAGCAAAAACGCAGAGGCATATACGTACTATGCGTTCGGAATCAATGACTCGGCGTCCTCGGCTGCTCTTATCAGCAATCAAATCACAACCTGTATTTGGAATTGGTCTGTTCTGTCATGCACGAAGGACGCAAACGGGGTTTTCCACCCGCAAAAGATTTTCTTCTTCGGAAAGAATCTGTCCAGTGGGGATATCAGCAACAACAACACGCCTCAGATCTTGCAGAACTTCACACAGTACCCGACGGTCCAGACGGCACCGTTCAACTACAAGAGCGGTACGCTGACGAGTTTGATTGGAACGATCTCCGACGGAAAATATTCTGACACTGTAAACCTGCGGAACGAGATAATGGAGCTGTCAACAACGAGGAATACGCTGTTTCTGAAGAGCCGGAAGGGTGATCTGCTGAGAATCCGGATAAGTGCTGCTATTGAGGTCAGCACAATGGACAACTCTCCAACGCAAGCACAAACAGCCAAAATTTCCTGGGTCGAAGTTGGAGGTACGGATGACGCGAGAATCGTCATCACAAAGTCTGACGGAGCATGGCCGTACTGATGGGAGGGTGAATTGAGATGGGCATTAAAATCTTAGAAACAACTGCTAACTCCATCAGTGCGGAATACTACGAAAGCATTTCGGACGGATCATCGTCAGATGCTGCATACCTGCAATGGGTGCTGAATGCAGACGGGGAATCGACCAGAAGTCAAAGGACTTCTGACAAGTCGAATAATTATGCCGTCACGTTTACCGGACTGACAGCGAATAAGAGTTATTATCTGACTGGCACGCTCTATGATGCAAATGGCGGGAAGATCGAAGGAAATGGAACTCCTGTTACCACATTGCAGGGGGATAAAACAGTCACGATTTATGCCAATGATGGGACCGGCCAATCCGTGAGCAATACGTTCCCGTTTGGCACCACCATCACCATCCCGGATTGTCCGTTCTCCGCTCCGCCCGGAAAAACCTTCGCCGGATATGCTGGCACAGCCAGTGCAACCTCAGCCCAATGGCAGCCGGGGCAGACAACAACGGTATATGTAGACCGCGTATTCTACTGCGTCTGGCAGGAGATCACTGTACCGACGCACACGATTTCCTACAACGCAAACGGGGGATATGGCGCACCTTCTTCGCAAACCGTGCGAGAAGACACAAACGTTCAAATCTCAACAACGATTCCGAGCCGGCCGGGCTATACCTTCGCAAATTGGGTCGCCGTAGGTCTTACCAGCGGATACACAATGTCTGTTAGCCCAGGACAGACGTTAGGCACCACGCCGGAAGATATTGAGCTGACGGCCGAGTGGTATCAGTATTCGGTCGACGTGATAGCGGGGGACTACATTGCAAACGTATCCAGGCAGTATCAGGGCATCCCGTTTATCGATTACAACGGGAACACCCAAACATCTTGCTGGGTGGACTGCACGCTGAGTTCACAGTCTGGCTATCAGGTAACGTTTGATGGATGGTACAACGCCTCTGACGTGAAGGTGTCCTCCGCTCAAAGGTACACGGTTTCCGGTATTAGCTCGAATTTGGCGTTGACAGCCAAAGCAACGGCCACTGTACTTGCCACCTATACCGTTACATATGCACCCGGAGCAAACGGTGTCGGCAGCACGCAGACGCAGACAAAAACGGAGGGGACGGCTATCACGCTTCGTGGGGTTACATTCACGCGTGATGGCTATGTACAGACCGGGTGGAGCCTGACTGACGGCGGAGCGAAAGCCTATAGTCTTGGAGCCCAATACACGCAGGATGCCAGCGTGACGCTCTATCCGTATTGGCAGAAGGAAGCTGCAGACGTAACGACGATTGACAATCTTCCAGCCGGCACCATCGTCAAAGACACGATAGATGGAGCTGAGTTTGAGTTCATCGTGGTCAACCAAGGTGTCCCGCAGCAAAGCAGCCTGTATGACAGCAGCTGCAACGGAACGTGGCTGATGCTGAAGCAGCTCTACAATCAACAGGTCTGGAATGGAAGCGGCAGCACAAGCATCTATTCTGGAAGTCAGATTGCTTCTTATCTGAACGGAGATTTCTACAATCTTCTCAGTGCGAACCTTCGGAATGCTCTGCAAACAGCCAAGATTCCATATGCGAGCGGAACATCAGTTTCAGCAGGGACAAGCGGAGTTGAATCAAAGGTTTTCCTGCTCTCTGCGCTGGAACTTGGCTTGCAGAACGGACTCAGCGAGAACTTTGGAGAGAATAGCTGGGCAGACATTATCCTTGCTTGTCAGACAAAAACGGTTCCTGACACATGGAACGTCGGCGACAGCTGCAACATGACGATCAACAACACGACCTACGCAATCGACATCATCGGCAAGAACCACGACGATTATGCCGACGGCTCGGGCAAGGCTCCGCTGACATTCCAGATGCACACGACCTACGCGACGCAGTATAAGATGAACGGTGCAGAGAGCAATAGCTGTGGTTGGGTGAACTGTCTGGTGCGAACGTACAATGCATTCCCGAAGCTGAGACAGGTGATGCCGGCAGAGGTCGTGGCTGCGATGAAAGCCGTGACGAAGAAAACCTCGGCAGGCAGCGCCAGCTCGACCATCGACACGACGGAGGACACGCTGTTCCTGTTGTCGGAGATCGAGGTGCAGGGCACACGGACATTCTCCTATCCAGGCGAGGGCACGCAGTACGAGTATTACAAGACGGCCGCGAACCGGAAGAAAAACCGCGCATGGTATTTGCGCTCGCCGAGACTCAACAGCACCACCTGCTTTGACAGAACTGGATGGAGCGGTGAAGCGGACTGGAGCGTCGCGTCCGAGGTGGACGGCATCACAGCGGCATGGTGTTTCTAGGAGGTGGTGATACCATATGTGTGCAAAAGCAATCGACGGTGCAAAGCTTGAATATTTCGAACAAAACAGCAGCAAAGAAGCGCTCATTGCCTATCTGAACGGGGCGGCGGCGAACTGGTGGACACGAACGCAGCCCGATACCGGAGCAACGACAGTCTGGTATCAGGATACGGCCGGTAGCGGCGGATGGGCCGCGCAGACGGAATCCAAAGGCATCCGGCCTGCGTTCGTCGTTAAATCAGATACAAAGGTCATCAAGAACGATGATGGAAGCTACTCGATAGCCACAACGTATGTCATAACCTACCTCCCCGGAATGAACGGCACGGGAACGGCGCAATCTGTGACCAAAAACCAAGGTGAACCGCTTACACTTGCCGGAGCCATCTTCGGCCGTGATGGCTACACCCAAGTCGGTTGGGCCACAACGGACGGCGGGGAGAAAGCATATGACCTTGGCGGCACATACATGACAGACTCAGTTGCTACGTTTTATCCGGTTTGGCAAAAGAATGCGCCGCAGCCTCCTACGCCTGATCCGACACCCGGATATGTTTATGCTGGCGAGCACGCAGAACGAGTCAGAGACTATCTTGCGCAGCTGCGCACGCCATTTACAAAGCTCTGTCGGATTCGTTTCCTGCAACCGGACGGAAGTACAGCCTTTGCGCTCGATAATAATCCGCTCGGACGGAGAAATGGCACGTTTATTCAAGAGGGAAGCATCACCTGCAATCTGCAAAACGGCCAGAGAAGGACAGCGAGCATAACGCTTTCGAACGTAGATGCCGAGTATGACTATAATGTCAACAATATCTGGTTCGGTCAGCAGGTGGCAATCGATGAAGGACTCATTCTCTCGGATGGTTCGGAATACTACATCCAGCAGGGCGTCTTTTACATCCAAGAGCCGCAGGAGACGATGAACCCAAATCTTCGAACCATGACGTACCCGCTTGTAGACAAGTGGGCATACATTGATGGAAGCCTGTTTGGGCGGCTTGAAGCAACATATGAGGTTCCGGTAGGGACGAATATCTTTGAACCCGTGGCGGCGCTCCTGAAGCTCGACAAGGGCAACGGATACCCCATTGACCATGTGACGCCGGTTTTCACGAACTACTACAATGGGAAGACGCAGGCGCTTCCGGATGGCACGACAGCTGCGCTGACAGACTCGCCATACACGCTGCGTGTAGACAGCGACGACGGAACAATCGCGGATGTTGCACTCGGCATGGCGGAGATGGTAAACGCATGGGTAGGGTACGACCAAACGGGAACATTCAGAATGGAACCGTCGCAGGATGACATCGTTGATACGGACAAGCCGATTCTCTGGCAGTTCTCAATGGATGAGGCACAGCTTCTTGGTGCGACTTACACGGTCAAAAACACGGAGGTTTTCAATGACTATATCGTCCTTGGCGAGCAGACTGATAACTATCCGCAGGCGTCCGGAAGAGCGCAGAATCTTGACCCGAGCAGCGATACAAACATCAACCTCATAGGTAGAAAAACCTATCGGGAAACTGCGTCCGGATACTATACCACGACGCAGTGCAGAGATCTCGCTGAGTGGAAACTGAAAAGAACGACAGTTCTGCAGAAAGCAGTATCAATTCAGTGCATACAGATGATGCATATATTTGAAAACAGTCTTGTTGAAATCGTTAGGACGGACAAACCGTCTTCACCGGTAGAACGGCATCTGATTCAAGGATTCACACGTCCACTTACCAGCAACGGGACAATGACAATCAACGCCGTATCGGTTGCTGACTTCCCGATTGCGACGATCACGAGCTGGCCGAAGTGAGGAAGGGGGTGCTGAAATGGCTGAAAGGAGCCCGCAAGCCCCTGCCTTTAGACATGGGGTAAAGGGCTGCAAGTCCACTGAATGCGAGGAGCAGTGAAAGTATGGAATATTCCTATCAATTTAGGCTGTACCCAAATTCGGCTCAGAGAAACTTAATACAGCACACTTTCGGATGTGTCCGGTTTGTGTATAACTACTTTCTCGCTGAGCGTATCGCGCAGTATAGAGAAACTGGGAAATCTCCTACACGTTTTCAGCAGGACAAGGAACTCACTGCACTAAAAAAGGAACTCGAATGGCTACAAGAACCAGATAAGTGCGCTTTAAAAAATGCGCTGAAATACTTGGACGCTGCATATAAGAACTTTTTTCGCCGAGTAAAGAACGGTGAGAAGCCCGGTTTTCCAAAGTTCAAAAGCAAGCGCGACCATAGACAGAGTTACACGACGAATTGCAACATCAAGATTTTTGAAAATGCAGTCCAGCTTCCAAAGTTGGGACATGTCAAGTGTCGGGTTTCAAAGGAAGTCAAAGGGCGCATTTTATCGGCCACGATATCTCAGAATCCCAGCGGGAAATACTTCGTATCGCTCTGCTGCACTGATGTGGAGATTGAGCCGCTTCCAAAGACAGGCTGTGTTATCGGCGTTGATATGGGGCTGAAAGCATTCGCAATTACGTCAGATGGAACGGAATATCCAAACCCGCGTTATTTAGCCAAGAGCCAGAAGAAACTTGCCAGACTACAACGGCTGCTCTCCCGAAAACCAAAGGGGAGCAACCGGCACGAGAAAGCGAGGCTTCAGGTGGCACGGCTGCATGAGCATATCACAAACCAGCGCAGCGACATGATGCACAAACTGTCAACGCAACTCATCCGGGAGAACGATGTAGTCTGCATCGAAGACTTAGCACCGCAGAACATGGTCAAGAACCATCGCCTTGCGAAGTCCATCAGCGACGCATCATGGGGCGAGTTCCGACGGCAGTTAGAATACAAAGCCGCGTGGTATGGGAAAAAGGTCATACAGATAGACCGTTTCTTCCCTTCCAGCCAGCTATGCTCCTGTTGCGGATATCGGAACATCGGCACAAAGAATCTGGCGGTGCGGGAGTGGACGTGCCCCAAATGTGGGACGCGTCATGATCGGGACATCAACGCCGCGAAGAACATTTTGCACGAAGGAATGCGCCTAATGGCGTAGAAAGGAATCATTATGGAAATCAACAATAGGGCGGGACACGCCCGAATTAACGCTCGTGGAGATTGCGTAGACCTCGCAGGTGCAGGCAGCGGTCGTAGAAACGAGAATCCCCCGGCTTTAGCCGTGGGGAGTGTCAATGAAAGGAAAACTGCGCAATACATTCTCAAACTCAAATCCGGAGAGACCTTCGACGTAATTGAGGAAACGAATTTGTACTGGGTCTGCAAAGGAACCCAGTTCAAGAAGACAAGCAGGCAGATTGAACGTGTGACACGGCGAAAAGCCAGAAAGGGCGCAAACGATGAGTGAGATTGGTCCCGTGCTCAACAACCATGGAGCAAAACTGTGCAGATCATTCACCGACACAGCATACGGAATCAGTGCCTGTATTCATTTCTTCTGCGGCAAGTGGATTCCACCTCCCGCTGTGAAATAAAAAACCATAGTGTCCTGCGCTGAAAGGGCGGCGCAGAAGGGCCGAAGAGGGCCGCGAGCGAAGCAAAAGATGGCTGCGTTCGCGGCTCTCTTTTGCTTCGTCAATATCGAATGATTGGAGAAAAGCAATGGAAACTTTCAAAGATATCGTGACCATCTTTGGTGGGATTACTACGATTGGCGCTGTACTGGTGGTTCTGGTTAAGCCAATCCGTGAGTGGGTCATGGGGGATAGCGCGATCAAGGCCGGAATGAAGTGTCAACTTCGTTCTGACATGCTGCACACCTATTACAAGAATAAGGACACACAAAAGATCCGCCAGTACGAAGCCGAAAATTTCGAATATTCGTACAAGGCATACAAGGCACTCAAGGGCAATTCTTTCATCGAAAAAATCAAGAAGGAAGTGGACGAATGGGAAGTGGTGTCTTAAAAGGAATGGAATGGAGCAAACGCATTCTCATTTTCTCGTATCTGATGCTTGTTGTGTTTATCGTCATTTTCCTGGCTGCTGACGATAAAGCAGCTGCTGCAACGGTACTCTGCGGGTGGATCGTAGAGGTTTCTGCAGCTACCGGATTTTATTTCTGGAAAGCAAAGAACGAAAATAGAAGCAAGTACGCACTCATATTTGTACGGGAACTGGCGGAAAAGCATGGCTTGGATGCAACCGCACGAATCATTGAAGCAGTCCTTAAAGACTGAGAAGGGAAACTATTATGAAAAACAGCTGGTGGCAAGTCATCATCGAGAACCTTTTTAAGGTCAAGTCACTCGTAACGATTGTACTCACGGGTGCGTTTGTTGCAATGGCACTTCGTGACAAGGTAGAACCGAAGGACTTTTATTCCATCATAGTGATGGTTCTGACGTTCTACTTCGGCTATCAGAGCGCCAAGAGCGAAGATAAGAACAGCACACCGAACGGTAGTCAGGAATAGGGCTTTGGCCTCGCAAAAGGAGGAATATCAAATGACCATTCAGGAAGCAAAGAAAAAGCTGCTCGACATTGCGGCAACTGAAGAGGGTTATCTGGAAAAAGCGACGAACGCAGAGCTCGACAGCAAGACTGCGAATGCCGGCAGAAACAACTACACGAAGTACGCTCGTGACCATGCCAAATGGGGGACCTACCATGCCCCCAAGCAGGGACTCCCTTGGTGTGATATGTTTGTGGACTGGTGCTTTATCAAGGCATTCGGTCTTGCACTCGGCATGAAAGCAACCTGTCAACCGAAGGGCGGCTATGGTGCTGGCTGTACGGAATCGTATAACTACTACAAAGCCGCAGGGAAGGCCGTTCCTGTCGCAGAAGTGCAGGAAGGCGACCAGATCTTCTTTGGCAAGCCTGGAAGCATGACGCACACTGGCATCGTGTATAAGGTCGATAATGCGCGGATCTATACCATTGAGGGGAACACCAGTTCCGGCAGCAACACTGTGATTGCGAATGGCGGCGGCGTTTTTAAAAAGTGGTACTACAGAAATTCTGCCTCCATCGGTGGAATTGGCCGTCCCAAGTGGGACGTGCTTGGCAGCGAAGATTCTAAGCCCACTACGTCAACTTCTTCAACCCCAACGACAGTGAAGTATTCTGAGTTCCAAGGTGGCATCTTCGCCGAGATCCCGTTTTCCCGTATTGACCGAATTGAGCATATCAAAATGGCAGACGCGAGAGGGGAAACAACCGGCAGTGTTGCAATTCGCGCTACATGGAATGACAGATTCCCCGATATCGTCATCAATGCGGAACTCTTCAACTACGGCAAGTACACGCCGGCATCCGGCGTAAAGCACAAGGGAACAATGGAATATCAAGGGTGGCAGCCGTTCATCGGCTTCAAGGACTATAAGATGCCCATTCAGGAGGCCCGTGGAGCCGTCACGTCGCCCGATGCAGTCGGGGGCTACCCCGCTATAGTCCAGAACGGTGTGAAGGGATTCACGGTTCCCAAGGGCCTTGAAGGCAACAAGTACCGGACGGCCATGGGGCTGAAGGGTAAGGTGCTCGGCATCATCGTCACAGAGAAACAGGTCCCGATGGACGTTGTTGCAAACAAGTTCGTCGCTGAGAAGTACGAATTCGCAATCAACCTTGACGGCGGAGCTTCCAGCAGCTACGTCACACCAACTGCTGCGTGGGCACGCCCCAACAAGCTTCGTGGATTTGTCGCGATCTGGCTAAAAAGCGGTAAGGGCAACTATCTTAGCAAACGGCAATATGGCAATCATGCCGTTCAGCCGAAGCCCGTGAAGTCGGAAAACTGGATTGAGACGGATAAATCCGCAGCGAACGGCGTAAAGATGAAGGTCACGGCCAGTGAATTGAATCTTCGTGCATCCGCATCTACCAGCAGTGAAGTCCGATTTGTCCTGAAATACGGAGAAACGGTCACATGGTACGGATATCAGACGAAGAGCTGGTACTACGTCAGAACCGTGTCCGGCAAGGAAGGCTATGTCTACAAAGCATACGTGAAAAAGGTATGAAAAAACCGGGAGGTTAATTCCTCCCGGTTTTTTCTTCGCCACAACTGCAGAAATCGTCTTCACGCTCCAATCTTTAAAGATTGCTCAACGTCCCGTCCCCGACGATAACAGCGTTTGTCATGCTGCTTCCGAGAACGAAGACAGTGACCTGCGTGCCGACAGCTGCATTCTCCATGCTGGAGACGTAGGGGAGAGCGATTTCTTTATCGAATGCTCGCTGAATGGTGATCTTGCCGTTTGCAGCCACTCGTGTGACCTGCGCCCGGAAATACCAAATGTTCGATCTTGTCAGTTCTTCAATTTTCGGTTTGAAGTAGTCCCAGAGCCGGTCGGCGAACCGCTTCATTTCCTGATTTTCATCCATGTTTATTGCCCTCTACTTCCAATGGCGTGCTGTTCAAAAGCACTGCGCCTCTCCGATGATGCGGCAACATTAACGCTGCTGCACCTACACTTTCGGCCTCGACCGTGAGTTCTTCATTATCTTTGTCATCGTACACAACAAGGAATGTGTAGCGGTTCTTGACAACGTTCGTGTGGAGTTTACCTCCCATACATTCACTCCCTATACGTTGATATCAGATTTGAGCAGCAAGGCGGGGCGGACGCCCTGCGGCATATACGCAACTCCAATGCCCCTGTCTCCGCTTTTCCAGACACGCCACACAAGGCAGAATACATCGGGGTTCGTAATGGGAACCCGCGTGCTGACCGCCGGCGTGACGAGCCACCAGTCATCCTTGTTTTCGGGAATTATGTCTTCGAATTGTCGGTGCTGCCAAAGCGTAAGGGGCGCTGCTTTGACCGTGATATTTCCATAAGTCATACCGCGGTCGAGGCAACTCAGGTCAACTTCAAACGGGAGAATGGCTGCAGCTTCCTCGGGAGTACGCGGCAGTTTTTCTACCCATTTGTCAATGTGCTCCTTCAAATCAGAGCAGGTATAATCGCTGAGTTTTTCTATGTCCGCTCTGTCATTGAAGGGAAGCTTTTCCGCGCTCTGCGCCAGCAGTACAAGCGTAGCGCCATCACCCTGAAGCAAAACAACGAATCTCTCACCTGCGAACTCAAAAGTTTTTCCGGGGATGATCTCTGAAAGTTTCTTCATGGCTGCCTCCAATTCTCTATTTAAATCTCTCTTAATCCTCCTGGCATAACATCAAAAATGCCGGCCGCGCCTTTTCCTTAATCTCTTTTTGCACATCTTCCGTTGCAAACTCGTGCGTGAAAACTGGACGCTGCAAAAGCTGTTCCACATAGTTGTGAAACTCCCAAAAGCCACACATCAACACGCCAGTATAAGCCGATACGATAAGGCGTTCCTGTTTCGTCATAATATCCACTCACTCTTTCCAGACGTTTGCGACCGTGAAGGTCATACGCAGCCGACAGTTGACATCTGCGAGCGTTACCATATCAGCCAGCTTGTACATTTCAGAAATGCGGTTGCGGATGCTGTCATTGAGGATGTTGACTGGGAGAGGGAAGTCGACGTAGACGAACGTGTTCCGATCCCGTACCTCCAGATCGTCCGCGTGCCACGGAGTACGCAGCGCCTTCGCAATCGCAGCTCCGTGTTCCTTGAGTTTGTTGTAGACCTCAACTTTCGCGGGAACCAGCTCGTTTCCGTGGAAAGCCTCATCCTTGGCCAGCATTGCAGCCACCATATCCTGAATATCCATTGCCATTTGTTTTTCCTCCTATATTTTTTGATGTGCCCGTGAGGGCTTACAGTTATGATTCTACCGGGAAATCAGATTTGTCCCGCGTGGATTAAAGTATATTTCGCGGACGTGCTTTTTCTATGTCCAACAAATGATCTGTAGCTTCCGCAACCCAAAGCACATCTTCTGATTCCAGAATCCTATTTAGTGCATCATGTGCCGCTGATTTCTTGAGGGAAATAAATATGTTATCATCTTCGGTTTCAGTTGAAATCCTTGCGAGATTCTCAGCAGCTTTCCCAGAAATGCCGAGTGTAGAAGCTGCAACTTGAATGTTTCGCTCAACACTTTCAATGTTTGTTACACCTAGCAGCCAGTCCGTAGATACGCTGAAGTATTCTGCGATTTTGGCGATATTCTCCCAACTGGGCTGTCCAGAACCGTCACAGTATGCAGATACAGACTGTCTTGCCTTCAGGCCGAGATAATCCGCTAATTCTTGCTGCGATACAGTTCTGTTGATTTTCCCTGCGTCCCCACGCATGAGCCTACGAAGACGAGTGGGGAATGGCTTGTAATAGTTGTCTGTGTAATTGAGCTTTTTGCGCGGCATATTATATACCCCTCATTTCCCGCACGTTCTGAGCCACGATCTTCACGGCCTCGTCGATGATTCTTGCATCGCGTTCAAGGTTCAACCCGTAGTTGTTGCCCATATCGTTTGCATCGAAATCAAGCTTGTAATCGAAACTGAAACGGATAGCTGACCGTGCACGTTCCTCAGAATACCCGGAAGCAAGAAGCACGCGAGATGGCTCATTGTCACCGCTGGAACACGCCGCGCCGGAAGAAACCATCAGGCCATCAGCGGCAAGCCGCAGGACAAGCGCGTGGTTTTCGATGCCTGGGAAAGAGATGTTTGCAATGTACGGAGATTGCTTCATCTGATGCCTGAAGCACGGACAACCGTTGAACTGCGCGTCTGGTATTTCATTCATGATACCATCAATCAGGCGGTCATGCAAGAATTCTGTTACGCCAGCAAACAAATCTATCTCTTTGGTGCGGAACTCCAATGCCGATGCAAATGCGGCAGCAAGGGGAACAGATGGTGTGCCAAAATGGAAACGTTCAGTGATGTCCGCTGGGTTCTTTGCAATCAGAACACCAATTCCAACCGGAGCGCCGATCTTATGCCCTGATCCACATATGAAGTTTATGCCGCTTTCACGGAAGTTGATTTTTTGCTTCCCCATGGCTGCGGTACAGTCGGAGAACGTCAAATCATACCCTGAAAAAGCACTTTTCAAATCGTATATTTCGCCAGTTTCGTTGTTAGTGTGGATATGCACAAAACCACGATTATCGTTCCGGCGGTCACTATATACCTTGCGGTCTGTCATGCTGGTTACGGCTGCATGTTCTACTTTCGTTACATGGACCTTTTTGCATGATTCCGTCATTCTCGTGATTGCAATCCTGCAAGCTTCTGTTGCAGAGGAAACGAAGAACACCTGTTCCGGCTCACACCCCAAGCACCGCGCCACACTCTCTCTGGAGGATTCCAGCATCTTTCTGGCGTCCTGCCCGAAGGAATGCAGAGAGTTCGGATTTCCCCATATTGTTGCTGAAACCGCGTTGAAGGCGACCTTCGCGCATTGAAGCGCAGGAGAAGTAGCTGCGTGGTCAAGATAAATCATGCGCCCAACTCAACCTCCTTCGGCCAACGCGGCAGTGCGGCGGCACAGATTTTCTCGTAGATCTCCTTCTGCGCAAGCAGTGTATCGCGTTCCTTCTGCACTGCGCGGAGTGCATCTTCCAAACCAAATGGCGGGTTGATCGGAACACAGACCTTTTCGGGTTCTGGCTCTTGTGATGCGGCTACGGTACAAATAGGGGGGGCCGTAAGCCCCAAGGAGACGAGAACAGCCTGGTCAACGAGTTTCATTTCCTCGGTCGTTAATGTACAGTAGTAGTTCTCCAAGCGTTCCTTATCGATTGTGTAGATGGCCTCGCAAAGTGCAGTAGACTGCTTGCCCATCGTTTCGATAGCAACGTGTGTTGGCATGGGCTTTTTCTCAGCGGTTGTGAGATAAACAATCTCTACAGTTTCGGAATATGTATTATTTTTGTCGTTGCTGACAATGATCGCCGGACGATTCTTTTTTTGCTCGGAGCCAACGGCACTATAGTCCTGACGAATCCAGAAAATATCGCCGCGATGGATCTTGATATCTAACATGAAATTGCATCCTTTCTGTGATTTTACTATGTAGAGGGGCAAAATAGCCCCATGATTCACTTTGCAACTGCTTTTTTCAGCACGCTGCTTGCCGAGAACTTGACCGAGAATTTTGCCGGAACGTCGACCGGTCCACCCGTGACCGGGTTTCTCGCGGTTCTGGCCTTCTGGTACTTCGCAGTGAACTTGCCGAAACCAGCGATAGTGACATCTTCGTGCGCAATGAGAGATTCTTCGATTGCTGCGAAAACGGCATCGATGGCCTCCAAACTGGCGGTCTTCGGCATGTTGGTCTTGCTGGCAACTGCCTGAACGAGTTCTTCCTTGTTCATGTGTAATCCTCCTTTCTCAAGAATGAATGGTGGGCCGTGTAGGTGTCGAGCCTACGACCGAGCCGTTATGAGCGGCTTGCTCTACCGTTGAGCTAACGGCCCATCAATCCCGGCTTAACGTACCGGACGTGAGGTTTTGCGCGCAAACCAACGGCAAATTAGGTGGTTGCGCACCGGCGCTTATGTATCAGCAGTCCTGAAAGCGTTCCCAAAGGTGCTGCCTAGCTTGGCGGATTTCAGTTCGCCCCAAGCATTACGAACAAGTGCGGATTCATCCAGTTCGACCACTAGTGAGTCTTTCCCGGCAAGCTGAACGGGACGTTCCAAAATGGACTTGTGCCGTCTCTACGAAGGTCTATATCCGCTTGACCTTTACCTTTTTGGCCGAAACACGCATTGGTTTCGGCAGCCCACGCATCAAGCGCAGGGGATATGATGGCTGTTAATTTCACTCCATTTACTACAGCTCCTATTTCCGTAGACGCTATCTTACTCATTCATTATCGGCTGAGCCGTCCTGTATTACCAGGCGTTCATCGTCTACAGCTTCGTAGCACCATCATATATTGCAGCGTGGCTACTATCCCGTTTTCTGGCCCATATAGCTGCATTTTTGCCTCGTTCTCCTTGGACGCCGCGGGTACAGCGCCTTTAGCCGGGGCCGCTACGATTCACGATCACTCTATTGCGTGCGTGAATGGATAGCCGTATTTTTCCCCATGTTAAATGTAGTCGCGCGGAGAACCCCAACGGGCGGCTGGCAGGGGTAGCAGGATTTGAACCTGCGCATATGGGAGTCAAAGTCCCATGCCTTAGACCGCTTGGCGATACCCCTGTATGCAGGCTCATGCAGCGGCGTCCCGCCGAACCAACCTTTGACACTCCCCACGGCTAAAGCCGGGGGATTCTCGGTTCGCTGACCGTTGCGCCGTAGTTGCGTCTTACATAGTCTCCACGAGCGTATAGGTTCGGGCGTGTCCCGCCCTACCGTGTGTTTTGGCTAGGCCAACAGGCGCAAGCCCTCACTTAAAATGTTTTTCGCGGCGTTGATGTCCCTGTCGTGGTGTGTTTCGCATTTGGGGCACGTCCACTCCCGCACCGCTAGATTCTTTGTTCCGGTATTCCGATACCCGCAGCAGGAACATAGCTGACTGGATGGGAAGAACCGGTCTATCGCTATGACTTTCTTTCCATACCACGCGGCCTTGTACTCTAGCCGCCGCCTGAACTCGCCCCACGATGCGTCGCTGATGGACTTCGCAAGGCGATGATTCTTGACCATGTTCTTCGGTGCTAAGTCTTCGATGCAGACTACATCGTTCTCCCGGATGAGCTGCGTTGACAGCTTGTGCATCATGTCGCTGCGCTGGCTTGCGATGTGCTCATGTAACCGCGCCACCTGAATCCTCGCTTTCTCGCGTCGGTTGCTCCCCTTTGATTTTCGGGAGAGTTGCCGTTGTAATCTGGCAAGTTTCTTCTGGTTCTTGGCTAAATAACGCGGGTTTGGATATTCCGTTCCATCGGACGTGATTGCGAATGCTTTCAGCCCCATGTCAACGCCGATAACACAGCCTGTCTTTGGAAGCGGCTCAATCTCCACATCAGTGCAGCAGAGCGATACAAAGTATTTGCCGCTCGGATTTTGTGATACCGTAGCAGACAGGATTCTGCCCTCAACCTTTCGGCTGATACGGCATTTGACTTTGCCGAGTTTCGGCAGTTGGACCGCACCGTCCAATACTTTGATGTTTGTTCCAACGGCTTTGCTCTTGTAGCTTTTGCGGTGGTCATGCTTGCTCTTGAACCGTGGGAATCCTGGCTTTTCACCGGATTTCACTCGACGGAAGAAGTTCTGATAGGCGGCATCAAGGCTCTGCAAAGAAGATTGCAGTGCGGTTGCATCAACCTCTTTCAGCCACTCAACCGATTTCTTCAGCTGCGTCAATTCTTTGTCCTGTTGAAAACGTGTAGGAGATTTCCCGGTTTCTCGATACTGCGTGATGCGTTCAGAGAGAAAGTGGTTATACACAAATCGAGCACAGCCGAAAGTACGCTGTATTAAGTTCTCCTGCTCCGTATTTGGGTACAGCCTAAATTTGTAGGAATATCCCATGTTTCATCTCCAACAATAAGTAGACTTGCAGCCCTTTACCCCATGCCTAAAGGCAGGGGCTTGTGGGCTGTTTCCTGGTCACCGCACTATGAGCCTTTAACCAAGCCTGCTCTTTGTCTGTTTCCCGAATTATTGAACAGCAGTCAACGTTGCGTGTTACGCGCGATATTCACCAACGATTTTTGCCCGCGCTGTTGTGTTTGGCGTACCAGCGCAACGAGGACTTTCATGGGTTCCGATTTTCTACACAGCGGAACGCTTGTGCGAACTAGCCAAACTCGGATGGTATCTCAACACCTTTCGGCGATGAAATCTTTCAATACTTTTTCTGCAAATCCAATCTGCGGCCGGATGGACTCATAGCGGCCCGAATACAGAATCTGATTGATACAGAGGACGCTATCCATCGCATTCTGCACGTCCTTGTTGGTACTGTCAAGTGCCGCATAGACCGGCAGATTGTCTTTCTGAATTACATTACGATACCATGTGCTGAAACCAGTGTGTATGTCTGTACATCGGGAATATCCGGCTTCAAATCCTGCACTGTACACCTCAAACAGGAACGATTTAAGCTGCGCGTCGCTGAAATCAACCGACCTGATATCGTTCATGCTCCTGACCCCGTGTACCTGTACTTGCACGTTTTCCACGGCTCGACGCACGATTCAAATATGCAAACAGCACCTGAATATCCGGGCTTTCCGCAGTATTCGCACATCAGCTCTGGATACAGCGCCTTCATTGCGAAAAGAAGCCGCGCTCCGTCAGGACCGACAAACATCGGCTCTCCTTCGGGCGCATAGTGCCGGATCTGAACCGGAATCTCATCCCGCGTTTCGTAGCAGTTGACAGTAATCGGGCGACTGTCGATAACAACGTAGACGTTTTTTGTGCCGTTGGTTAAGTAACGAATATTAAGACTCATGATTTACCTCCGTTTGAATCTATCTTGTGTCTGAGCTTTTCCCTCGCTTTGTTGAATTCGAGCGTTCTGGCATCAACATTCTGATCTTCGACTTCCGAGATGTAGACGCTTTCTCCACAGTTCGTGCAACAGGGGTCCTTCTCAATATAACTGAAACGCACCCCACAAACATTCACCCTCACGCGCTGAAGCTTTATCGAATACTCTGTCTTCTTACCGCACCTGATGCAGTACGCTGTGCCATTATCACTCATCTTTGGTCCACCTCTACACATCTACGAACGATTTCTATGTACCTTTTGGTTGCTCGTTCGATATCTTTCAATGCGGACTCTTGCAGTTTTCCGGCATCTTCACTCATGCCCTTTATGATGGCAAGTTTTGAAATATCAGAGTATTCACAAAGACATTGATCGTGGCGTTTTTTTGCAAACCTTCTGTATCGAATGACGTCTCTGACACGAAGAAACGTGACCTTTTTCCGGATGAAATCTTCCCCTCTGTTGTAATACAGCGAATCCAGATCGATATCCCATTTGTTTGGGGAAATGAGATAGTAAGCGTAGAATTCTTCAAAAGTCAGGTGTGCATGGCCGTCGTGCTCGTCACCGAAAACATCACAATTGATTTCGCATTCCACATAAAGGACAAGTGGAAGTACAAAGAAGAGACTTCCAAGAAGAACAACAGGAATTATTTCTCCGTTCATAAGTTTCCTCCATTTTGTCACAGCCAATCACTCTTGGCCCCCAGAGCCGCCATTACTCAACGCCTAGACGCGGCATTGCGCCGTTGGTCTGCGTCGCCACACCGGTTTTTCTTCCATCTTTCACGCCTCACAGCGAGCCGTCTGGAAGCCAAGAGGAATTGACCACGGAACTTTTCAGCCCTGCGCCGGTGCATCGGTCGCATCCGTTTTTTCACACATTAAGCCGGAGCCAGCTAATTAAATTCGCAATCTGTCGTACTTGCACTACCTACAGATTGAGCGGATGGCCGGATATATCATTTCACCAAGCCTTTGGAACTTCAAAACTTTCCCTGGGCCCGCCGTAATGCCCATGTGGTTGCGATAGAGTGCTCGGCCGCGCATGACCGAAGAAATGATACAGTCCATAGCTACCTTCAGCGTGTGCAAGTTTTCTGGCACACCGGTTGCAAATCCGGTGGACGGCCTATCCTCGCTACTTCTTGTGAAATTTCTTTGCGCTACACTCTACCGCATGGACCAGCATACGAGACTCGAACTCGCGCTCTCAGTTTGGAAGACTGATGTGCTACCGCTACACCAATGCTGGGTGCTGCACCCCGTTTTACACGGCTTCGGGTGCGCTCTTGACCGAAACCCACAGCTGATCTTCTCAAATCAGAGCACCGGAATCTCTAACATGTTCCAGCGAGCGTCTGCGCTTACGTGGGTGACGCTTTTCTTTATCAGAAAGGAGGCCATATGCCGTGCCGCAGGAAAACAAATGAAAAAACTGCGGCTGGTGGTGGGAATCGGATTCGAACCGATACGGTATGGTCGTGAGCTATCCCGCGCACCTGCTCCCATCGTGTACCGGGTTGAACGGAACCCGGAGAGTTTTAGTTTTCTTGGTTTTTACCGCTGGCCTTCTGACTGTTCGTTTTCTTGGTTCTCTTGGTTTTGCCTACGCTGTCTCCGGCTGCTGGAATTGCTTCAACCGGAGCTGCCCGAAAAAATTATCTCCGTTAACCTCCAAACGTTCGATATTTCTTTGAGCTTGACGGTCTTTTTCTTCCAGCACTATCTTTGTCATGCGTCGCTTCTTGCGGCTGGTGAGTTTGCCGGAATAGATCTGTGTTGTTGAAACTGACTCATGCCCAAGTTTTGACTGCAGTTCCTCAATGCTCATCCCGCTGTTCAGGTCAAGCCGCGCACCGATGTGCCGCAGGTCGTGAGATCGGATATCATCTACACCGGTTACGGATTTCACATGACGCCGGACCACGTTTGAGAGCCACTGTCGCGTCCCTGCGTGCCACTCCGCGCCTTTGTTGGCTCCCTGAAAGTCTCTGGTTGCCTCTGTCCCAAAGAGCGGGTCATGGTCTCCTGCAGTCTCTGGTCGGATTCCACTATTCAGATAAATCCGCATGGCGGTTTGCGCGAGGAGAGGGAAGTCCACGGACCTGTATTTATCACCCTTGCCATGATCGACGATCAGCTCTGAGTTTTCCCAGTCCAGGTCGCTCGGCGTGAGCGCCAGAAGCTCCCTGTTGCGGATCTCTGTAGTCAGCAGCAGAACGACGATGGCGTAATTCCGCTCCCAATATTCTGGCCGTCTGAGCTTTTGCGGAGGATTGTTCCGCCACAGGAGAAGAACTTGCTCGTCTGTGAGAAGTTCGTCATATGGGCGCTTGTCCCGCTTTTTGGTGTCCGGCAAAAGTAGGGCACCAACGGGATTCTGATCGTACCAGCGCTTGTCTCCGAGCTGCGCGGAAGAGGCGAACTTGTAGAAGCTGCTCAGAACTTTCAGATACTGCTTAATTGTCGACGGCTTTTTCCCGTCACGCCGCAGCTGGTCTCGCCACGCCTGAATGTCTATGAAACTCTCTTCGCGCTTGTCCCACCGGCCATTTTCCAGCATGAAGCCGGAGAAGTATTTGAAAATCCGCTCTTCGTTTTCGATTGTTGTTTCTGCGCGCCCGATCGCTCTCAGGTTGTCTTCGTAAGCAATCATCGCTTCGCGGAACTTTTCATATCCATTTGGGAACGCCACTTGAAATCCCCCTTACACTTTTTATTTTACTCGGACCTCCAAATGATTTAGGTCATATTGTTTTTAGCTAAAATGTTCTGGTAAGTTCGGAAATATATGCGGTATCAGAACATTATGCAGAGCGAACGTCTCCTTGAGCGTTTTTAGCACCCAATAGACATCAAAAAATTTTTTCGCAGACAGTTGAAAGCCCTCGCGTCACGTTACCGGACGTCGCCTTCCCATTGCCAGACATCGCTGCCCTGTGCCTATCCTTGCTCATCCGTTGCATTTCTTTGCATTACCCTTCCCTGCCTTTGCATATCGGCGCGGCTCATCTCCTTACCAAGCCACGCCTCACCTTCGCGTTTCAGAGCGTTCCCATGCAATCCTTATCCATCACACTGCGTGGCATTCCTTTACGTTTTCGTTGCCGCTCCGCACTTCGATTTGCACCGCTTTCCCTTCGCAAACCCGTGCATCGCCTCGCAGTTCCATGCCTCTGCTATGCCCTGCCGCGCTGTGCCGGTCCGTGCGACTCGTCGCCATTCCCTTGCATAACCCGACCATTCGATACTGTACTATGCCGTTGCTAATCTTTGCTTTTCCTCGCGTTGCTTCGCCACTGCTTTTCTCCGCAAGGCCACGCCTCGCTCTGCCATTGCAGCGCCCGGCCACACTATACACTGTGCCGATGCGTCGCTACGCTTAGCCCTTCCTAGCCTTACCTTTGCGTGGCTACTCGCTTCTCAACTAATCCTTTGCATTCCTCAGCAGTAGGTAGCTACTCTCCGCCTTGCCTTTGCTTCGCCATGCGTTTCCATGCTATGTGACGCCGTTGCGATTCAAAGCAGTGCAGAACCATTGCGTTCCTTGGCCTCTCCCGGCTTCTCGGTGCATCGCCATTGCTTCGCGTCTCAAAGCTAACCCTCACAGAGCCTTTGCTGCGCAGTACCGAGCAAGTCCATCGCGCTTCGATTCATCTCAATGCCATTGCCAAACAATGCTTTGCAGCTCAGTCCTTCACCCTTGCATTTCTGTGCACTGCTTTGCCATTCCTTTGCTATACCAAGCACGACTGCACTCTGCCTTGCCTCCGCTACGCGTTGCTTCACCCTGCAATGCCGTTGCTTTTCCGGGCGCATCAAGGCGACTCATTTCGATGCCCAGCCATCGCGTTTGACACTCCCCACGGCTAAAGCCGAGGGATTCTCAGTTCAGCGACCGTTGCACCGTAGTGGCGTCTTACATAGTCTCCCCGAGCGTATAGGTTCGGGCGTGTCCCGCCCTACCGTATGTTTAGACTATCACCATGCCTAAAGGCAGGGGCTTGTGGGCTGTTTCCTGGTCACTGCTTCTCAATACTTCGCCTTCACTATGCGAAACATCTCCCAGCCGCTCCATTTCAGCGCTACGCCAGTCTCCGCTTTTCCTTTGCGTTGCTGAGATACGCATCGCCCCGCGAAGCCTTCGCTGATCTTCACGTCCCAAAACAGAATTCAGCCGGGCCTATGCAGTTCTTGACTGTGCGGCGCTCCACCTCTCCGTTGCTACGCCTTGCGCTACCTCGCTTTTCCTTTGCTGCGCTGAGCTTCGCTGAGCAGTGCTGCTCCTTTGCGATGCCAATCCAGGCTGGGCCGGGCGACGCATTTCCATTGCCCCGTTCGGCGGGCCTATCAGCCCGCCTTTTCCTCCGGGAAGAAGTTCGCTTCCTCCGTCATGCGACCAAATTTTTCTTCCGTTCCGCCGAGGTTGTTGCCTTCCTCATCGAGCATCTTGTAGACGAAGCGACCCTTGCCAGAATTCCGCCACTGACCGAGGCCACGGAAGAATCCGTTGTCCAGCCATTCTTTCAGCAACGCCTCGTGCGCAGGATCTGCGAGTGTCACGCCGAACTTGATCGTGCTTTTGGCCGGGATTTCCTCGGAGTTTGCGAGGCTCACACGCTCGCCCTGTGCGGTCTGCGCACGAAGCGGACGCTGACACTCTCCAATTTCGCCATGGACATCAATGGGAATCGCGCGAGGGAATGGGAAAATCATACCGTCGATGACCTTCTTATACGCTTTCAGTGTGCTGGACTTCGTGTACTTCGCACGAGCCAGGGCACTGCAGGTGTCCTTGAAAAATCCCTTGATCTGATAATCATAGAACACGGGCTTACCATCGACACGCGGGAAGATCGTCATTGCCTTGTCTGCGACGGCATCTACGCCGACCGCTGCGACCTCATCCTCAATCGTGCTTGCGTCCGGGGCCTTGGACGCGATAAAGTCACGCGCAACATTCTCGTTGCTCGGCCAGGTACCCAGCACCGGCTCGATAAACGTGAGCTTGATGTACCGTCTGATTTCCTTGGTTTCCTTGGTTTCCTTTGCCATTGTTTTTACCTCCATAAAATAATTGTTGTTGTGTGATTGCTTACATTTACTGTTCTACCTGGATTCCGGATTTGTCCCGGAAAATCTACGTTTTTTGCGGGTATCTTGCGGGAACTTACGGGCATTTTGCGGGTTCACAAGCCTGCTTCGCAAGTTTGTCGAAGGATTCAAACCTTCTTATAATCGGGACGCACGCTGTTCCAGCGTAGAGTGTCCATGAGCCGTCGCAAGTGTTATAAAATACGTCGAAATCCGCTGCTGTCTTTTCTGGATATTTCGGCGTGTACCCGGCACTGTATCCGTTTCTGCACTGTGAGAAGTTCCAGTGCTTTGCAACGAAGTTCGGCCAGTAATCGCGGAAGCCTGTACAGAAATCTCTAAAGGTCATGTCAGTCTGCCTCCTGAACGGATTTGTACCCGTAGTCATGATGGACGAACTCTTTCAATTCCTCTGCGGTCATAAGTCTTGCCATCTTATCGATAGCTGCAATGTTACGGCGGCAGGTGGCTTTTTCAGCCTTCGTCATGGACTCGCAATCCAGCCAGTTCCGACGATCCCATTCCATGTATTCGGCAGCAGACATCGGGCTTTCGCACGTCATGTCTTCCGTCTTCCGGAACGCATAAGAGATCTTCCCGTCTTTCGTGAAGTCGATGAACAGCTGACCGTCGTTATTGTCTTGCCAGTTGAACACGACATCGTTGAAAGGCTTGTCTGGAAAAACGTCCTTCCATTCTTCGATGATCTTGCTCGAAGTCTGGTGGTCCTTGAGGTCGAAGTTTACGTCCAGAATACGGCGCAAATGTTCGACGTTCACGTCGCGGAGAAAAATCCAGTGGCTGTAGTCCTTGACCGAATCGATGCACTCAATGCCGTATCTAGCACGCGAAATCATTCGCTCGGCATAGTTACATTGATAGTAGTTTGCAACGATGAGCTGCCCGGACGCGCGGACATAGATCTGTGAACGCTGTCCCATTTCAGATACCTCCGTACATCAGATCAGCGACGCGAACGTCGAATGTTTCCTCGAACCAGTGCCAAATTTCCTCCCGATTTGTTCCGGCTGGGAACCCGTTCCATGTTTCCTCAATGCACTCTGTTTCCGGGTTCATCGGCACATCGCCGAACTCGTTCCATAATTCCTCAACTTTCTTCATTGTTTTTGGCCTCCTGTATGGTGTTTTGTCTTACACCTATGTTTCTACCGAAAAAATGGATTTGTCCCACTTCCAAATAAATTTCCTATCGAAAATCATGCTCAAGGAAGTCCTCATAAGCGCGTTCATGGTTGAGAAGCCTCTTTCTGGCCTTTTCGTACAATGCTCGGGCGAACTCTGCTACATGAGAGAGTTCGTCATCTTCTGGCGCGTCTTCCGCTTTGCCGCGCGCAGAATTCAGCTTCTCGCGCAGGAGCTCGCATTCCTTTTCCCGGATGTTCTTCTCCTTCTCAAGAAGAGAGGCGATGATTTCCAGTGTCGCATACGTCATTCCTCAATACCCCCAATCTTGAATGACCTTTCCATCCTTGACGAGTCTCGGGAAGAATTTCCCGCCCGTTGCTTCGTCTAGCTTCCGTGCGGCTTCCCGCGCCTCGTCGACGCTTTCAAACGTGCCGACGAGGGCAGGGAAGTCCGGATAACTGTCATACAACTTGTACACGCGCGGCCTCCAATCACAGGAAGTGAATGGCACCACTCGTGATGAGCAGCGTGGCGGCCGTAGCGAGCGAGGACACGACGATCACAATAGAGGCAATACAGCGGTGTTTGCGTTCAACCTGGCGCTTGTAGGCCCGCTGCGCGTTTCTGGCGCGTACAACGTCTGCGTGGTGACACACAAGGTGGCTGAAAACATCTTCCGGGGTGAGCTCCGGGACATAGACCAGAGCGGCGCATTTTTCTTTCTTCATTGTGGCTGATCTCCTTTTCTGATTTTGATTTTGCATTTGCTTTGCACTTTTTGTTCTACCGAGTTTTTGCATTTGTCCCGCTGCCTGCGGGGATTTTCTGTCAAGCCGACTTTCGCCGCTCAAGTTCCTTTGCGCACTGGAAGATAAACATGGCGTTTGTTGGCTTTCCCTTTCCGGGAGCGATGGAGTTTCCGAAGATGCCGTACAGCACTTTGGGATCTCCGTAGTTGAACGCGTAATCGATAGCCGATCTAATGTCACGTTCCACCCGGCTGGCCTCAGTCCTGAACTTCTTTGCGACGTCGCAATAGATGCCTTTCGGCCCGGTGATGGAGAAGTCTTCGTACTTGCCATCGTACTTGTTGGTGACTGCCTCCTGAATGTAGGCGTAGCCTTTTTTGTGAGTCGGTACGCCGATTTCCTTGAGCAGATCATAGACTGCGCATTCGGTTTTTGTCATTGCTTTTTCCTCCTGTTGTTGTTTGTTTGCTTGTTTGCTTGGCTTCGTTTGTTACCTGCCTCTATTTTCAGCATACTCATGCCTCCAAATGATTTAGGTCATATAAAAACTGTCGAAGAAGTTCAGATATCTCCAAAAGAGAAGGAAAATTCGGAACTTGTCGAAGAATATTTGGAGTTGTCGCAGCCGAAGTGCCGCGAGGAAGCCGAAAAAATATTTTTTAATCGGTCTCAACCGTGGTGGCAACGTCCAGCTCGACGATGATTTTGCCGTCGTCGAATTCCGGATAGATCGTCTTCACATGGAATTTCCCGACACCGGCCATGATTGCCGGATTGCTCAGATCCACCGGGCTTGCGCTGCCATCAATGCCGAGAATCCAGCCGTCGACATTCTGTGTGTGCTCATAGATTTCTTTGATATTCATTCTTGCTTCTCCTTTTCGTTTTTCAATTTTCCAATAGCGCTTTCTTCGGCGCGTATCTGTTGATAAAATATTTCTGGCCTTTCGGTGTTACCTTGGTCGTCCGATCAATGACGGCTCCTTCCTTGGCAATGCGCGGCGTTTCCTTTACGAAGAACAGGCCGAGTTCCATGGCCTTTTGCGTGGGCATGTTGTAATCGCTGCCCGACTTGATGAGATATCCATCCCGGCGCAAAACCTCGAACAGACGGTTCCCACCAATGTCTGCGCCGTTTTGCGCAAGCAGTTTCGCCATATCACGGATGAGGATGTTTGTGTCCGCGCCAGTTACGGCTTCGGCGAAGAACACGGCGGGCGCGTCGGCTTCGATTTTCGCCTGTAACTGCTTTACCTGATTGTTTGCAATCTGCAAAGCCCGCGCCATGACCTTCTCCGGACTGTTCCACGCCTTTTCAAGTTCGACGAAATAGCGGCGCGCGATTTTGCCCTTTTCGTTGCGCTGCAACATGCAGATTTCTTTTGCCATATCAATAGTGAGTTCTGCGTCTCTGGACGGTCTACCGCCGTTTTGGGTTTTACTCAAAAATGAGTAAAAGTCTTTTCCCTCTTCAAAACCAAATTCGCACATTCTGGGAAACCAGTCATTGAAGCGCGTATCGACTTCCAAGAATGCGTGCAGGTCACGGGCAAAGACCGTGATTCGTTCGGGGTTTTCGGTGTTGATGGGAATAATTTTCGCCAATTCATTCATAAAATTTCTCCTTTTACTTTTCCTGGATTTCTCCATATGTACAGAAAAATCCCCGCAAAAAGGTTGACCTTTTCCGGGGAGCGTAGTAATATATTTACGCTCCCCATCTTCCGCAAGATGTGGACACCATCCCTCATGCTGTCAGTCCGCCAAGATCGAACAGCGTGGGGGATTCTTATTTACCTTCCAATAAGAGAATCCCGTCCCGAATGGCTTCTGTGCGCTTCTTGCCGGTTCTTTCGCAGTAATCGTCAAGAACTTTCAGCGTCTTATCGTCCAAACGGACGTGAAGCGGGTTTGATTTGGGATTCTCTGATTTCGGGCGTCCAGTGCGTGGACTCATGTTTTCACCTCACTTCTTGTAGCCCATGAATACAATATAATTCATGTAGCCCCAAAAGTCAATAGGGAAGATTAAGGTCTGGGAGAGTTTTTTCAAAGCCACTTGGCGGTGTGGCCCCTATTTGTGTTTCTACACAAAATCCAAATTTGTCCCACGGGTTCTGCACTTTTTGGAAACATCATTGCTGGCCGTCCTGCCGGTTTTCGCGTTCGTGCTTTCGCTTGAGGTATTCGACCAAATATGGCGACGGCTCTACGGTGACAATGTGCCTGCGCATGACCTCTGGCCCCATCGCGATTATGTGTGCAATGACTTCCTCTTTCGGTCGTGCGACCATGCAGCAGACATCATCGAGGGAGAAAATTTCCTCCCGGTGGAAATACTCGCCCAGCGACATACGGACACCCAGCACGGCAGCTTCGTCGCCTCGACCAGCGAAACGGATTTTCATTGCCTCGAACAGTTCAAGGACTTTTTCTTCTGTGGCCCCGACATCTGCATAGCGCTTCGTCAGACGGGACAACTCCTTCTGAATTTCATTGTTGTTCATGGCGCAAAACCTCCTTCTCACCAAAAACCATGTGCGATCAGTTCATCTCTCACAAGGGAAGACCGTTCCTTCGGACGGCCACTCTGCAGCCTGGATTGCTCGCAGCGTTCGAGGTTGACCAGCATTGGACCGGTCAAGTCGGCAAAATAGCGCGGCTTCTCTCCCGGCAGAGCAAACCGGTCGGACTCTTCGTTAAATATCCGGATATAATCTTCGCTTCCAAAAACCAACCCGTCCTTCGACTTCGGCGGTTCGTCAGGTACGATCACGGCGTTCATACGCAACATCGGCGCAGCACGCGAAGGACGCGGTTCTTCCCAATGGTTTCCCCCTGCACCCTCTTCCTTTCCCTTTTCCACTCCCACTTCTTCTTTAACAGGTACAGGATCATTGGCACTTACACTTACAGGTACACTACCACTAACAGGTACACTACCATTACCACTTACACTTACAGGTACATTTACACTTACATTTACTTTATTAGCAGAATTATTTTTTTCTGTGTTATGCTTAATCTGCTCGTGCATGCTTTGGCATAAAATATCCTGCTTTGGCGTGCTTGCGCATTCATTGTTATGCTCTGGTATGCTATAGCATGGTTCATTCTGCGGTTGCATGCTATTGCATGCTTTAGCAGCTGTGTCCATAAGGCGCTGCAGTTCGTCAGTGGTTGTCCCGTGTTCCTCTGCGAACTTCTTCCACTTGGCGTTGGCCGCGTTTCTGGCTCTGTCCTGCCGCTTCTTTCGTTCGCGCTCCCACTTCTCCGCATTGCGGTCTATCCCTTGACGCATATGCCGGAAAACCATTTCTTCAAGCGGGGTAAAGTCTTTCGGCAGTGCGCCGGTGTTCACGTAGACGTAAATCGCCTGAATGACTGCACCGGCGCTTTCCCTTGGAAGGGTGAGGATATCGTCGATACCCTCATGGTAAAGCAAAAATGCTTTCTTCTCTTCTTCCATTTCAGTTCCTCCGATTCCAAGCGCGAACTGCACTGACAGCGGCTGTTGTCTTCACCCATTCGCCGGTGTCCATTTCTTCTGTTGTCAGGTTCTGATAATACGATTTTCCGGTTGCGCCACAGACGTCGCATTTGACGAAGAGATAACGGCTTTGCGCAAAATGCAAATATGCGTCACCACCGCAGAATGGGCATTTTTCTGTTTTCTCTCGTTCTTCGTTTTCCTCTGTTACAACTGACTCCTCTACGACCGCTCCAAGCGAAGAAAGCAGGTCTCGGTAAATGCTAGGGCGGTATCGATCTTTACGGATTTGGTTGTTTCGTTTCCAGTCAAGGATGACCGTAACTAGATCATCGTTTATGACCTGAACGAATTTCTTGCTTGCGAGGGTCATCAAATCGTCTTTGGACGCGCCCGTTGTACGAAGTACGGTGAATGCTTCGACGACGCCATCGTCATCAGCGGCCATGCCAAGGTCGTAATACAAAAGCCGGGCCGCGACCGGCATTTTCAGAAACTGTGCGGATTGAACAACGCATTTTGCAAACATGCGTCTTTCTGCCATGTTTTTACCTCCTTTAACGATTCTGTGTTCTGTCCGTATTGATTGTGTATCTGGCAACCATACGGTTGTACAGGCTGTTGAAAATCTCTCGCAGTTTCTTGTCCTGCGCGACAATGCTGAGTTTTGAGACGGCCGCGATCTCGGTCTGTGTTGCGCCGTTGACCTGCAGACGCTGGCGTGCGAACTTAACGCGGACACCAAGCTTGACACCGGCCGATACTTCCAGTTCCGCATAAAGCTGTCTGAACGTTTCGTGGAAGTCGAGGCCCGTCTGCATACAGAATGCGCGGACGTTCCGGTTCATCTGGCTCTGCCAGTTGCCAGCCGTTACGGGCGGCGCTACCATGATGTCGATGGCGTCTTTGACCGTCTCCATTGCCCGTGCGTTTTCGGCGTTACTGGCTTCCAGAGCCTTGATCCGACGCTCCTGCTCGACCATGAGCTGCGCCTGCGCAAGCAGCTGTTCGGCAGGGGAGAGCTGCACGGCTTCTTTTGCCCGGAAGTAACCCTTCACAAGCTGCCGCTGTACCTGCCAAGCTTTATCGTCTGTAAAGGACTTCGAAAGCATGAGGTAGCCAGATTCAGTCACGAGAACAATGTCTGCATCGGGGTTAAAACCGTTCGGCGGGGTCTGTCCGAAAAACGGACGCACCTCAGAACACTTAACTTTGAAGAAATCTTCGCCTTCGATGAAGTGTTCACGGTTGTCATTGAAACGCTTCCGCGCGGTTCCATCCGGTCTTCCATGCACTGTGTCAACATCCTTGAACGTGACGACGCGCTGCCCCTGATACTCTTTGATTGCGATATTGGTGTTGTTGATCGTTTCTAAATAGCTCATATTTTTCTCCTTTAATCGTGTTTGGTGGCAATACCCATCTAATTTCAGTATAGTTCGGCCTCCAAATGAATTAGGTCATACCGTTTATAGGCGAAATGTTCGAAATTTGTAGGGGCTGCGGATGCTTTTAAAACTATTCTGAAATTCCTGAAAAAGGGTATAGAAATCCCTGTAAAAGTGCTTGACTTTTACAGGGCGCTTCGTCTATACTTGAATAGACAAAACCCCTGCGGTTTTGGCACAAGAGCAATCGTAGTGGGTCGCCAAACTTAGCTACGGTTGCTCGATTTTTTATTTATCTCGGCTTTCACGGAGATATTCAAGAACTGCAAAACGAACGTATCCGCTTACGGTCATTCCACGGCGTTTAGCTTCTTCCTTCATTTTTTCAAGTGCATCCGCCGGGAAGAAAACGGTTATCCGCTCAGTGTTCTCTTTCGGTCGTGCCATGCAATATCCTCCTTTCAAGCATAATAATAGCATAATAAAATGATGCTGTCAATATACTTTTATTATAATTTGATGAGGCTGATGTGAAATGGGAGTTACGGATTTATTCAGAGTACAAGAGTTAAAGGACAACCTTGCAGCGAAACAGAAAGAAGCTGACGAGTTAAGAAGAAAAGTCGCGGAGTTATCTGAATCACTCAATCAGGCGTCCCAGCAGAAAAAACACTTGTTACAAGAAGTTTCCAGACAAGCCAAAGAGTGCGCTGATTTGACGTTGGCTTTAAAGAAATCTGAGATGGAGCGCAAAAAACTACAGGAACGTTCAGATTCCCAGAGTTCGGAAATATCGGCACTGCAGAGTAGTGTCGCGTCCTTACAACAAGACAAGGCGTTTTATGAAAATGCTTTTACCGATGAACACGGCCAGATCATTGCTGCGAAAGAACACATTGCAATTCTCAAAAATGAAGAATCTCGACTTGAACACGACATTTTGCAAAGACAGAAAGAAATCGAAAAACTTGCTGGCAAAGGGGCAGAACTGCGAGAGGCGGTCGTAGAACTTGAAGATGAAAAACTGATGCAGGAATTTGGCCTCTATAAGCCGATGTACGACTTTGCGTCGTCAGAGGAATACAAAGCAGAGCTGCAAAACTGCCGTGAGAATCAAAAGCGAATGATACGGTTAGGCGTCGCGGCAAATTGTTCCACGCAGTGGAAGGTAAATGGAAGTCTGTCACAGGGCAGAAAGATGATTGAAGACAACATAAAATCTGCGCTTTTGTCCTTTAATACAGAGTGTGAAAATGCTATCGACAAAGTGAAATTCAACAATTTTGATAGCATGAAAAAACGGATAGACCAGATTTACAAAAAAATCAACGGGATAAATGCTGTGAATGCCATTCAAATATCCTTTGAGTTTTTGGAGCTTAAACACAAGGAGCTTGCCCTTGCGTATGAATACGCACGCAAGAAGCAGGAAGAAAAAGAACGTGCGCGCGAGCAACGAGAAATTGAACGTGAAAATCTCAAAGTACAAAAGGAAATCGAAGAAGAACGTAGACGAATCGAAAAAGAACATATTCACTACGAGAACCTTATGCAGCGCCTGAATGAGCAAATGGAAAGCGAATCGAATGACGAGCGGAAGAAGCTTATCCAAGAAAAAATTGAGGCCGTCAATGGAGAGATTTCTGATTTGGAGAAGGCGCTAAAGGATGTGGATTATCGCGCTGCAAATGAGAGAGCCGGGTACGTCTATGTGATATCGAACATCGGGGCATTCGGTGAAGGTGTCTACAAAATAGGTATGACCAGACGCTTAGAACCGAAAGACCGAATTGACGAACTCGGAGGCGCATCGGTTCCGTTTAGATTCGATATTCATGCGCTGATTTTCTCAGATGATGCTCCGAAACTGGAAACAGCGCTTCACAATGCCTTTGCGGACAAACGGGTCAATATGGTGAATGGGAGAAAAGAATTTTTTCATGTAAGCCTAAAGGAAATCGAGCAAGTCGTCCGAGAAAACTATGACAAAACAGTGGACTTTAAGTATTTGCCGGATGCCGAGCAATATCGTGAGAGCATGAAAATGCGGGGCACTTAATGTTTTGCCTGCTTGTATTTCTACGCAAGATCCGCATTTGTCCCGCATTTCCAAACAAAAAACCAGAACCGTCCGAACGTGGATGGCTCTGGTTTTCTTGGTTCTCAACCATTTTCGTGACCTCGCGGAAATGGTAACTTGCTTACAACTTGCTTACAACTTGCGTGCGTTTTTCGTGTGTTTTCCGTGCGTTTCGCGTGCTATTTTCCTATTACCGCTTGGAATGTTGCAACCAACTTGCAACCTGCTTGCAATCTATTTCGTGACCTCACGAAGATGATTCAAATCTGAACAACGGCAGATTTGTACAGCTTCTTCACACCGTTCACAACGACTACCTCGCGGTTCTGTGAAACGATTTTCCTCCCATAGGATTTTATCGGCGAAATATCATTCGCGTCACAGAAAGCCTCCAGCGCCACCAGATCGCCTGGTTTCAGCGGCAATCCAGTCGAGGCGGAAATAAATTCGTTTTCTTGGTTTATCCGGTACTCGCCGGCTTTGTAGAACATCGGCAACCCCCCAATCTCATCCCATTCTAACATGTGGATTCTGAAATTTCTACATGACTTGGAAATTTAGGCTGGATTGCAGAGTGTGTAGCCGTACCGCTTGATGTGGGACAGAGGATAGTACACATTCTCAGCCCGCGAAATCCATACCGGATTCTTACGGTTGCTGATTCTTCCTTTTTCGAGCACGATGCCCTGGCCACGTTTCTGCACTGTGATTTTTGCACCGAGCGGGAGATTTTGCAGGCTGTTCGGGTCTTTCTTGGCAGCAGACTTTTTCGCTGCGTTCTCCCGGCAGGCTGCACGCCACTCAATCGCCCATTTGTCATCGCGTGCGGAAAGCAGTTTCAGGATGGAGACCGGGCACTCACGTTCACACGGCCCCATAGATTCATCCATGTCCTTGTAACCAAAGTTGTAGTATTCGCGGCTGTCTACGCTCGTCAGGCACACGCCAGCGAAAACGTATGGATTCTGGCCGGGTCTGGTTCTCTCACAAGCACCGTACCACGTCGCGCCCACCATTGCGGACTTCAAAACGCGGCATTTGTCTCCGGTTTCTTCATTGTTCCATGTGTACAGATCGTCGCACTCTGCTTTGCGGTCGATGTTACCCTTCCTATCGTAAAATTTCGCACACTGCCAAGTCCAACCCATTTTATGTACCTCCCAGTTTTCTTGGTTTTCCTGTTCTGCTTTTGTATCTACCGGAAGCGGGAACTTTGTCCCGCCTCCGGTAGATATTTTTACTTTTCAAGGTCCTTGCAGATGTCTGTGGAGTATTCACCGACTGAAATCTTCCATTTCTCTCCGCTGCTCGTCCAACCGATTCGCGGCTTTTTGTTGACGGTCTTACCGGTAGCCTGGTTTTTCAACGTGACGGTTGCAACCGTGGCTTTGATGACCTCCCACGTGTCCGGAACCCATGCACCGGCCTGAAGGGTGCTGACGGTGAATTCCTCGCCGACCTTGAACGGGTGCGTCGGCTTTATCGTTTCCTCTGCTTTGACGATTTCCAGAATCTCGGCGTAGGCGGCAGTCAGATTGAATCCGTTCGGGGTGCGATAGATAATGTTTTTCGGGCCGGTTCGCAGGACGGTGCAGTCGTTGTAATGTTTGATTTTCACGACGTAGCCCGGCTTGATGTTCTCTTTGCTGAACTGCACGCCGCCCAGATCGTCGATGCAGGACTGATAATAGCAGAGGCGGGAAATCTCGGATTCCAGACGTTCTTCTGTGTCTTCAATCCAGCGCTCGATCTCTGCACGCTCGATAGGCGTACCATCGAAGCGCTTCTGCTGTTCTCCCATTCCGTCACATTCCAGCATGGCATGGTAGTGGTCGAGATTTTTCTGGATGGCCTTGATGTTCTTCTGCGCGTCTTTCACTCGACGGTCGCAGAATGCCTTATCCTTGGAATTTTCCAGATTTGCTGTTCTGCGGGCAATTTCCGCCCGCTGGGCGTAATACTCTGATTTTTTGAACTCTTCGAATCCACGGTCGAACGCCGCAAACATGCGCTCGCGCTGCCGGGTGAACGCGCGGCCTGCGGACGTGTTGATGTTCGGCTGCGTGAAGAACGCGATATCGCCGCGCATATTCTCGACGGGCTTCTGCAGGGCTTCGCCGCGCTGCGCAGCTGCGTCAGATCGTGCGTCCATGCGCTCCGCTCTGGCCGCTGCGCGGTCTGCCTGCCGTTCCATCTTTTCTTCGAAGGTCAGTTCTTCGCCGGTCTTGCCCTGATACTCCGCACCAAGGTCTTTTGCTATGCGCTCAACATAGGAAAGGTGTGGACGCTTTGCACGGCTTACCCAGCAGCCGCCACGACGGGAGAAAAGGAAGTTGCTTCTGATCGTGGACTTCGTTTCGTCCGGCATGGCCTGATACTCTTCCTTCGAAAAGTAAAGTTCGAGTTTGTCTGTTTCACGGTTGATAATGTAATACATTTTGATTTCCTCCATGTTCTGTAGTGTTTTGTCCTCTTGGTTTTATATCTACTGAAAATCTCAATTTGTCCCGAGAAATATAAAAAAGAAAAGAGCGAGTAGTTCTCCGCAATCGTTCATCGGATGCAGTATCAAAAAACTTTGCACTCCGCTTTCAACTTTCCCAGCTTCTTCTTTATGCCGGGAATCGTAAATGTACCACGGAGTGCCGTTTTTTCTCCGGGATGCCGAAGAATTACACGCCATTCGAATACGGTTTTGCTGCGTTCGGCTGCCTGCATGTGGTCGATTTCATCTGACGAATACCGCATATCGTGGATTTCCATAAATCGCACACCTGTTTCTTCCTTGAAAAAAGTGTACATCTCCGGCATTGTTGCCTTAATCCTGATGCGACTTTCCATGTTATGTCCTTTCTGCCCTCGTGACCTCTGGGCGGCTTTTTATTTACACTTATATATCTACTGTGAGAAAAGAAAATGTCCCGCAGAAAAAGAAAAAACAGGGAAGCGTTTGATTCCCTGCGATTTTCTCTATGCCGTCCGGAATATCTATATCTCCATCACTTTCCCGCCTTCTCAATTCCATTGAACGCAGCATATCCGTCGCCGCCATAAATGTACCAATAGGGGAGATACCCTGCATAGGTGGCGGACAGGATTTCATCGTCCAGTACAGTTTCCTTGGTTCCGTTGTCTGACATGGTGAGGGAAACCAGATCGTCGACGCAGTAGTCCTCGCAGCCGGAGAACGTCCACGTTAGACCAGAGTAGCCGGTGACTGTTGCGGTATCGGTATCATAGTCCAGTGCCGTGATAAGCGCAGTGTGCGCGTATGTGGTGATCGGCTTATGTGCTGCACAGAGGACAGCAGCGGCAGTAATAACGGCAAGAAACAAAGCGATAATTTTTTTCATGGTAAAACCTTTCTCCCCGTATGCCCGGTAGGTCAGGCGGCGTCGATTATTTTCTGATCCGTTCGCTGGTGCCATCAGGATGGAAGATGACCTCTATCTCCTTGCCAGTGTCACAGTGGGCAATGACGGAAACGGGGAATCGCGTCTGCTGGGCGCGGGCTTTGGCTGCCCCTGTTGCCTGCTCTCGGATAGGGGTATTGCCGATTGCCTGCCCGGCTTGCTTGATGGTAAATCCGATGATGTGCATGATATTCTCCTTTGCCCTCGTAACCTCCGGGGCGGGAATGCCGTTCGCTTACACTTATGTATCTACAGGGGAAAGCGGTTTTGTCCCAGCCTACGTAAAAAACCTAGAGGCTCAAAATATCGTAGACTTCCTGCGACTCGTACCGGATAACAGCGCGGCCCTGATCGTCCTCCCCATCGTACATCGGCCCGCAGAAGTTCTTGAGCTTCGGCGCGCCCTGCAATTCTGCCCGGCACGATACGCTGCGGAACTCACCGGAAGTCTCAAATGCTTTTTTTAAGTGTTCGGCAGTTTCATACGTTTCGACAATCATGCGTGGCTGCGGGTCATCCGGGTTCATGCTAACAACCTTGTAGACCTTACCCTTCTGCTGAATCTCGGACAGGTGAACGCGCTCGGATTCTTCGGAAATCTTCTGTTCCTTCGGGAAGCCATCAACCAGACCGTAGAACATATTCTTGTCAAAGCAAAGGAAGCTTCTGGGCTGCTCCCATGTTGTCTCCTTCCACCCGGAGAAGATTGCTACGGGCTTTGTACCATAGAAGCGCATTCCATAGACTGAGCGGCCACCGCGCTTTTTGAAGTAGATCGTCAGCGCGTCTTTGTACTGCGCATAAGGCTTTATATCTGCGGAATGTGCGTTGATGTGCAAAAAGTACACACCGCCGAACTCACTTTCGGTTACGATGGTCATTTTGGGATTCTTGGAACCGGCTGCTGCGTTCACAGCGTCGGCGATTTCCTGGAAAATTTCGAGTTGCGTCATTGTATGAAACCTCCTGTTTTTCTTGGTTTTCTTTACACCTATATATCTACCGGCGCAGTGGCATTTGTCCCGCTGCGCCGGTACTTTTTCATTCAACTTCCTGCTCGGAGATTTCCCAACTGTAGACCGTGGACTGTTCCAGATAGTCGCGTCCACACCGGCCGAGGTGAATGCTCATGGGTTCGTCCCACGACATATCCTCGTCCCAGAAATCTTCGTCGTATTCTGCTCTGGTTTCGCCTGCACCTGCCACGATCTGCGCACGGGCTTTCTCTACCGTTGAGGAAACGCCCAGGACTTCCACGCCCTCATTGTCGGGCGTGTCCCAATGATGAACCACTACGAATACCTTCATGATTTGCCCCCCCTCAGATGTAATACCAGACGATAAACTTGTTTTCTCTGCCGTCGGCGGACCGCCACGGCCCCGCCACAAATACGGCGGCTTGCTGTTCTGTGCTGAAAAATTCAAAGGTTTTGCGGTACTGGTTTCGTTTCATTTATTTCTCTCCTGCGTGATGCGAAGTTCGTGAATCAGATCTTGCAGTTCATACAGTTTTTCAATTTGCGTATTTGTCAGGTTCTTGTTGTGGAATTTGAAATAACTTAAAATTTCGTCGATGCTACGGATAATCTCGCTGTATAACATGGTTTTCCTCCTGTTCTGGTTACGCCGACTGCTCGGCAGGCTCTGCAAATTCCTGCGAAATTTTGAAAAGCACCATTTTTTTGAGCGCTTGCCTGCTCATGGTTTTTTCGTCGTAGCTGTTCGGCCTGTCCCAGACGCGGACGCGAAAAACGCCGTTGTCAATATCCGCGATTTCGCGGTATATACAGACCGTCACGCTACCAGTGAAACAGATCTTTAGGGCGTTCAATGTGCTCGCGTCGCCCCGGAAGATCTTCATGCCTGAATCAAACAGTTTCGCGGCGGTTTCTTCGGAAAATGCAAGGGCGTGCTGCTCGACGTTCTCAAAACAGCCGAAGACGTTTTTTGCGTCGTAGTTCGCAATGAATTGCATGATGCCGCCCCCTCACAGAATGAACTCGATGAGCGAGTCCGCGCACAGGATAATTATGAACATGACTGCGATGGCCGCGCCGGTGAAGAACATCTGCAGGCCGCTGGATTTGTAATAGTGTTTCATTTTTGCGCCTCCGTTTTTTGTTTTTTCTTTACACTTATACTTCTACCGGAAAAACGGATTTGTCCCAGAAAATCAAGAAATTTTCTGCTTTTATGGTAGGCAACAAATTGATTCAGCAGAGGCGAAAAACAGAAAAACGACGGGCGAATTTCGCCCAGCGTTTCAGCAGATCGACTCATGCGGTCAGCGGCTGCACCTGCTCCGCCGTGAAGAAATGGGAAAGCTTCAGTCGGCAGTAGCCGCGCACCTCGTCGTCGCCATCCAGCGGTTCTTCGGCTTCTTTGCGCTTGCCGTTAATGTACTTCCAAATGGGGAAGGACGCGACGGCGTGCTCACCCTTGCGGACGATAAAACCGCGCTGCTTCCAGGCGTTGAAGGTATGGATCTCTTCGGGAATCTCAAGCTTCGATGTGCTGCCGTCTTCGTTCACCACGTCGAGGAAACGGCCCGTGCCTTTGAGAATGCCGTCGTTCATTAACCGGATGGATTCGTCCAGAATAATTGCAGCGTTTGTCATGAGTAAGTACCTCCATTTGTTTTGTCTTTCTATCTTTATTTCTACCGAAAATCAGCGCTTGTCCCGAACGATAGCAAAAAAATAATGGGGACGATTTCTCGCCCCCAATTTTTCAGCATGTCAGAAATCAATGCTTGCAATGATTTCGTCGCTGCCGTTTTCCAGATCTGCGTTGAAGTCCTCGACGGTGTAAACGCCGCAGAAACCGCTCTGTACGTCGCAGTTCGCATACAGGTCATCAAAGCTGTTCCAGTCTGCAATGGAGCGCAGCCACTTCTCGGCGATCGTCTCGCGCTCCTGCGCGTCTGATTCGGCCCAGCGCGGATCAGCGTCTGGGTATCCATCTTCACGGCCATCCTCGCGCATATAGCAGGCGCGGCCGTCTTCGTCTGTTGCAACTGTCAACCAGCCGCCGTTTGTCTCGATAAAGTAAAGCTTGCTCATTTTCCGTACCTCCAAAAAGTAGTTTTGATGTTCTACCTTTAGTTCTACAACGTTTTCTGATTTGTCCCAGAACTTTAAGAAAAATTTTCAACTCCGGAAGCCACTAGTTTTCTCGGTTTAGTTGGTTTCGGTATTCAGCTAGTTTTTTTTGGTTTTTCCCGATTCCTGATTCCATCAGTTTTCTTGGTTTTGTCCGGTTCAATATTTCCCTTGGTTTTTCTGGTTTTCTTGGTTTCCTTGGTTTGTTCCGTTCGGGGCTACTGCGCCATTACGGCGCGATAGTCCCGAATTTTGCGTATTTGTACATGGCAACGCACAGCTCGTTCAGAAGCGAGAAACCGCCAATCAGCCACGCGCAGTTCCCTGCGTCGTTCTGCTGGCGAAGCTCCGTGCGTCCGTTGCGATTGCAGAGATACAGGCCATCGAAGATGCGGATGCACTCGCTATCCTCACGGAGAATCCCCACCGCCGTCGTGGCCATCTCCTGCGCTGGCGCGTCGAAGATTCCTCGCTCGTAGTCCACAAAAAGGTAGCAGTTACCGCCCGCCAAAATCTCGCCGGTCGCATAGTCGCGGTCGACGCGCTCAAATTTGGATAGAAGCCGCTCCACATTTGCGCGGCGGATTTCCGGATTCTTGATCGTCACGTCCGCGCTCGTGCTGTAGCCGCAGTCACGGACGCGCACGGAAAAATCTCGCGGCGCATATCCTTCCGCCTTCAGCGTCGCGCGGATTGCGTTTCCAATCTCTTTGTTCGTCATTGTATGACCCTCCATTCAGTGAGTTTTGCTTTCATCTTTATATCTACGCAGATTTACTATTTGTCCCGCCAACACGCAAAAAGCAGCGCCCGGCTTTCGCCAAGCGCTGCTATACCCCGAAGTTTTCCGGACGTTCTGTTCAGTTTTTCGGTGTCCGTCCATCAGCCCCGGAGTTTCCCGGTGTCCCTGTTCAGGCCGTCAGTCTCCCAGAGTTTTCGGGCCTTCCTGTTCAGATGGTAGGTCCCCAGAATTTCCGGGAGCCGTCTGTTCAGGCTTGAATTTTTCAAACGAAGATAAAGCGGCCTGCTTGCGCTCGAATGCGTCGGACTCGGCTGCCGCCGCAGTTTCCAGCGCCCGGCGCGCCCAGGTGAGCGCGTCCGGATCTCCCGCAAGATTTGACGCCAAACTTGCAAGGCGCGCCACGTCTGCCGGAAGCGTCAGACCCTCACCGCCTGCCGCCTGCCCAGGCTGCGCCGCCTGGAAAATCTCGGCCGCAGGAGCTGCGCCGCCGTCTGCGTCGCCCCGCAGGCACTCCGCAACATAGGCCGAGAGCGCCGCGTTAACTGTGATACCACGCGCCGCGCACCACGCCCGGAACGCCTCGCCGTCCGCCTTGCCCACGCGCACGCCCAGCGTCACGCGGTTCGCCTGATCCCACTTGTTTTGAGCGCGGCGCTCGGCGTCGGTCCGGGCCCCGTTAGGATTCTTTGCAATCGGCATTTAATGTACCTCGCTTTCGTTTGCTTCTTGCCTTTTATTCTACCGGCGCGGGCTGTTTTGTACCATCGGCAGAATGCACAAAATATACGGTTAATTTTTAGCGATTTTTTCATAAAATCGTGACTTTTACATACGGTTGACCAAAAAACGGAGAAATCCTAACATTTCACACATGAATACGGCTAAACTTATACAATGATACGGTTAAACATAACTTTTTAACCAATTTGACATACGGTTGAACCTATACTATAATCAAGCCATCAAATGAAACAACGAACGCCCCGCAAGGGAAAGGAGAAACCAATATGAAAATGAATGCAACCGAGATCACCGCCCGCCGCGAGCAGATCAAGACCACCCGCGCGAACATCAAAACCGTGGTAAACATCTACAGCGAAACCAGCGACCGGACCCCCGCCGAGACCGTCGCCGCTATCGTGGAGCAGATCGGATACGATACCGCCCGCGAAGCAATCGCTGAAATCGTGAACACCGTCGGCGAGTGGGACGGCAGAATATGGCCCAGCTCCCGCGAGTGGGCCGCCACCATCGAGACCGCCGCGACCCGTGACGAGCTGGAAGCAAAGAACATCTACCAGCCCGCAGAAATCCACCCCGCGCACATCAACCAGCTTGCGCAGGCTATGAGCAAGTACGCGCCGCCCGCGCCGCAGGAGCAGGAAGCACCCGCGCAGGAAGCGCAGGACACCGCCGAGATCATGAAGCAGGCGGGCGCGCTGGAGCTCCCGCAGCGCGTCGCGCTCTACGTCCCCGGCACGCAGGACATCAACCACGCCACCGACAACGCCGCGCAGGTTGAACGCGTCGCCCGCGAGTTTTGCGGCTGGTTCGGCGGCGCAACCGCCCAACCGAGCGCGGGCTACTGGCTGAGCGATTCCGCCGGGTTGATCCGCGAGGCCGTGACCATCGTTTACGCGGCCTGCACCGCCGACCAGCTCCGCGAACGCCTGCCGGACGTGCTGACGCTGGCCCAGCAGATCAAAGCAGAAATGCAGCAGGAAGCAGTGAGCGCCGAGATCAACGGCACCCTGTACATCATTTAATCACCAACCACCCCGGCGGCACACGCCGCCGGGACAACCTGAAAGGAGTTTGAACAGTGAAACACGAAACCGCACCAGCCCCGGCAATCATCGCCAAACTGACAAACGAACAGCTTTTGAAAGCGTGGGAAACAACGGAATTCCTCAGCACATCACCGGAAACCACGATCACGCGCGGCTGGATCATGGATGAACTCGAAAAGCGCAACCCCAGCGCGTTTAATGCGTGGCTGGATTCAGAAAGCCCGGAAGATTCCACCTTGCGCCGGTACTTCACCGAGAACTGAAAGGAGAATATCATGCTACCAATCAACATTAGTCCCACGGACCGCCCGCAATGGCACACGCCCGCCGAGATCCGCGCCGCAGCCGCCGAGGGCCTGCGAATCGACTACAACGCCGGACGCGGGCACGTCATCCGCTGCCGCAAGGCCGCGAACGTCAGCGGCTGGATCACCGCCGTGACCGAGGCCGGATCAATCATCCGCGCATGGGCCGGAGAGTTCACCGTCGGAGAGGAGAGCAAAACATGAAGCGGATACAGATCATCACAGGCGCGGCGGCCCTTCTGGCCGCCCTGACCGCCTGCACAAGCCCCAAGCAGGGACAACAGGCAACGGACACCGCACCGGCCCAGATCGTAGCAGTGGAGCGCGTCAGCGCCGACACGGACGCCGTAACCGGCGAGGACACGCGCGGCGAGTGCTGGACATGGTACACCGATACCGGAGACTACCGCAGAGGCGACCGCGTGCAGCTGACGTTTTCCGGCCCCGCAGTCATCGACGCAACCCCGGCAGGCTGACGCACACCAGCCGCCCCATCAAATAAAACGAATAAAGGAGATCGTACCCATGAGTAAAGCACAGATCATGCGGCAGGCGTGGAGCCTGTACCGCGCCACCGTCGCAGAGTTCCCAGAGACGCGCAGCCGCGCACAGTTTGCCATCTGCCTGAAAGAGGCGCACAGAGCCGCCCAAGCCGCCACAGCAGCCCGCCGCGAGTGGGACAACATGGACGGAGAAGCCCAGTTTACCGCACTGATCCGCATGTCGTGGACCGTCAAGCACCGCGCCGAGGCCACCGGACGCGCAGCAGATACCGCGTGGATCAAATGCCCGGACGACGCGCAGACCGTCGCCGCTGACGCATGGCCCCGCGTTGCCCCTGCCCTCACCCGCAACGAGCAGAGCGGCGAGCCGCGCCCGTTGTCCCATATCCTGTACGCCGCTTGCACCCAGGCCGCGCACGTCATCGCCCGCAGCGAGTACCGCCACACGTCGAATTGCTGCCAAATCCCAGACAACAGATACAACAACGACGGCGACGACAACGCACAGAGTATAGTTGATATGCTGCCCAGCGTCACCGCCGCCCCCATCACCAGCCCCGAAGATTCAGCCATCACCCGCGCCGCGATCGAGGCCGCAGCCGTCGACGAGCTCGACCGGCGGATCGTCCGCGCACTGGCAGACGGGCACACCGTCCGCACCATTGCTGCAGCCCTTGGCACCAGCAAGAGCACAATACAGCGCCGAATCGATAAGATCCGCGCCCGCTACCTTGCGCAGGCTTAACCGCCTACGCAGGGCACGCGCAGCCCCTAGCACGTCACCAGAGCCCCGCAGCCCTATCCATCACCCCGCCACAGCCCCGCACAGCCTCACCACGCCCCGCACATGCTCCCACCGCCACTCTATATTATATACGCGCGCGCGTGCGCCCGCGTCGCGTATGCGTGCCCGCGCGTCATGCGTGCGCGTGCGTTGTTTGCCCAGGCGTTCTATAGTACACTATAGCATAGCTTCATCCCAGCCAGCTCCACCACCTGCACCACCTACCAGCCCGGCACCACAGGACACCAACCAACACAGCCGCACCCCATCAAACAGATCATCTTCACCAACGCAAGGACCCAGCACAACGGGGACGGGGAAAGTGTCCCCGGCGTCCGTCTGTTCAGGCGGCAACTTCCGGGCAAAGCCCCAGCCCCTGCCGGTTCTCGCGTCAGCCCCTGACCGACAGCCAAGCCCGCCGGGCCGGACGTGTCACACAAACGACCGCCCAAAGTGCGCATTCTTGCAAGTTATGACGGAAATCTTGCAAAATAACCCCGTTGTCGTTTCCTTTACAGGTAGTAAAGGAAACGACACCCGGCGAGAAATGCAGGATTCCCGCCACGGTTTGCAGGATACCCCCCATTTTACAAGTCCAGGAGCGCCCCAATTTTCAGAACAGGGTATAGCACTTCCTCCCGCCCAGGCGTTCCACACCTCGACACCCCAAGCCAAGAAAAACCGCTCATCAATAGAAAAAGCCCCTGCAATCCCTGCCTTGGCTCAAAACCCCGAAGGGAGATGGCTCCTGCACGGACACATAATGAAGAACATACGACGTCGGCTTCGGCCGGCGCTTTCTTTTTATATGCAGCATAGGGGGAGGGGGGTATTTTCCAAACCTGGGGCAAAAAATTGGAATCGAATAGGGGCATACCCCAAAAATAAAAATTTGCGCGGTTGCCTTACGGCAACGAAGCAGGTGTCCTACGGACGGTAAGAAAAAATATTTGAGATAGGTAGCAGGTGGGTAGCGGCTGCGGTTCGGCGAAGCTGCACTATAAGTTCGGCGTTTCGTGTGAAACGTGGAGTTTTTAAAACTATTCGAAGTAAAACCGTATGACATAAATCGTTTGGAGGGGTGAGTATGCTGAAAATAGAGGGAGGCGAAATATAGCATGGATATTCGAGAAATGAAGAAGGAAGACTTCGAGGCGGTCCCTCGCAGGGAGAGATTCAATAGTAAGAGTCCGGCGTTCGATAGTCTGGTCATCATTCCGGTCGATGGAGACGATAACTGCTTCAGCCGGTGGGGCGTGATGGACTTTGTGGGGTGCATTGGGGATGAACCGGTCGTGCGGTTGTCCGGGTGCTCGGAGACGCTGGAGCTGGAGGGAATTGGAGGCCATGGAGAATGGTTCGGGCCGTGCGATTATCGGAAGATGGCGCTGCCGGCGTGGTCGATTGATTGTTTGCCGTGCGGATATCTGCGGATCTTCTGCAAGGGGCGAATCAAAGTGGGCGAGACGGGAACGTCGTTTGAGATCTTTTCACAGGAAAGGAAACTGGGTAGATGAAAATTCCACTGGGAATCAGATATAAACTGCATAAGCTTGCGGACATGGCTGCGCGGGCGAATGAGTTGAGATGGGAACTGGAAGATTGGTTTGAAGAGCGCGGGCTGGAGGCAACAGGGGAGATCGGAACTCTGATGTGCGGCGTCGATTGTACGGCCGAGATGATTGACAGGCTTGAGAAAGGAGCCAAGACAGATGGCTAAGATCACCTTTGCGTGCGACTACTGCGGAACGGTTGTTACGAGGAAACGGGGTAAGAAAGCTGCGGCGCATAGTTTCTGCTCTTATACATGCGCGGCCAAATGGCGGATTGCGAATGGGCGCGTGCGTCAGAGCTACGACATGAACAATCGCGGAAAACTGCCTCATGACATGGTTGACATAAAAGTGACGGAAGTGATTGACCTGTTTCCGGTGTGCCGGCCGGTTGTTGGGAAGCAGTACCGGGCGGAGAGATACAAAGGGCAGGGCAATCCAGACAGGATTGGGTACGTAATCAACGTAAATGGAAAGCGCGTCAACGTCCGGATGGACGAATGCGAAGAGGTCGGATGATTTAACAGGAGGGGATTCATAGTTGAGAAAAATTCTGTTTCGTGGAAAAGCCGTAGGAAGCGGCGAGTGGGTGTATGGATATCTGATTGGGCGCGCAGAGAATAGTGGCCGTCCGTGCCAGGGGAAATTCTTCATCGATAACGGGGAACCGTTCAATACGGCGGTAGAGGTCATTCCGGAAACTGTCGGACAGTACATCGGGCTTGTTGACAGAAATGGCGAGAAAATCTTCGAGGGTGACATCTTGAGCGTCGAAGGCGTTCCAAATCATCTGTACTCCGTTGAGTTTACCACGGCAGATGCCTCATTTGCAGTCCGGGACTGCAAAGACAGACGGTACGCCACGAATCTTACGGTGGACGACCAGAATGAGCTTCATCGGTGTGGCACGATCTACGATCAGGAGGAATCCGCATGAAACTCAGTGAGAAGATTTACGTAAGGACAGTCGCTCTGCTTGTGATATTGATTATAGCAATGCTAGTGGTCTCGGTTGCGTTTGCGGTGGCAGGTGAATGTGATAAGAACGCCACCAAAACAGAAACCGTAGTGGAGCACAGTCAGCAACGATTTCAACGGGTCGTCAAAGCCGACAAGTCCCCTCTTACCGTGTACGTAGATACCGAAACAAACGTGATGTATCTGATTAGCAATTACGGTGGCGCTTGCGTGATGTTCGATGCTGAAGGGAAACCGCTCCTGTGGGATGGAGGGGCAACGAAATGAACAGGATAGCATTTGCGGACAAAACTGGAATTTTCGCATGGTCAGATGTCCAAAACTGCCGCGATATTCTTCCGCAGCGCGATACTCTTCCGCAGCGCTATGCTGCTTCCCGATTCATGGAGCTTGTCTTTTCAAAGTCCAACACCGATGCGACTTTGCTCAACGGACGCATGACCGGAGCGACGTGTGAATTTGAACTGAATAGGGACATTCCAAATGACTGGGTATCTACGTCCAAAAATGAAGACGGTACAGTACGGCTCGAAATTCAGGCATATGTATGTGCGGTGCCAGAACCCATCTGCCGAGGACTTACCGTTATGCGATTCCCTGTATGGAGTAAAGAACCTGTTGGCATCCCGTTAGGGAAGTGCGTCGCCGTGATACCAAGGGTGAAAATAGATGAAATGTAAACGGAGCGACTGCTTCACATGTCCATATCCGGACTGCATTAACGACTCATTCCCCCCAGCCACTACCGGCCGTCGAAGGAAAGGCTTGCAAAACAGTCTGCCAAAGCGGCCGAGACGGCAAAGAAACGTGCTGCTGCTGGTTTGTGTACGCTTTGCGGAAAGCGAAAGCCGCGCCCAGGTTATAGGACCTGCTCAGAATGCGCAGCGAGGCAGCGCCGGGCCGCGAATGCTTCCCACTACCGCAACGGCACGACACCAAGAATCCTTATGGATGGTGTCTCACTCTGTAAGAAGTGCGGCAAAAATCCTCCTGCATACGGTTACGCAGTCTGCGAGCAATGTCTGGAGCTCTGCCGCTCGGCGCTGGATAAGACACCGACACACAACGGGAAGTCCCTGGATACCGGATTTGCGCGGGCGCTTCGCGCCGACTACCTGCTGAACAAAAAGGAGAAAAAATGAGAGTTGAAATTTTTGCTGCAAGCGATGAGAGGGAACTTACAAGTGAGTTAAATGCAGTGCTTGAGGGCTACAACAATGAGGAAGTCGAAATCCAATATCAGCACTGCGCTACAAAAACTGGATACGGCTGGTCACAATTCTTCTCCGCAATGGTCATTTTCAAGTGACGGGGTGCAGCTATGGAGAGCTTACGAGCGACGCAGATGATCGGTGGGAATGGTGAACGAGATCGCCGCCCGACAGATCTTTATCCTACCCCACCAGATGTCACAGAAGCACTTTTACGGTTCCTAGATATTCCGTCATTTTTCCGTGTTTGGGACCCTGCAGCTGGTGAAGGTGATATGGCGAGGCAAATTTCGACGCATGGGCATACGGTTTATGAATCTGACATTATGACAGGTACAGATTTCTTAGCAGTCGATGGTCCACCTAACGCAGATCTATGGCTGCCGTGTGACTGGATTATTACAAATCCGCCGTTTGCGCTTTCGGAGCAGTTTATTCGCCACGCAAACGAGCTTGTTCATCCGTTCGCCATGCTGTTGAAATCACAATATTGGCACGCATCAAAAAGGCTGAGATTGTTCCGAGAGGTACGACCGGATTATGTGCTGCCGCTTACATGGAGGCCGAACTTCTACTTCAAGGAAGAACACGGAGGCGCACCACTTATGGACGTGATGTGGTGTGTGTGGAGTGCAGAAAACGGGCGTAAATCGCACCAACCTACAATTTTTAAACCGTTAGAGAGACCTAAAATGCGAGAGGAGAATCCATGAAGCAATACTGTCGCTACTGCGTAAATGCTTATCTTCAAGGTGATGACATGATTTGGTGCGAGCCAAAAGACGAAATTCGAACTGACCGTCAGATAACGCGGATGAACCGCTGCCCGCACTTCGAATTTTGCTCGATAGACGTTCTTAACCCAGAACGGGAATACAGGCCGGTTGAGAAACGGAGGGCGGCGCAGAAAAAGAAACCGGACATGGAGCAAATGACTATGTTTGGAGGATTGGAATGGGAGAAGAGGTATAAATGACAGATCGTGAAAAAATCCTGCTACGTTACGTTTGCGATGGTGATATCAAACACGCAAGGCAACAGGCAAAAATCATTCTGGAAGAAACGAAAACTCAAAAAGACGAGCGATTCCGGGCGGAAATGTTACGCAGATTAGAGGCGCAGAAAAACTTTTTAGAACTGCCGCCCAATCTGAAAGGACTTCTGGAAGCAGAAGACTCAGAAATCTTCCCCGAACGGAAATATTTTCTGCGAGACGGTGAAAAAGTAATCACCGAGAAACTGCTGAATGTATATCGGGCAGCGGACAAACTCTCTCGAATGGGTTTATCTTATTTGCCTGCTCTTATCCTTCACGGAAAGAGCGGATGCGGAAAAACGGAGCTGGCTCGATATATTGCACATAAGGCAAAACTGCCGTTTGTTTATGTACGATTTTCATCTTTGGTAGATTCCCATTTGGGATCTACGCAATCTAACGTCGCGAAGGTATTTGATTATGCGAAATCTGCTCCGTGTGTCCTTTGCTTCGACGAAATCGACGCCATAGGTTTGGCACGTGGGCAAGATCAAGATGTCGGAGAAATGAATAGAGTCGTCATTGCACTTATGCAGGAGATGGACCGGCTGCCAAACAACGTTATTGTCATCGGAACCACAAATCGGTTTGACAAACTTGACCCGGCGCTGGTTCGCCGGTTCCCACTTCAATATGAAGTGGAGAAGTTGAGCGCAGATGAGGCAGAAACGTTGAGTAAACAGATTTTTCAATATGCGGGGCTGAACCCTACATGGTTTCCAGCAAAAACATGGAACAGTACGCCGGCATCGAGGGTGGTGTTGGAGTGCGTAGATGCCATTGTCAACTATATCATCGTGAACGAAATTGATGAAAGGAACTGAAAAATGACACAACAAAAGATTTTGCAGGAACTTAGGCGGCATGGCGGCTCGCTGGCAGTAGCTGCAGCCAATGAAATTGGGAGGCTTGCGGCTAATAATGCGGAACTAGACAAATCGTTAGGTGCCTTAACAACGGCATATAACGAGTTGCTGAACCACATGCCGGCGTGGATCAGTGTCAAAGACGACCTTCCGAAGGCTAAAGCTGCATATGGGTGGGTGCGCTGCACTGTTACTGTCATTGAGTCAGTAAGTAATCCATTCACAGATGAACCGTATGACAGGAAGTTCGTTTCGCCCGCAGTTTTTGACACCGAACAAAAGATATGGCACATCGGAAGAGATAAAGAAAGTGAAGTCCTTGCCAATGCTCTTCTGGGAATCGAAGATGCTCCACTCACCGGATATTATGTCACCCACTGGATGCCACTTCCTATTGCGGCCGGGGAGGATTAAACCATGCCCATCATGAATTACACGACGAAGGTCGATGTGTTTGCGACGCTTGGTGAGATTCAGGGGCAGCTCGTCAAACATGGTGCGAAGAAAATCATGCAGGATTACGACAATGACGGGCATATCACAGCACTGTCCTTCCTGATTGATACACCGAATGGCCCGCGCGGAGTCAAATTGCCAGCAAACGTCGACGCAGTGTGGAATGTACTTACAAAGCAGAAAGTCAAATGCGACCGAGATCAGGCCGAGCGTGTCGCTTGGCGCATCGTGAAGGACTGGGTAGCTGCGCAGATGGCGATTCTGGAATCCGAGATGGTACAGCTGGACGAAATCTTCCTTCCGTATATGCTCAACGATAAGGGTCAGACGCTATTCCAATGCTACCGGCAGAACCAGCTTTCAATCGGAGAGGGAACATGAATGGAATAAAAAAGAGCTATGAGACGCAGAAACTGATAATTGATGGAGAAATCCGGGATGTCGAGATCTACAGGGTCCCGGAATTGCTGAAGCAAGTACCTGGGGCAGATTGCCGGGAGTGTGCTTTCTTCGGAACGATGAAGGCATACGAACTCGGCCTGCCATTCTGCTGGTCGGATGAAGTGGCCGAAGCCGACATTTTCGAGATTGGGAAGCAGATCTGTTTCCGGAAGCGCAATGATACGGATTGAATTGGAGGGATACTGATGGACTTAGAGAAAACAGCGATGGAGCGGCTACGAATGGCGTCAGAAATGAGCCTGCGCTTGTACAAGCAGCCGCTTGTTATCACTTATTCCGGAGGCAAGGATTCAGACGTTCTTCTGCATCTGGCGGGCGCGGCAGGAATCCCGTATGAGGTGCTGCACTCGCTGACGACAGCTGATGCGCCGGAGACCGTCTGGCATGTGCGGGAAACATTCCGAAGGCTGGAGCTGGCGGGCGTACCGTGCGATATCGATAAGCACAAGCAGCCGGATGGGACGTACATGACCATGTGGCGACTAATCCCGCTGAAGCTGGTGCCGCCGACACGCATTATGCGCTACTGCTGCGCGGCGCTCAAAGAGACCAGCGGACGTGGCAGGTGGATCGCGACCGGCGTCCGGTGGGCCGAGTCGCAAAAGCGCAAATCCCGCGGCGTTATGGAAGCGCTTCATAAGAATAAGGAAAAGCGGCTGACGCTGATGAACGACAATGACGAAAGCCGCATGTTGATGGAAAACTGCCAGCTCAAGGGGACCCGAACGGTCAATCCGATTATCGATTGGCCGACCGAATCCATCTGGGATTACTGCGCAGCAGAAAAGATCTGTATGAATCCGCTTTACGCCTGCGGCGAAGATCGCGTGGGCTGCATCAATTGCCCGATGGCGGGCAAGCACCGGAAGGTGCAGCTCGCGCGCTACCCCGGATACCGGGATGCCTACATCCGGGCTTATGGCCGGATGATCGAGGAGCGCCGCAGCCGCGGCCTGCCGTGCGATTGGCAGACCGGCGAAGACGTCCTGCACTGGAGTCTGGAGGACGGCGTGCTGCCGGGACAAATGGTTCTTGAAGGAATGGAGGAATAAAACATGCCACCTAAAGAAAATCTTGAAAGAGCCTGTGAAGAGTGCATCCATTATTGGGCGTGCTCCAGACAATGCGGGGGGGAGCCGATGGCGCAGAGTAGCGCCACTGGCTGTGAGTGCTACGAGACGATTAAAAGCAGTATGGCGTATTATGTCGGGACACTGGATGGAGCCAAAGGAAAAATCCCAAATCGCCTCCGCGAGCTGGCTGAGGCAGACAGAAACCATCAAATTGTCATCCGACCGTGCAAAATCGGCGATACGGTGTGGGCTGCGGACACGGAGCCCGTAATTCCGCTACATGTTATGGCGGATGCAGTTTATCTGGAGGGAAGACATGGCGGAGACTATGAGAGACTAAGCAACTTCGGGAGCGTTGTTTTTCTTAGTCAGGAGGAAGCAAAGGAGGCGGCGTCACATTGGATGAAGTGAAACGGTGTCCGTTCTGTGAAGGAAGGCCGGTGCATCATCCTGCCGCGCAAGGTGGGCGATACAGTGTGGAGAATAAAGTGGACATTTGAAACATATCCGGATAAAAGCGAGCCATACATTGAGCCGGACGCCTTCCTGCTGCAAGACGTTTTTAATATCGGCAAAACTGTATTCCTCACAAGAGAGGAAGCAGACCACGAGCTGAAACGAGTAAAAGGATGGTAGATCTTAATGGCATTGAAAATACCAAAGTATATCTACGAGTGGATGGTGCTTACTGCACACTATTCCTACAAAGCTGCAGAACTCAACCGGAAGGTGGCTGAGTGGCTGGAACGTCACGGAGTTGATGTCGACGTGCTCAGTGATGGTTCCGGATGCGGATTCGAAGAGCTGATGTACGGGCTTAACATCGCAGATGAACTCTGCGAAAGGATAGAAAGAGAGGCAGCAAATGCGGACATATCTCAGAAGTGATTACGCGCTCCACCCGTGCGGCGCGGGATATGAATATTGCGACGGGGAGTGTTCTCATTGCGAAGCTGCGGCATCGACATATACCTCAAACACTACGCAGCCCAAATATGAGCCGTGGCGAAAAGAAATGCAAGAAAGGCCGGTGACACCGACAAACAATGAACAGACCAGAAACGACGAAGTGGCTTTCGAAACTGCTGGAAGAACATATTGACCCGAAGAACGACCCGCGCGTCTATTGGGCCAAGGAAGTCACGTTCGACTACGGCAGCGTTTCTCCCATTCGCGTGGACTATATGCAGTTCAAGCCGGTCAACAATAGCGTGTCCGGCATCGAGAAGGGCGATGTGTACTGCTACGAGATCAAGTCCTCCGTCGAAGACTTCCACTCGAAGAACGGTCACAATCTGATCGGGGATTTCAACTACTACGTCATGCCGCTGGAAGTCTACGAAAAGGTTCGGGACGAACTGCCATACAGCGTTGGCGTTCTGTGCCCGGAAAAGCTGAGTTATAAATTCCTGCCGTACATTCTGAAAGTGGTGCAGCGTGTTCGCCGCATCGACAGAAAAAGGCCGCTCCAGGAAATGCTCCTGATGATGTGGCGCAGCTCCCGGCGGGAAATTGTAAAAGCGAGAAAGGAAGTGAATGGAAATGACGAACCTTAAACCTTGCCCGTTCTGCGGAGGTGAAGCAAAATTCTTCAGAAAAGCAAGTTTTGAGTTCGGAACACGGCGCGGCTGGCAGTTTGGAATCCATTGCACAAAGTGCGGCGTCGGAACTCCAAAGAACGATTACACGGTAGAAGTTGAATTTTCAGACTATGGAGAAGTGAAAGTCGTGAAAGACGAACGGCCGGCCGCACTCGAAAAATGGAATTTGAGGACGCACCACTGATGAAGGAGAAATAGAATGGGTCAGCACAAACATAACCCGACAGCCATTGCGGCCAAGAACGGGGAACTGCCACCTAAGCAGCGCGAGAAGCAGTTGACCAAGCGGGAGGCAGAAGTGCTGCTGCGAAGAAAAATCCTCGATCTGATGCCGGGGGCATTCGCTCTCCCAGATGGAATGAAAGAAATACTTGCAAATGGAGGAACACCATATGTCTAAATCTGTAAATGAAGTTCTTTTCGAAGCGGTCGAGCGCAAACTGGAAACGGCGCGCAAATCATATGCCGTATATCGATCCACAATGGAAGACTTGAGCAAGCTGTTCAAGGACATGATCGACTATGCAGTAAAGAACAACTGGAACCTCCAAGAACCGTCCGATTATTCCATTGAAGGTTACTTGTATGATGGAAAACCGGAAATCGGTGAGGTCATGAAAAAAATCATAGAGATGTTCGGTGTGCCAGAGGGGGAACTTTGAAATGGTGTATTACATCAAAGATCAGGACCTGCTAGACCTTCTTGACGAGAACGGCAGATCGATACTGACTGCCGCAAAAATCAACAGACTTGAGAGAGTCTACTTCCCCGCCGAACTGCACATCGGAGATCGCGCGTGGAAGAAGGCCATGAGCATCCTTGATAAGAAATACGCGGAAGCATGAAAGGAGGACAACAAATGCGATTGACCGACGCTGATGCGATTATCAAAGAACAGCGAGAAATCATGGAGAAAATGTACTGCTCGACAATCCCAGAGTTGAAGAAACACATGAGCATAGATGATGATTTGTCCGTCTATATCCACTGCATGGAACTGTTCTCCCGTGCAAAGCAGTTCTATCACGGGCTACGGGGTATCTTGGAGAATGCTCCGACCGTTGATGCCGTCAAGGTAACGCGGTGCAAAGACTGCAAAGATTTCCGTCAGAACAACGAGAATGACCCATACTGCGCGAACAGGCGCGGGCTGGACGATCCAGTACCAGACGGGTTCTGCAACTACGGGGAGCCAAAGGAGGCAAGCGATGAACGGTGAATGGGTCTTGGCAAATAAATGCCCGCACTGCGGCGGACGGATGACTCTTGTGGACTTTTACTCCTACTCGCGCGACTCCCCGATTTTGAAAAACGGGAGACCGTCGAAGCATGGGAAAAAGTGCGGAGAAGAAGCCGTTGGAGTTATAAATGCCCAATGCAATTCGTGCCATGTGACGTGGGATGACAGCAACACTCGCCTCACTGTTGATGGCAAAATTGAAATCAGAGGGGATGGATATGGATGGTGACAGAATATGGGCGTAACGATTAAATGCAAGAAAACTGGTCGGGAAATTGACCTTGGATGCGGCGGATTCATGCAGCTGCGGCGGAAAGTGGCACAACTCATGGGAGAACCGTTTTACGGTCACTACGAGAAGCTTTGTAACGCGCCGATCATCATGCAACCGGAAGTGGAAGAGAAGTTTTGGAAAGATTGGGCCACGGAAGCAGACAGGATACTTGCAGAAAACCACTTTCCCGTAAAAGTTGTGAAGTTCCTGCTTGCCCCTGACAGCGAAGCTACGACGCGTTACGGAGCCTGCAAGGAAATTCTGAAGGTCATCGGGGACTACGATGACAACATCTGCTACGGCTATGCCGGCCGGAGCGACTGCGCAATGTTCCGAGACTTCAAGGCAATCTTGCAGGACTGCGTGGACAACAAATGCGATATGGTCTGGATGTAGGAGGATGGAAAATGGATGCTGTGACGTATATCAAAGCATATGCGAGAATGTGCGATTCTTTTGATTCTAAGCACAACATTACGGGAAAACCGTGTGTAGGCTGTCCACTTGACGATATTGGACGCGGATGCCATATGAACGATCTCACCAACAACGCAGAGGAATGTGTTGCTGCGGTCGAGAAGTGGGCAAAAGAACACCCGGTCAAAACGAGGCAGAGCGAGTTTTTGAAGCAGTGGCCGGATGCTAGGCTTTATGAAGGCGTTCTTGAGATTTGCCCTGCCAAACTTAGCTCGTTGTTTCGCGATGAGACTGGTCGATGCTCAAAAATTGTTAGTTTCTGCCCTGATTGTCGTCGTGATTTTTGGCTGGCCGAAATCAAGGACGAAGAAGCATAATTGGAGGACGGAGATATGGATGCTGTTGAATTCTTAAAAGAACGAACTAGGATGTGCAATTTTTATATGAGTAGGTGCATGAACTGCCCTGGAAACAAAGTTGCATATTGCGCAACATTATGTGCAAAAGCTATTGATCTGGTTCCTATCGTTGAGCAATGGTCAAAAGAACATCCTGTTAAAACGAGGCAGAGCGAGTTTTTGAAGATGTTCCCGAATGCGAGAATTGAAATTGACGGGATGTCCCCTATTTGTCCGATCGTCGTAGATAAAAGATGTCACAATAAAGACGACGATGCTCTCTGCTGCCTTGTGAGAGACGAGGAAGAATGCAGAAAATGTCGCCGTGATTTTTGGCTGGCCGAAATCAAGGACGGTGAAGCATGATGGACAAGCAGCTGATTTACAGGGAAGACGCGCTCGAAATCGTGCGCCGGACATCTGGGGACTATGCTGCGGCATTTGCTGAGATCAGCCGACTGCCGGCAGTGGACGCAGTACAGGTTACACGCTGCAGGGACTGTGATGGCCGCCGGGCAGAAATTTCGTGGTGTGGGACATATGTTAGGTGCGGCTTCCGTGACGCGACCGGCCTTAATATGCCGGAGGATGGGTTCTGCTCCCTTGGAAAAGGAGGACAATAAATGGCGCTCATAAACGTTGCTCTCTACGGCGAAGGAAAACGAAATAACCGGCTTCGGGCAGAATATATTTACTGCGATCACGCGCAGGAATGCTCCGCATACCACGAGGGAAAATGCCTGAACGTTACCATACCGTTCAACCGACGGTGTGAACTTGGCAGAGTTGAAAAAGTGGATGGAGGCACAAAACAGAGCAAACGCTATGACACTGTGACAGACGCAGCGCGGCATTCGCCAGAATATCGTAAACTCAGATACCCATCCTATTGGTATGTAATTCGCATTGGAGATATGGCGTATCTGAATCTTCCTTACGTTGACCTCAAATTGGACGGAAGACGACTGAACGCATCAACGGCGATATTCACAAATCAACATTTACTAGTGGACAGGCCAATGCTGACACCGGACAATTTGGACAACGTACTTGGCTATAACCCACGAAATATGTGCGGAGATATTGTCACGAAATATGCGGATGAAACCGTACCGAATTTCCTGCACCAATTCAAAAGACTGTTTCCAGTGGAATATGACCGTTTCGTGAAAGAGTACCCGAAGTATGCAGAGATGTCCCCGACATTTATCGGAAGATACGCAAAACTCGCAACGTGCAATCCAGATTGCGTGTACAAGGATTCAAGCGGGAACAAGTTCACAATGGAAGATGGGAAACGGATGGTCTGTAAAGAGTATAAATCTGCCTTATTGCCATTTGCAGCATCTAAAGCGGAAGTCATTATTACGCTGACAGACGATATGACAGTTAAAATCACAAACAATGCGCAGGTCTTGGATGACACTGTGTTTGTATAGGAGACAAGATGAACAGCAAATACTTGGAATTTCTGAAATCAAAAATCGAGACAGCTCCGGTGAGCGGCTTTTCCGTTCCGGAAGAAGATATCAATCAAGCGCTGAAACCGCACCAGAGAGACGCAGTGCGCTGGGCGCTGCGGGGTGGGGTAAAACTGTACAGGAACGGGAGTTCTGCCATCATGCCGCGAAACATGAAGGAAGGCCAGCGTTGATTGTGCTTCCGCTTGGCGTTCGACAGGAGTTCAAGCGGGACGCCGTGAATATTCTGGGATACGAAGAGCCGGTCTATGTACGGACGATGCAGGAGGTACGCGAGAATGCCGGGGTGGAGATCATGCTTACCAACTATGAGCGCGTCCGGGACGGGGATATCGACCCGGCGTACTTCGCGGCGACGAGCCTTGACGAAGCGTCGGTGCTGCGCTCGTTTGGAAGCAAGACCTATCAGACGTTCCTCCAAAAGTTCAAGGGTGTCAAATACAAGATGGTAGCAACGGCCACTCCGGCACCGAACAAGTACAAAGAGATCATCCACTATGCAGGATATCTCGAAGTCATGGACACCGGACAGGCCCTTACACGGTTCTTCAAGCGGGACAGCACCAAGGCCAACAACCTGACCCTCTATCCCCACCGTGAAGAAGAATTCTGGCTGTGGGTCAGTTCATGGGCGCTGTTCCTTGGAAAACCGTCAGACCTCGGATATTCTGACGAGGGATATGAACTTCCTGGACTCGAAGTCAGAACGCATGTTGTTCACGACGAATTCGGAAAGATCACGGACCGGGATGGTCAAGTGAAGATGATGAACGATTCTGCCACAAACCTTCAGGAGGCATCACGCGAAAAACGTGAGACAATAGCTGCAAGAGTCCGTTTAGCAAAAGAAATCGTCGACAGTGACCCAAACGCAAGCTTTATCCTCTGGCACGATCTTGAAGCGGAGCGGCACGAAATTCACAGAGTTATGCCAGAGGCCGTAGAGATTTACGGAACGATGGACTATGACGAGCGAGAACGCCGTGTGATTGACTTCTCGGACGGCAAAATCCGGCTCTTTGCGACGAAGAAGGAGCTGTCCGGACAGGGATGCAATTTCCAGAGGCATTGCCACAGAATGATTTTCGTTGGGATCGACTATGAGTTCAACGACTTCATTCAGGCCATTCACCGTTGCTACCGCTTTTTACAGACGGAGAAGGTCATTGTGGACATCATCTACACGGAGGCGGAGATTCCAATCTGGGACGTGCTTCAAAAGAAATGGAAGCAACACGACTACATGCAGGAGCAGATGCGAGATATTGTCAAGAAATATGGTCTCTCAGGCGAACGCATGAAACAGGAAATGGAAAGAAGCATAGGAGTTGAGAGAGTGGAGATCAAAGGCGAAAACTGGATTGCGGTCAACAATGACTGCTGCGAGGAAACGGAAAAGATGGCGGACAACAGCGTCGATCTGATTGTCACATCGATTCCGTTTTCAAATCACTATGAGTACACACCAAGCTATAACGACTTCGGTCACAACGAAGATACGCAAAAGTTCTTTGAGCAGATGGACTATCTGACCCCGAACCTTCTGCGCGTGCTGAAACCTGGACGTGTCTTCTGCTGCCATGTAAAAGACCGCGTTCTTTTCGGCAACGCGACCGGAACCGGTATGCCGACGATGGAGCCGTTTCATGCCATGTGTATCAGCCATTACATGAAGCACGGTTTTGCGTACTTTGGCATGATTACGGTCGTTACGGACGTCGTTCGAGAGAACAACCAGACGTACCGGCTTGGATGGTCTGAGCAGTGCAAGGACGGGACAAAAATGGGTGTCGGCTGCCCGGAGTACATCTTGCTATTCCGGAAGCTTCCAACCGACCGCTCCAAAGCATATGCAGATGAGCGCGTATCCAAGACGAAGGACGAATACACACGCGCTCAATGGCAGATCGATGCACACGGGTTCTGGCGCAGTTCCGGAAATCGGCTGATTACGAAAGACGAACTGCTGCATACTGACACGGGAAAGTTGCAAGCAATTTATCGGAAATACAGCCGTGATTCCGTTTACAGCTATGACGAGCATGTAAAACTGGCGAAAGAGCTTGACAAGGACGGGCATCTGCCGGCCACGTTCATGGTAGTTGCGCCCGGAAGCTGGACAGACCAAGTGTGGGACGATATCAACCGAATGCGGACGCTCAACACGACGCAGAGCCAGAGACGGAAAGAGAACCACGTTTGCCCGCTTCAGCTAGATATCGTCGACAGGCTCATCAACCGGTACAGCAACCCTGGGGATTTGGTGCTTGACCCGTTCGGCGGACTCGGGACCGTTGCACTGGAAGCCATCAAGGCCGGCAGACGTGGCTACACCATCGAGCTCAATAATGACTACTTCCGCGATGCGGTCGGCTACCTGAAGGAGTTTGACGAGTCTCAGCAGAACGACAATCTGTGCCTGTTCGATGTAATCTGATTCCAAAAACGTGCGATGGGATGCAATGCAAAAAAATTTTTTCTGGCGTTGAGCCAACACCTGTGACACGAAAATAGAGAAAAAGTTATGAATACTCCTTAAACATCCGTATGTGCAGAACATATGGGTGTTTTTTCATATGACCTAAATCATTTGGAGGCATGAGTATGCTGAAAATAGAGGGAGTGATAAATGATGAACGAAAAATACAGCAAAATCCGAATGCGATACATCGGAAAAACAGGATATCACGGCCTGAAGCACAGAAAAGCATATGAAGTCAGCATTGTCAGCATGTACGGGAAATTTTGGGTAGAGGTTGGAGACGAAGCCATCGCTTATGTTTCGCTCGCCATGCTCTGCCGGAACTGGGTCGACGTTTAGAAAGGAGAACAGCATGAACGATTGCGAAAGAATTATCGCTTACTGCAAACAGCATGGATCTATCACGCAGCTGGAAGCGACCAGAGAACTTGGCACAACACGTCTTGGCGCGCGGATTTGGGATTTGAAGCACAGACTTGGCTATGAGGTTGAGGATGTCTGGGAGACGGCCACAGACCGCTTTGGAGATGCCACGCGGTACAAGCGGTACTTCGTCAAGGAGAAGGCACAATGAACGATACCTGCGAAGGCTGCAAGTGGTGGGAATCGTTTAATTGGGCCTGCTGTAACGGAGACAGCCCACATTGTGCGGATTTCGTCAACTGCGGATGTAAGTATTTCGAACGAAAGGACAATGGAAAATGCCAGAACGAAAAGGAACAGCGCCATTAACTGCGCGTGAAGAGCCGACTACTACACAGAGATCGTGTGTGGGATGCGACGCATGGGATGATTTCACCTGCTGCAATGCGTCGAGCCAGTTCTTCGGCGGGGCAGTTGACTGCGGGTGCAGATATTACAGGACGGAGGACGTGAAGGAATGACACAGAGAGAATTTGTGCTGAAAATGGAACCGGGCGCGGAAAACAAAAGCTGCTACGGTGGAATACGTTATTGCCCACACGCATATAGAGATATTCTTCCTGTTCCGCTTGAAATGTGTAGTTTCCCGCTTGAAATGTGTAGTGGAACGTCTAAAGCAAGTGCAGAACTCTGTGAGAAATGCTGGAATCAGGAAATGGTTCTCCCTGCACCAGCTAAAAAGCCAATGGCGCAGGTCAACGCATTTATGAATCAGGACGCAGACGAAAAACCGGCTGAAAATTTCGTAGATCATCCGACGCACTATTGCCAAGGCTCCATTGAGTGCATCGACGCCCTGAATGCGATGGTTGAAGGATGGTCCGACCCGGTATCGGCGGTATTGGCGTGGCAGACAGTCAAGTACATCTGGCGGCATCCGTTCAAGGGAAAGCCGGTGGAAGACCTCAAAAAAGCACAGTTCTACCTTGAACGGTTGGTACAGCAATATGAGTGTAAGAAAAAAGACTGACCGTCGATTGACGATCATCCGTCCATGCGGAACATGCGGCCAGATGGTAGTTACGAGCGCAGGTTCACCGTTTATGAGAATGATTGAACGGGATGGAAAGAAGGAAGCGGTTACTTACTACTGCTGTCAAAGCTGCTACAAAGCGAGCTACAAACACATTGGCTGGTACGACGGGAAAGCTGCCGAACGTCGTGCAGAACGTGAAAAGAACCGGGACCGACGCGAGTATAATCTTCGCTACTACGCAGAGCACGCGGAAGAGATCAAAGCCAAGAAACGTGCATACTACGCAGCGCATCCAGGGCTGTCCGCTCAAAATAGCCAATATTACAGAGCGAAGCAAAAGCTTCTTACTGCAGAAGCCAGAGAAGGAGGCCCGGTAGCATGAGAAAATTCCTTTTCTGTGTCTGCGTGATCCTCGTCCTCATATCGGTTACGCTTCTAATTTTTCAGAGTGGCATTGAGCAAGCGCTTGCAAATCAGGCAGCATCCGAGGTGGACGCTACGAGGGCTGCCGCAAGTCAAGAATCGCTGAATGAACCGGAAGACCCGGAAGAACCGGAGGAAACGATTCAGGAGGCCCCGCAGGAAGCGGATGACGAAGAAGCTTTTGACGATTCGCAGTTCTGCCATCCACCTCATACGAAAGATGGTGTTGGTGGAAACGGCGGGTTTATCACAGATGACCCATATGACTTAGAGCTTTTGGCACGAGCAATTTACGCTGAAGCTGGCGGGGACGACTGCAGCGACGAAACTCGTATCATGGTCGGAAATGTGATTTTGAACCGCATGAATGACCCCAGATATCCAAACACCATGGAAGAAGTGCTGACGCAGCCGCTTCAGTACAACGTGTTCGACAGAACCGGTGTTGTTTGGAAAGACAGAGCATCGAACCCGGAGGAAAAAGATGCCGTTGAGCGCGCATATCGCTGCGCCGAACGTGTATTGCTCGGAGAAAAGCTCCTTCCTGATGACGTGATTTTCCAGTCGGAAAACATACAGGGGACTGAGATCGTAGTTTATCAGGACGGAATGTACTTTTGCAGATGAAACGGAGGGACTGGCATGGCAGCAATCATATCCGCCCCGTGTAAAGATTGCCCGAAACATCAACCAGGCTGCCACGGGAAATGTAAAGACTATGCTGAATTCTTAGAGAAAGACGCCGCAATCAAAGCTCAAATCGCACAGCAGCGAAAAAGGCTTTCACCTACGGCATCTTTTACAAAACGTCAGCGACAGCTCATTCGAGAAGGAAAGAGGTGCGTGAAATGAACTCACTTTCCAGGGTGCTGGTCATCCTTGCAGCTGTATTCTGCCTTTTCGGAGGATGCGTCTTTTGCAGTGTGGCAAAACGATGCAGCACATCAACCGAACGCATACGATATGCTCTCGTCGGAGGGTGTGCAATCATGGTCAGTGTGATTTTGACGGCCTTGACCGTCACACACTAGCGCTGTGAGGCCGCTGGAGGCCACATGGCGGAAGAAAATGACCTTGACGTGAAATGAGACACAGAAAACCAGAACTCGCCTCAAACGGCCACAAGCGGCGCGAGGCAGGCAAACGATCAAATCAAAGGAGAAGCAAATAGATGCTGAACAGAATCACCATACAGGGACGAGTTGTAAAAAAGCCGGAAATGCGAGTGACGCAGAGTGGCAAGCCGGTAGCAAGTTTCACGCTTGCGGTTGAGCGCGACTACGTCGCCCAAGGGCAGGAGAGGGAGACCGACTTCCTCGACGTGGTTGCATGGAATCAGAAAGCAGAGGTCGCAGGGAAATACCTCGACAAGGGGAGCATGGCAGTCGTTGACGGACGCCTGCAGATCCGCACATGGACAGACAAAGAAGGAAACAAGCGCCGCAACGCTGAGATACTGGCGGACCAGATTTACTTCTGCGGAAGCAGACAGTCGGATGGAGCAGCGAAGACCAGCGGAGCCGAAGTTTCGCCGGCATCTGATGTTCCGGACGGATTCACGATGCTCGACGAGAATGCGGATGATCTTCCGTTTTGAGGTGTAGTGGAATGGGCGAGAAAAGATACCACTGGCTGAAACTGAAAGACGATTTTTTCAGTTCAAAACGAATCAAAAAGTTGCGAAAACTGGCTGGTGGAGATACATACACGATAATCTACCTCAAAATGCAGCTAGTTGCCATGAAACACGATGGGATCATCACGTTTACAGGACTGGAAAAGTCGTTTGCCGATGAATTGGCATTGGAGCTCGACGAAACACCGGAAAACGTAACAGTAACTGTCCAATATCTTCTGTCGTGTGGACTGTTGGAGACGTCGGACGATATTCACTTTTTTATCCCATATGCTGTAGAAAATACACAATCTGAAGCAGCTAGTACGCAAAGGTCAAGGTTATGCCGGGAACGCCGAAAAGCGTTGCAATGCAACGACAATGCAACGCAAGCGCAGCAGAAGTGCAACAAACTGCAACAAAATTGCAGCGTAGATATAGAGAAAGATATAGATATAGAGATAGAGAAAGAGATAGAAGAAGTATCTAACGATACTTCTTGCGCGGAGCTGGAAAAGTCCGACTCCACGCCGCCCGTAATCTCTCTAATTCTGAACGACAAATCTTTCTTCGATATCACGGAAGAAGATGTGACTAAGTGGAGTGTACTTTACCCTGCCGTTGACGTTATGCAAGAACTTCGCAAGATGGCAGGTTGGTGCGAATCAAACACGACGAAACGAAAAACCCGGCGCGGAGTCCGCGCGTTCATAACTTCGTGGTTGGCTAGGGCACAGGACCGTGGTGGTAGTCAGTGTAATTTAAGAAACACAAACCAGTCATTGCGCGAAGCATCTAGTAGCAATCCATTTTTGCGGGAGGACGTATGACAAGAGACGAAACAAGAAGAATCCTTGCTGTGCTACGAACGGCCTATCCAAACTTCTACAGGAATGTGTCAGACTCGGATATCACCGCCACAATCAACTTGTGGACTTCAATGTTTGAGGATGATGACCCGAGGCTCGTTGCTGCAGCAGTGAAATCTATCATAGTGGCAAGCAATCGGGAGTTCCCTCCTAACATTGGCACAATCAAGGAACAGATGAGAAAACTGATACAAGATGATGACCTTTCCGAGATGGAAGCGTGGGCGAAAATATCTGCTGCGTGCCGGAATGGCATATATGGTGCGCAGGAAGAGTTTGATAAACTGAGTCCTACGCTTCAACGTATTGTCGGAAGTCCGCAACAGCTTAGTGAATGGGCATTACTGGATGCAGATTCATTGCAAAGCGTTGTGGCATCAAATATTCAAAGGTCATTTAGAACGGTTCAGCAGAGAGAACGCGAACAGGCAAAATTACCGCAGGAAGTCCAGGCACTATTACAATCGATTCGCATGGGAGCCGTCGGAGATTTGGAAGGAGAGACGGATGTTAAAAGAATATCGGGATAAGGCTTTTAGCACGCACTGCCAACTGTGCGGCGAGGAAATATCAGACGAAGAATCGTTCTACTTCGACGATGGAAGTTATTTCATCTCAGGATATTGTGTACATCAGGCTTGTGCAGAGGAACATACTCCAGACATGCCAGGATATACAAAACTCAGGAATGAAATGCGTGAAAACATGATGCTCGTCAATCCATCTCAGAAAGAGAACTCGGTGAAAAGCAATGATGTATGTTGACGTGCAGCAAGAAGCACCTGCTGCCAGCTGCGCTTGGTGCGCCGGTGAGATCTATCTAAACGACACTGTATGGTTCGATGGATTCTCGACGTATGTTCACGATGAGTGCCTGAAAGAAATCGAAGATTCGCCAGAAGAAGCCCCCATTGCGGCATTCATCAAGAAAAACTACCGGAAATCCACGATGAGAGATCTCATTGAAAGTGCGCGGGAGGACGAACAGGATGAAGTTTGAAATTGTCCGCGCACTGGATGGTAAAGGCATGATGATGACAGAACATGAGTCCTGCATCTACGACGATGACACCATCCGAAGCATGATGAAAGCGGGATATAAAGCCTACAAGGACGGCCGCGTCTATCGGCCGCAGGACGGAGGAAAGAAAAGTGGTACAGGTCGGACAAACCGTAAAGCGTCTGGTTAACTTCTCGCCGGACAAAACAATCGGTAGACCAACGGACAAAGAACTGCTCTTCGGGAAAGTCATATACGTGCATCCGAAGGGCCGCTTCTATACGGTTGAATTCACATTTTGGAACGGGGCAAAAATCCGTTCCTGCTATACAGAGGGAGGAAACGATGGCTAATGGACTTACCTATGCGCAGCGACTTCAAATTGCCAGAGATACTGAACTGCAGATTGGCGTAGACACCGGATTCCAAAAGGCAGCTGATTTCTTTGGCATTGCACTATACGAAGAAGGCTTCGGTGAAAAGCGCCTGGAAAAGATCGCCCGTCGAGTGATGGAACTCGACGAGGAATATGGCGATGCGTGGACAGGCCGCGCAGAAGCAGATTACAAGCAGGAGCAAATCGACCGGGTTCTGAAAAAGGCATACGGAAAGAACTTCACGCCGTTCTTTGATCGGAATCCGTATATCAAGAAGTTCAACTACGCAGGGAAGGGGAAACGGTAATGTACGAAGATAAGATAACGGTGGTTGGCACTGCTATGAGGCACATAGACGCAGAACCAGACCAAAACGGAACATCCTGCGCATACTGGCGCGGGTTTCTGCAGGGAGCCCTCATGCAGCAGCACGAAGACATGCACGGCATACAAGAGCAACTTGCGGCGAGCATACTCAAAAATGCAAAGTTTGAGGACAGCCGTGTGCGTTACGTGAAAGACAAGGGGGCGAAGACACCGACATATGCACATCAGGACGATGCAGGAATGGACCTGTATGCGTCCAAAGGAAACTACATCCCGGCCGGTGGAAGATGCACGTTCCCGACTGGAATCCATATTGAGATCCCGAAGGGTTACTTCGGAGCGATCAGAGCCAAGAGCGGCCTGCTCCGCAACCACGGCATCCTTTGCTCTGGGACGATTGATGTCGGCTACACGGGCGAAATCATGGTGACGCTGGTCAACACCAGCGACGAAATGTACTGCGTTTCAGAAGGCGACAAGATTGCACAGCTGATAATCATTCCGTATGAGCGCGTCGAGCTGCTGGAAGTGGAGTCACTTGAAAAGACAGAACGTGGAGACAACGGCTTCGGGAGCAGCGGTCGATGAAATGGGAAGAGATGGACGGCCTGGAACGGAGCCGGCAGTTCAAACGACTTAGGAAACTGTTCTTCGAGGCGCTTGGGAAGGCATGGAATGAAGAATTTGCAGAGTATCAAACTGTGTTCGAACCTCAAACACCGGATGAACTCGACCGATCCAAATCCTACGGTGGGTATGGACATCCGATGCAGATTATCCCCAATGGTGAGTGGTCGCTGATCTGCGCTATACGCGGAGGGAGGAAGGATGGGCGGTAACTACCTTCAACGCGTGACAGCATTCTTCGAAAGCTACTTCGAAATCCCAAAGTTCTACTATGCAGAGAAGAAACGGGTGATCCGCACAGAAGCAATACAAGACCTCATGCGGCAGCTCGTCGGGATGGGTGTTTTTCAGGACGAAGAATCGGTTCGGCGTGAAGCTCTGACGGACTTCGATGTTGTGCTCCCGAAATTGTAAAAATCGGCACGAAAATCGGCACACCACGGAAATTTAAAAAAATAAAGCCATTTTAGCCGACTGCCTGCGGGTTCGAATCCCTCATCCCCTGCCA